AATATTTTTTGATTCCCATTGCCTGGAATTGCCAGATTTTTATAAGGAACATCTAAATGATCAGCAAGTTTTGCGACAACTGTCTTTTCGTGGTGACTGTTATCTATGAATCCTTCTAGTTCATCTCCCCAAACGTAACTACATCCTCCTGCCAGTAACATTTTTATTTGGCCGTCCTAACTTCTTTGTACCCGAAATCTTTCCAAGGATATAAAGCATCATTATCGGGCGTTTGTTTTCTATCAGTTCTATAGTCATGGTATCTATTAATCTTCGCTCTAGCACCAAAGTTAATAAACCGTCTGAAGTGATCTGTCGGTTTACGAGTTTCCGCCATGTGCCATGCAGTAGGAATATTAGGCCATATAACAAGTCGATTGTTAATGTACTTTATTCTCTTGGATTCTATTGTATCCTTACTCAAATGTAAAGCACTATCGTCCGACTCATCATCGTCTTCCTTCAAGTATAGAAATCCAGAAATCAAAGTCTTACCTTGGTCTAAATGCCATCCAATAGTTTTTTTAGGTTCTTTAAGACTATTGTAAGCACCATAACAAATACTACCACATGTAAAATCAGTATCTTCAAAATTAGGATAAAAATCAGTAAAAACTGGATTAAACGCCTCTCTCAACATTTTTGTGAAATTTTCGTTATTGAGAAGATTGTCCAGAACACAATCTACAATAAATCTAAACTTATCGGAAAAAATATCATTACTAACATTAGCGATACGACAATCACCTGCCGATCTATGCGGATTATTCGAATCACGATAAACTTCGAACCTCCAGTAGTCTGGCATATCAACTTTAGAAGCGTAATTCTTTAGATCGTCATTATTTGCGAGAAAATCCAATACGTATTCGTTCGTTATAAAATCATCAATGATAATATGTGGTGTTGGTTCTAAATATAACTTAGGTTCGATCTTAAACATATTAACCTTCGCAGGCTCTGCACTCATCGTCCTCAGATGATTCGACTATAGTCTTGTTCATAAAGTTCTGTAGTTCGTCCCACCCACCAACATATTGTCCTTCGATGTAGATCTGCGGTACAGTCTTAACCTTACGACCAGTTACTTCTGCCGCTGTCTTACCGATGTCTGCGAGGTCAATATAGTCGTATGGAATACCACGTAATTTTAACTCATCTTTTGCCATTTGGCAATAGGGACAATTCTTTTTACCATAAACAATAGTACGAGAGTCTTCCGCAAGCGCAACTCGTTCTACTTTCTCCGATACATTCTCTGCACGTTGTTTCGCCTCGGTACGTAGATAGTACAGACCCTTCAGTCCTTTATCCCATGCACTGTAGTGTACTCGACTCACATAAGACTTCTCTGCACCAGCAGGGAAGAATAGGTTGACACTCTGACCTTGACAGATAAACGGTTGACGTTCAGCTGCATGTTGTACTACCCACATCTGATCGAGTTCTTGGGCAGTTCTAAACACTGACTTCTCGCCTTCAGTCAGGAACGGTAAGTGTTGTACCGATCCTTTGTTTGTGATTATGGATGTCCAATTGGATTCATTGTTTTCACCCTTTTCCTCTAGTAGTTTCGTCAAGTACTTGTTCTTCACAAGGAATGAACCAGCACGTGTACGGTGCGTATATGCATTCGCCTTCAACGGTTCAATAGATGGACTCGTTGATAGGATTACTCCGCTTGATGCATTTGGTGCGATTGCCATAAGGTGCGAATTTCTTTTGCCTGATCCTTCACCGTCTGGGTACTCTCCTCGTTCATCTGCGAGTTGTTCTGTCTCTGCGTGTGCTCGAGAGTTAATTGTTTCGAATACAACTTTATTGATCTCTCTTGCGGTTTCTGACTCCCATGCAACCCCATGTTTCTGGAGGAGTGAATGGAATCCCATAGCGCCGAGACCGATCGAACGTTCTCGTGCGGCTGAGTATTTTGCTCTTTCAATCGTGTCTGGAGCGTTGTCGATAAAATACTCAAGGACATTATCAAGCATACGAACAAGATCTTGTACAATAGTGGTGTCTTTCCACTCATCATAATACTCCAGATTTAAAGAAGACAAACAACATACGGCAGTACGTTCTGCATCTGTGGGCAAGTGTATCTCGTTACATAGGTTAGATCCATGAATCTTTAATCCTTTTTCTTTCAGTGGTTGTGGTAGATCTGCATTCGCAGTATCAATAAAGTTCAGGTAAGGTTCACCTGTACGGAATCGTGTCTCAAGGATACGTTCCCATAGTTTACGAGCATCGACTGTGTCTTTAACACCGTTGTCCTTTGGATCACGAAGATCAAAAGAACTTCCCTGTTTAACTGCCTCCATAAACTCGTCACTAATATTAAGTGCATTGTGGAGGTTCAATGCTTTACGTTGCACATCACCTGTCGGGATACGCATGTTTAGAAATTCGATAATGTCAGGGTGACTCACGTCCATGTAAGCTGCATACGAACCTTTACGAGTCTTACCTTGACGGTATGCAATCATGTCCGCATCTACTGTGTGTAGGAAAGGCATTGGGCCAGGCGCAATGTCCGATACAGTTCTTACAGCAGACCAATGTCCGCCAACACCCCCGCCATAAACAGACAACCAACGTAACTCGCTGGAATGGCTAATAAGACCCTCAAGACTATCTGGTACATATGTGAGAAAACAAGAGATGGGCATTCCCTTACCTTTTTTCTCTCCGTTGGGAGCGTTCGATAGTACTGGACTAGCAAACATAAAATACTTATTACTAACGTAATCATAAAGACGTTGAGCAAGGGCATAATCGGTTTCCCCTTTGTATGTTGCCCATGCAGTAGCTGCACGTGCGTAGGCTTGTTGTGGTGAGTCTTCTTTTTCAGTTAAATAAAAATCTTTCAACATTCCTACTGCGTAATCTGCGAGTAGTTTATCCATAGATTTATTAATTTTTATTTTCATATTTTATCCGTTATACTGTGGTGTAATTGTAGACTGGTTCGGTCTCGGTAAAGTCAACCTCTTCGACCAAAAACTGTTTGCCTGTTTTTTGAAACTCACGAAGAACATTTAACATGTAATCCATCTGTTCATCTTCGTCAAGTAGACCTTCCCACAACATATGATTGGTCAGGGATTGATCGTAGTTCTCTACAATAAATCTGTGGGGGTGAAGATATTTATCATCGCAACCATCTACAGGCACATAAAACAAACGACTGGTCAGTCCCATTTGGTCGTATTCATCTTGTTTTTTATGTATCCATTTGGTATCGTCACCTTCGTGGATAAAGATGACCACGTCTCCGTAGTCTACAAATTCTGACAAATTTATATTCCTTCTGTTGGTTTTTATTAGGGGGGTATTATATCACTTTGAGCGTGACTTGTCAATAGCCCTTGAACCAAACCAGAAAGAAATAATTGCAGCAAAGATTGCCTTGGTGTCATCGTCCCATAGGACGTTTAATGCTTCCGACAATTCCGCACCTTTACTGAGAGTGTCATTCAATAGACTGACCTCAATAGTTACGAACAATGCAAAAAAAGCATATGTGATAACTGGACGAACAGACTTCTGAAGGCCTGCAATGAATCCAGTTGATTTTGAGATTGCGATATCATGATCGACTAATCGTTGATGTTCTTGATCAGATGCTTGTTGTTCATACATCTTGATGTCTTGATCGAAACCCATCTTGCGGAGTTCCGCCATGTGGGTCATTTCTTCAAGTTTAAATTTATTCTGTGCCTTTGTCTTAAAGTGATCCATGATGCCCGGCACTACCGATCCACCAAATCCTAAAAGACTACCTAACATTCCACTCATCATGGTCATTCACTCCAATTCGTTATGCGCTGTCTTTACCCATCATGCGCTTTAATATTTTTTCCATATCTTTACGTTTTATTTTTCTATCATACTTCTTACGCATGACAACAGTAGAAGAGTCGTCCCCTGTGCCTGCCACTCCTGTACCAGTAGACATTGTAGGGGCGTCCTCTAGAAACTTTTTAAAATTCTTCACTTGTGATCTCCAGATTTTTTTCGGTCAACGAGTTTTTATGTACAAAGACGAATTAATTGTTTTTGGGAAAGTTTCGTCATATCCATTAGTGTAATCAGTTATTTCATACATTAAATTATGAAAATAATCATAACCCAAATCTTCGAGGTGATCAGATATAATTTTACTGGTCTCTTCGTGACCAACAGAGTCACTGTTCATTACCCAAATATAATTTGGTTCTAACTTTTTCGCTATTTTTATATCGTGTTCTAAAGTGTCGATATCACCATCAATACAAACAATATCATATTTTTTATAATTTGGATCGTCCTCTGGATTATATTCTAACGAACTCAAAGTATCGTATTGGAATCTATGAGTGAAACGTGACTCCAGTTTTCTCATATTAGATTCAATAAAAATTTTATTTGTTTTATCAAAAGTTGTAACTTCAAGATTAGAGTCAACAGATAACCAGAATAAACTACTGAATCCAGCGCCAGTGCCTATTTCGAGTATTTTTATTGATTCAGACGGTTCACGCCGATTATCATTATAAAGAACATGTTTCATCTGATAAAACATATTATAATTTTCATTATTAAAATGTGTTTGCCAAGATCTGTTTACAGAGGGGGTCTTCACTGATTCAGTTTCTAAATCTCTGTAAAGGTCTTCCATGTCACTGAATTTTATTTCTACATTTTCCATCATTACTACCTTGTTATCTCGGATACACTTATGTAAATGGATTGTCCAGACTTCTCGTGAACCGCTTCATAAATGTTTAATCCAAGAACATCTGTAAATGGTGCGTTGTTATCTTCGGTCACACGAACTCTATCACCTTTAGTAACAACCTCTGCACACTTAGTTGTCATGCTATCATATTTCATTTTATACATGCCAGGCGATAGTTTGTTCCCTTCTATTACAAACCATTGATGATCTTCCGCAAGAACATCCAGTATATCGATGCCTGTTTCTTTGTGGATCTTCATCAAGTTTGAATCTGACAGTTCACCGTGTTCTTTGATCAATGCGAGTGCAGCCCCATAACGTGCGACTGCTGACTGACCGCCTGGCACTTTCGCCATGATTCTTTTTATATTGAAAACAAGTCTATGGAAAGGAGTGTAGTGTGAACGATACGCTTCACGATCATCCGTACTATTAGTATTGAAATCTTTATTCTTCTTACCGTCTTTGTCAATAATACCTTTCTTAAACGCATCGGTATCTTCGAACTTGGTAACAAGTAGTTTTAGGAATCTAATTGTATAGACTAGATCCGCAGCTGATTTTAAAATTCCCATTTTATATTCTCAAAGGTTTTAATCTATTTATAATCTGGCAATCTCTCGCAGACGTTCAATTACAAATTTATCCATATTAATCCCAGTAATCTCGTCATTCTTTAATGCACGTAGATATATCAGAAAAGGTTTGAGTGCAGGCCAATGATCTAGTTGAATCTTCTGTGCTAACATCTCTATGGTGGGTTCATTACCAAACACATTTAATAACACGATCAGGTGATTGAGTATTAGTCTTTCTGCTAAATGACCTGTAGAATGATAACGATTCAACAAACGTTTGATATACTTGAATCGTTTGAGGTCTTCGAAAAATTCGTCCTCGTTTATACAGTTGGGACTGTGATAGTGTTTGGCTGCGAATAATGTAAAGTTCTTTTGTGTTAACTCCATTTTACTTTATACTCATAGTTATCAATATTGACTGCATCTGGTCGATTCATTTCTGGCAAGTGCCAATCCTTTATAGACTCATATTTGTTTTTCAAGTTATGTTCTTCTATATAGTCTAAAAGTATCGCAATCCAGTCAAAACTGAGTGTTTCTGTCAATACATCATAATTACTAGAAACTATACTGTCAAAGTCTAGGTTTCGGTGTAAGTAAGAGTAATTTTCTTCAAATCGAGAATCTATTTTTTTTGGATTGGGAATTTCATTATGTACGACCATAGTAAGATTGCCTTTTTTACACAAACATTTCAATCTTAAAAACTCAACTAAATCCTCTCCGATTGTTAGAGTGTTGTCGAATCGAATCAATTCTGCAGCCTTTCTAGAATAAAAAACCATTCGGGTAAAAGTTTCTCTTTGTTCTGAATCGCCATTACCAAAATCCCAACAAAACGTTTCGAATATAGATCTTTCTGTTGCCCATTCTACGTGTTTTTGTTTTTGTTCTTTAGTCAAATTCTTTTTGTTTTGCAACATATGTTCTAAATGTTGTTTAAAAGATTCATTATCATCAATTTTACGAGGTCTTACCCAAGCGGTCACCTTCCATGTTTGTTGAACTTTTAGTTCGTCATTATCTTTGTCGAAAAAATATCTACGTATCTTTCTTGTAAGTTGATTTTTAAGACAAACAATGTCTGGAGGATTTTTTGATCGGGATATTGATTTATATAGATCATAACCATAAGGTGTAATCTCATCATCACCATCAACTTGAACCATGTATTCGTTATCAGATTCAAGGAACAGTTTCATGACAGAATTTTTGCCAGTAGCAGGCGTTCCGTCTGATTCTGTTACGTAGTATTCGATAGAATTTTCTTGACAGTATGCCGAGGCCTGATCAACGAAGTCGTTATTTAGAGAATTAATAACGACTACTTGATCTTTGAATGGTATCGTTGCTGCATGATTTTTTAAATATTCTAACTTTCTATGAACAAGAATATAGAATTTCACTAATTGTCCTTTATTATATAATTTCTTTTATTTGACTCACTAGTTTTGCTTTACTTAGCCTACGGTCTAATTCAACACCGTATTGACGACCTAAAGCTTCTAACTCAGTCTTGGTCATCTCTTGTAAGGACTTTCCACCTACAGGCGCCTCAGTCAATAGAGACGCTTTAGGTTGAATAACTTCTTCGGTTACACCAAAGAATTCATCTATCTGACTTTGAGTGAACCCACTAGATATATAGAGTTCACCTGTTACTGGATCTTCCCAACCACGAAGAGTTGGGACTGCATTTGCACACCAGCCTGGTGCTTTTAGTTTAGACATAATATTAACCTCAATTTTTACTTACGTAATTGTTCCAAGGTTCGTTTAATCAATTCGGATTGTTCCTTAACACCCTTGGGTTTAGAATCACCATTAGCATTGTCGCCTGGACGTTTCTTCGGGGACGGGCCACCTTTCCCTGCTTTGGTAGTTTTATCTACTGCATCATCATAGTTGTCTTCGATTTTTTTGTCAGACTTCTTATGAGCATCAATAAATTCTTTAGACTTAGGCGACTCTTTAGAATCAATCGCTTCACCTTCAGCAGTGTCCGCAGTCTTCTTCTCAGAAAGAGTAACAAGTGCTTCCCACAATGCATCAGACGCTTCTTTATAACTTTCAGAGGCCATTGCTTTAGATACTGCTTTACGTCTCTTGTGAAGGAACTTGTCTGAATCGTCTACATCGCCATCGTTGTCGATGTCTTTGTCTTTACGATCTTTGAATTTCTTTTTAGTCGCTTTAGGTTGAACTTTATCTAGACCTTCACCATCGTCAGACTTGTCGTTGGTGTTGTCTTCTTCAACTTCTTCCTCATCGTCCTCTTTCTTTTTCTTCTTAGGAGGAACTGGTTTCTTTTCTTTGTCGTCATCGTCAGACTTCTCATCGTCTACGTCAACGTCTTTACCAGCAGGAACTGCTTTCTTACCGTCCTTCTCTTCGTCATCAGCTTTCTTCTTACCGACAGCCGCTTTCTTCAGAAGTTCAGGATCGATATCTTCCGATACAGTTTCCTCTACGATTTCTTCTACCTTACCAGAGACAACCTCAGCATATGCCTCTTTCAACTTTTTAATATCTGACATGTTGTCTCCTATTGACTTAACCAGAAGTAGTCAATAACAACACCAACTGTTGCAACTGCTACTAAGTATACTATTGAATTAATAATTTGCACTGTACGTGCGTTATCGTCTACCTTTTTCTCAATTGCATCTAACTTTTGAGAAAACTTATTCATTCTTTCGAAATGATTATTGTGATTGTTCTCGATAGCGATCAACTTCTCCTCCGCACGGGCCAGAGAGATCATGGCATCTGAGAGTTTATCTATCTTCTCTTCGATACGATCTAAACGTTTTTGGTTTGTATCTGCTGCCATTACTTCATCTTTCCCATGTGATTTATACTATTTATACTTCTACGATACGCAATACTAACGTATCTGATCCTTTTATTAGTCGATGGTATTCCATCTTGTTTATACTATAACTATACCCTTCAACTATCTCAACTGGTTCTTCATTGTCCATTTGAAGTTGCCAATCGTGTCCTTCCATGACTATAATCTTTCGGTCTCGTTCATCCCTATGCCAGACCAATTCTTCTTCTTCTACGTGTAACCCAAAAGTTCTTAACCTACTACCATCATGTAAATGTAACTCAAGATAAGGTCGATCTACCAAAAGAAACTACCACCACCCGACAGTCCGAGTTGTTTTGCATATCGTGGTAAACGACATGCCCAGTACGCAGCGGTCATACGATCATTCTGTTGGTCACACTTGTGACGTGCAGCGAATGACTTACGTGCCTTTGGATCATTCAACTTAACTTTAAGTCCAGTTGTGTCACCCCAAGAGATCTTCTTGATGTTACCTGTAGAAGGATCTTTGACGTGTACGTAATACTTCTTAGGGCCACCCGCTTTAGGTTTACCCAGTTCTGGTTGTTTCTTGTCTTCTTCGAAGATGCAATCTAATGCAACGTTCTCTCCATTGAACTCAGCAAACTCACCGAGGTTAGACTCCATGATGTCTACTTCAGATGGGTCGATCTCTAGGTTACCAGCATAGTAATCTTCACGACACTGTCTCCAGTACTCAAAGTACTTCTCTGAACCAACACGGTAGATGTTACTTTCTACTAGATTGGATTCCGATCCGCAGTTACAGTGGTCGTTAAATGATTTCATTTTAGTTTCATTGCCTTTTGTAAGTCCTGTGGACTCTTTGAAGCCATGTTTGAGAACTTCAACTTCTGATCGTTTCTCTTAATACTGTTGTATTTGGTCAGTACTGCTTTGGCAAGATTCTGTTTCAAGTTTACTTTCTTACCGTTCTTGAACTCGATTACTCCACCCTTGGGTAGATCTGCGACTCTACGTAACTGAATGATGATGTTCTTGTCTGCCGCTTTACGGTCATCTGCCGTTGCTTTGTAATCATCTACATCAGCAGCGTCCTTACCTTTTTTACCCATCGCACGGAACGCATCACGTTTTGCGTTCTCTAGAATGCCTTCCTCAAACAACTTTGCAGCCTGTTTGATACTTAGAGTTTTGATATCTCCGAATTGATTCTTGGTTCTAACAGTAACTTTACGACCACTTAAACCTAACTCAAGTGCGTAGGTCTTACCGTCCTTACCACGAACGTTCTTTACTACTGCTTCGTTGACTTCAGGTTTCTCATGGGTGTAACCCATCTTGTCCATCTTCACATGATCTGCGTATGTGTTTGCTTTGTAACCTTTCCCAGTTTTGGGATCATACATCATGTGTGGTTTGAAATCTTTCTCGTCAGCACATTCTTTTTGTTCTTTCTCTTTCTTAGAGATTGCGATTGCAGCCTGTTGAGCAGGTGATACTGCCTCTGCCATCTTGAAAGGTGCTTTCCTACGGATAGTTCCTTTACGTAATGCATCACCGATTAGTTTACCTAACTTGGCACTGTCGTATCTTTTGTACTTGGGCATAGACAATAGAATGTCTTGTGCTTGACTATCAGACTTACCTTTCTTCTTGAGTTGTTCGTAGTCTTTAAATAGATTACGGTTCTCATCAAGTTCTACAGACTCTTGTACAGATTCGATATACATGTTCAACTCGTAACGCTTGTTGTCCAAGTTTGCGACTTGGATATGTGCGTGACGGTTCTTCTTGTTAGTCTTCAAGATATACTTGTTGGTCTTACCCGAAGATGGTTTCTTCGGCCCAGTCGCAACCTTGTTGTCGATATCGTTCTTATCAACCACGTAACCTTTCTTCTTTGCATGTGCATATGCGTGTTGCATCGCACTAGAGAAGTCTTTGTGGTATAAGTCGTAACCAGAAGAAGACTTTGCTTCTCGAATCTGTCTAAATGTTTTCATTTATTTTTTCTCTTTTTTTATAACTTTATTGTACGATGGAATCCTAACACCTAACCACCACTCGGATTCACTGGTATGTCTATAAACTTTTAACGGCAACGATACGTGAACAATATTTCTATAATTCACACTAAAAACATCGCCCCAAGCCCAATGTAGATCTTCTCCTAATCTAGCTTGTTCTTTTTCTGATGAACCAAAAACTTTTCTTGGATTCATAATCTTATCTCTTGGGTGAAAAATCATAAAATCACCTATCTGTCTTTTTTCCGAACGATTTTCCGAAGTCCACTTGTTTATTAATCTTCTCGCACTCATGTGTTGAACACCTATTACAATGCCTTTTTTTTGTAATTCTTCGAGACAGATTTCCAAATTGCAAATCAACGACCGATACGTATCTTTAGCATTATTTGTTTTATCCAGTACAACATCATTTCTAATTCTTATAACATGTTTATACTGTTCAGGCAATTTCTGTACCGTATCATAATGTTTATATATCTGTACTAACTTCTGATCATATTTTTCATATTCATCTTCAGGAATATCACATATAATATAATCAAATGGAAATAGATTTCTTATTTCATCGATAACCTGATTCTGCAAATCTTCAGGTAATCTCATTTTTCCAGTTATTAATACTATAGTGTCCGATTTATAACTTTCTCTTTGAGTATTACCCGAACGAATCTTAGGTAATCCCCAATCCGTCACGCAAGATCCTTATCGTGGTTCAGTGTACCTTTTTTCTTTTTAACGATGAACGCATTTACTCGTGCATGTCCCCATTGTTGTGGAGTGGTGCCTGGCCTGTGACCAGTCTTCCATGCCGCTACTCCACGGTTATAAACTTTTTTAAGTGTGGCAGGTGATATGCCAGACTTCTTTGCTTTCGCAGCGATACCATCGGAACCTTCTTTGAAGTCGATTGTGTCGTACATCGAATATCTTTTTTCTTCTAAGTATTTTTTGAAGTTGATCATTTGGTTTCTCTATTCTTCTTTTTAGTTGCAGCCAATCTAGCACGATCCAACATACGATCGTGTTTTGCTTTATCTGATTCCTTCTCTTTGTCAATCGATGCTTTCGCAGTCGCAACCGCATCTTCTTTTTTCAACATCGCAGGGTTAGTTGCCAGATGTTTGGGTAACTTACCCTTGTCGATTAACTTATGAAGTATTCTTTGTAATTCTTTTCCGTCAACACCTGTCGCACCAGCTGCTCTCTGAATACCAACTGCACCTTGTTTTGGATTCTTACGTCTCCAATCAAGATACCACCGTACTGCTTTCTGGTATGCTTTCTGTTTCAAGCCTGGGATCTTAGTTGCAAGACTCATCGGAATACTGATAGACTCATTGATTGCCTCATTGATGTCTTCGGTAGTGATGGTCTTGGACGTAGTTCGGAAGTCCTTCTTACGCATTATTGTTTTGTTAATAACTTCGAACTCATCGTTCTTACGGTCGTAGTTAATAACAACAGGAAGGTTTAGATCTGTTTGTAAATCTTTGATCACCGCTTCACTGTCTGGATTCTGACGAATGTTCTTCGCCTTGTTACGTGCAATCTTCTTGAACACACGTTGTAATTCTTGCACCTTGATAGGTGGATCATTTCGTTTGTCGTTCATACGATCACCAAAGTGTCTGGTGAACTCGATGTCAACATTGAATTTTTTCAGGATACGATCCGCAAACTTCTCTAGATCAACTAGTTGTTTAGCAGTTACATCTTCCGAGATAGGAGTATCTTTCTTATACTTCTTGACTAGTTTATCCGTTCCTTCTTCGCCCGCATTTTCTGGTACACAATTAGGAACCATCTTGTTCCCTTTCTTCTTCATGCCGACTTCTTTGTATCCATCCCAACAGTCTTCGTCATACATATCTTTGAATGCTTTGGTATACTTGGACGGTTTGGTTTTCGCAGTCGCATCGCCTGGAGCTGGTTTATATGCAGATGCATCATCGTCTGCTTTCTTACCATGCTTCTTGAAGTGGGCGTCTCGTTTTGTTTTGGTAGACTTCTTCAGTCCTTTGTGATAACGAGCGGGTTGAGTACCTTCACGGTCTTTGATATCAGGATCTTGTTTCTTACCAGAACCACCTTCTACCAACTCAACGGCATCTAACCACTTGCGGTATTTCTTGTCACCACATTCTACGATAACGTAGTTAGAACCAAGGAAACTCACTGTGCCAAGTTCTTCGGTTTCTTTGATGACAACCGAATCACCCACTTGATAGAGATTTCCTTGTACATATTGTTCTCTTGTTTCAGAAACAGGAGTAAGTTCAACATGATTTTTGAACGATCTTTCTTCTTTGAGACCCATTCCTTTTCGCACGTCATTAAATAACGACCGTGCATCTTTGTTGGACATCGTCTTCGGAACACCTTGAGAGAAACTCACAAAGTCGTTCGCTGTGGCATTTGCCCGTTGTTTGGATGCAGACATGCCCTCTACACCCTCAGCATCAGGATCTCTCGCACCTGCCGAGATTATATTGATCCTTTTAAAATTGTAAAAACCGTGTCGTGCTTTGACACCGTTATATTTGTTCAGTAGAGTCTTGAACTCTGTAATACGATCCGCACCAACAACCATGTTGATGTTTCGATAACCTTGGTCATACAGAGATGCAGCCACATCAAACACGTTTCTTACTTTCTTGTCCATCATAACTTGACGGGCGTGTTTAGGGAACATCTTGCGAATGTGTTTAACTTTTTGACTGTAGTTTAACGGATCTTTCTTTGCGTTCTGAGACTGAGACACATACACCTTGTAGTCTGCCTTACCAGACTTAGATGCCAATGTGTCCATAACTTTACCGTGACCGATAGTAGGAGGATTCATTCTACCAAAGGTAAAATATACTTCACGTTCCTCTTCGACTAGGTATTGTGAAAAATTCTTTATCACTCTTCTTTGCCCTTACTCTTCTTTCTTGCGAGTTCTGCTTTACGCACTTTGGGTAACAACTTCTTCGCTAGTTTATCTATTTTGGGTTTCATTTTGTCTAGACGTTTTTCAATTTCCATTCGTCTAGCCATATTTAGGTCACCCTTAGATACCCCTTTTGTGAGTTTCTTGGCAATCATATTGCGTGCTTGTTTCTTGGCACGTTTCTTGAGTGTCTCCATATTCGCCATCTTACGGGCGGCACGTTTGCGACCGAGTGCGATTTTAGGAGCGAGTTTTTTCATTTGACGGGCTTTCTTGAGCCGTTGTTGAGTAGTGAGCGCTTCATCTTTTTGTGGAGGATTGGTGGAAGAGTACTCAGCATCCGTTCCAGCACCAATATCTTTTTTGCGCTTCTTAGCATTATAGGCGAGTTGATCGTCCCCAGTCTGGGTGTAGTCAACTGCTATGAAATCTTTAAAACCTAACTTCTTAGGCATAACGTCCTCTTTTGGTTCTTCCCATTAATTACGACTAGGTTTGTCCCAGCCTTTAACAACATCAGGTGAAAAGTTATTATAGGAAAACTCCATCCTATCAACCAGTTTCACCGCATCACCACCAAGTGTATCGATTGCTACATATCCTTCCTCACCTGTGGTCTTATAACCGTCTTTAGTTTGGACGAAAGTATCAATCTTTTTTAATCTATCAAGTTTATTTATAAGAATTAGTTTCGCAAGAACAATATTTTTTTGCAATTCAAACATCTGAACTAGAGATTTCTTGTTACCATCTGAGAAGAACTCCATGATATCATCTAGTTTTTTCTGTTGTGTTGCCTTACCTTTATCACTCTTTCTTTTGTCAATCTCTTTCTGGAATTTCTGATTGATCCACTTCAGTAGTCCACGAACGTGCGTATTAGTGTTACCGATCACTTGACCAGCCCGCACAAAAGTGTTGTTGTATTGTTCGATCAATCTTGCGAGTTCTTGATTGGCTTCTAGTTGTCGTAGTGTCGTACCAGACACACGATTGAACAGAACACCACACTTACTCAGAATCTTTGTTACTTCTTCGGTCTCTTTCTTGGTCATTGTCGCCTGTTGCGTATCACGCAACATAGCATCCTGTGACCAGACATTTGTAGAGTTACGGAACTTTGACACGTCAACACCATATGATGCTTTCATTGACTCGAAGTCTTTCCCAGTATAAGTTGTATGCCATACAATACCGATCTTCGCCTTCTTGATCGCAGTCGCCTGATCTTCAGGTACGGCATAGATGATAGTGTTTGGATGGAACGTTATGTAACTAACACCATCGAATTTTTTCTTTGACAGATCTTTCTTTGAAAACAAGAAGTCTCCTTGGATGACTCCCTTGATTCCCAGATCAGGAAGATACTTCAATGCATCTTTCATCTTACTCGCCAGATCACCAGACATGTCCGCATCAATCTCCGCATCAGTCTTATAGACTTTTGGATTTTTAGCAAAGATACCTTTCTTCGCCACAAAGAACTTACCGTCCCTTGGATCTTGACCACAGAAGATCGCAGGCGCACCGTCCCACTTAACCGAGACATTCCCTGCCTTCTTGCCTCCCAACATGTCACGCATATCACGTAATGCATTGATTGCCTGACGAGTACCGTTGACACCCCCATAGAGAACTCTGTCCTCAATGTGAGTCATGTGGGTATTCTTTTGTTCCGTGATGAACTGTGAAAATTCCATGTTATTGTACCTTCAAGTGAACGGCAGAAAGTTTAGATTGTGACTTCGCAACACGGTACAAGTATGTCATGAACTCTTGTTCACGTCCCTTCACCATAGTAAACAAAGTTGTAACATAATACTTGGACACCAACCACTCAATATTTTTACTAGAAAGTTCTTTGCCGAAATCTTCTCTGCTAACAGGTTTGTTTGTTGTCCCAGTATAGAAATTATAGAACTTATCCAAGAAACCTTCACGGTCTTTCTTGATTGAAGCTTCTAGTTGTTTGCGGTTCTCTAGTCTACTAGTAGTAGTTGCGTACAAGGCCGCATCAATACCACCTTGAGATACTTTACCGTGTTTTGCAGCCTTACCAATAATCTCACACTGGAATGTCGGGAAGGTACGGAACTGAATCTCACCGCCACCATACATGATGTATCCGTCTTTAGACTTGAAGAAGTCTCTTTTACCATAAGATACTTTGGTAAACTTGGGTGACTTGAATGGTGCTTTGTAGTTGACTTGAGTAAGTCGTAACCTACCAGAAACTTTCTTGAGTGACACACCGAGGATATCTCTCTCAGCGAATGCCTTCAATAATTCGTTGTTTAGATATTGGAGTGACTTAGCACCTTGAATATCGTATTTGGTCTCCGCTCCTTTTGCGACCATCCAGATATCTGCTGGTGTCCACTTATTTACATTCTGGAATGCTTTCTCTTCACGATTCAATTCTTTGAACTTCTTCTCGAGCGCATTTACCCACGCAGAACCACGATGGAAAGAATAGGTTTTCTTCTTCAACACTTTATGCAATGACTTTGCTGTGTCAATCGATGAACTAATCCAAACTTCATCTCCCAGTAAAACTTCATCTACTTTCGCATCAGTATGGGTGCGAGAGAATGCGTTTCTGATATCATCGGGAGTAAACTTAGTATTGGGGTTGTCCCAGATGGCCTGTAGATAAACACATTGTGCAGATTCAGTCGCACGAGTATTATCCGATCCACCACCAGATCCACGACCACCCCCGAACTCTTCGGTCTTCTTGAGTTTACCGAAAGAGATCTTCTCCCCATCCATAGTCTCAAGTCCGACAGATCGGGCGAGTTTAGAATCCTTAGAAAAGATAGCCTTCTCTATTTCTTTATTGTATTTCAAAACCACTTGTTTACCGTCTGTGGTTTCAAATGGTTCGAATGTCTGGTATTTCTTTAAGAATAAGTCGGCACGAAACGCACGATCGTCACGAGTTATCTCGGCAAAGGTTAGTGACGCTTCGGTCAGATTCGAAAACTTTAGCATTAATAGTCCTAGTATTAGTAGTTTTACTAAATTATAACACTATTTATAACAAAACGGAAGTAGAACTTTGCTCCTCATTGTATTTTTCTATAGTCTCACGAAGAGGACGAACCCAGTTGTCACGGTGTTCAACGAAGACTTGAGGCGGTGCATTGTCAACAGAAATGACAGTGACCAACTGGACGATAGGTTGACCAGTACGTTCTTCCCACATGATTGCGTATGCCGCTTCTTGCATGAAGTAGTTCTTAATCCAGTCTTTACGTTTAGGTTTCATCGAAGTTTTGTAATCGATGATTGACGGTTTACCATCAAAGATACCAACACAGTCAACACGACCCGCCACACCAAGGTGGTTAGAGTACAGTGGTGCCTCTTGGGCATACACTTTAGTCAGACGTTCATCAAGGATAGGTTTGACATCAAGGAACGATGCAATGATATCGGGAGTGTATCCGTCCTTGAAGTTGGGATCATTGTTTACATACTTCTCAATGATTTCGTGGACAGAAGTACCACGAGTAGATGCACGGTGAGAGATGCGATTCGCTTCCGCATGACCGACTTTAGCACGCCACTTGGCAATAGACTCACGACTAAGTATAGATAATACTGTAGTAATAGATGGGAGGTTAACCCCTTCTGGAGTTTTGTACTTACGACCAGAGTCCGTAGTAACGGCATTCATCTCGGTCAATTCAACAATTTCATGATCAAACATATTTAACTCTCTTCTCGGTAACAGCTGTCATTATACACCATTGTACCGCCTTTGTCAAGCGGAATATTCAATTAAATTTCTTAAAAGGAACGTTAGTCCCAACCCATTTACCAGTATCAATGCCCTGTCTTTCCATAGGCACGATACCCAGAACCAACCCATCACACCAACAATAGAAAGTATCAGATCATAAAACTGATATCCTTCAATACCTCGAACGGACATCGCACCTATCATCATGACAGATGCGAACCATTTTACATACCAGTCTAACTCTCTACCTTGACTATTGTCCCTCATCAGTCATCCATTCAAAGTGTCCAGTAGTTGGACTAAACTGGGCGCATTGTGTTGCAGCTGCCTCCAGTTTCCATTCACTCTCAACCGAACTCGCACCTACGCACGAACCAATTACAAGAGTTAGTTTAAACAGTATTAGTCCTACGATTATTCTAGACGTTCTATCATTCATCATCAGTATCTACCTTTAAGTCAGTTTCAATCCATACCCTCGCTCCACATGAGAGAGGTTTGTTAGGTGAATAGACAACTCTCGCAAGTTCGTTACCTTCCTCGTCACGAATAATCGCATTGCTTGTATATCTATTTCTTTTGTAATCCTTTACTGTTATCACAGGTTCTTCCGTGCCGTTCTTTAGATTGGCACGGATCTTATGCATGTTTACATGTATTCTAGTCTTCATATTATTCACACGGTTGGAAGATCGCATCAAATCTCGCACGATCAGCCTTCTCTATTGCTATTTGACGTTTAGTTCGTAGATCTTCCATTCGATCACGCATCGCAATCCACTTGTCGTAACTCATTGGTTTACGAGCGTCACCAAAAGCGAGACCCTTCCTTTTGAATTCACTCTTGAGAATCTTCTTGTAGTCTGCACCCATGAACACACCGACCAGTTTCAGTAGACACTGACGGAACGAACGACCGTGGTGCATGTGACCGAGACAGTGCGCTAGTTCATGAAGTAAAGTGTAACGGTTCAGACCAGCTTGTGCAAGAGTCACAACACGACCGTTGGTGAAACCAGAGTTCTTCTTGTTTCGAGTACTCATTGCCACAATTCGTGGATTAGAGTCAAAGATCTTCGCAACGTTATCGTTGATCGATTCTTTCCATAACTTTGACCAAGTCTTGGATTTGTAAATCTTCTTGGCGAACTTCTCCGCTTCAGCGATGTCAGCAAAGTTCACATCATTAATCTGACGTTGGAACATCCACTCCGCTTCATAAGTACGAGTGCGTTCTGAGTCACGACCCTTCGCCCCCTTGTTTTGTTTCGCTTCGTGTTTCAACAGGTAGGTTGCGTAATCAATACTATCGTAATTATAACTCATTATGAAATCTCCTCAAGTAATGCATCAAGGTCAGTGTTCAAGTGAGGATAAACAATCTCAAAGAACTTGTCAACTTGTTGGGCAGTCGCAGACTTGTCAACAATGATACGGTCGATCAGTGCATTCTGATCTAACCACTCAATCTTGTTGTGGAAGGTATCGGTATTAACGTTGTAGTAGTAAGACATAATGTCTTCGGAAGTGGAAAAATCAAACTGGTTCATAATCATCTCTCTCTTTTCTCATTCTCAATACAAGTATTATAGAACATTGGGCAACTATTGTCAAGCGTTTTTATAAAAAAAGATGAAAAAAAAGGGGGACTCCTGTCCCCCCAAAGGTTAGGCAGCAGTCGCAAATTCCACTGCCTTGTCAACCGCCTTGATCTTACGGTTTTGGTTTGCACCGTACCATGCAGATGTCATACGTGAATCCGCTTCACGACCCATCACATGATCGGTTAGGTAGGTTACACTGTTCAGTGCCTGCCACCAAGTACCACGTCCAAACTCTGCTCCTGGCTGAGTCTCTAACAACTCAAATGCCTTTTGACCGTTGGTGGTCAGATCAGAAACATCTTTCACTACAGGTGGGTTCTTACCCTCGTAGGTACGTGGGAATACTTCGTTGTAGTATTGGATTAGGTTATCCATAGAGAACTGACGTGAAGACAAGAACTGAGACATCTCTTTGAACTGATCGAACTTCTCGTGTGCCAGACCCATAGTAGTCTTTACATGTTCCGCATCGAATACACGGCGGTGGTTCATCTTAACACCATTGACCGCACGACCTTTCAGTGCCATTGTCAAAGTGTTCATACATGATACACGGATTGGAGTGAATCGAATGTCCACTGACTTACCGTACTCGTGTGGGTTAGAGAACAACAGGTAAGAATCAACCTGATCGCCTTTCAGTACATCGAAAGAGTCGTTGATCTTAGCAAGCGCCCATACCATCTTACCACCCTTCAGTGATCCAGCAGTATGCATTTCCATACCACCTTCTAGACAGTACTCATTAAAGAACTCAAACGCAGTATCGTTTTGTACAGGTTCCCACTTCCCACCGACTTGGGTGAGTACTTTACTATCCGAAGAACGAACGAGTGCTTCCATTCCAGTAGGAACTCTTTCTCCCTTATAGTCAGCATAGGTCGGAACTTTATCGACAGACCAGTTTAGACCAGCCTTGTCCATCATTTGTTGTGGTGATAGGTCATTGGAAACCTGTGTCCCGATTTCCCCCCAAGGAGAACGTCCAGCGTATGCCATCGTCTCGATTTGTAACACGTCATTTAAACTCATTTCATATTCCTCTCATTAATTTACAGAGTAATTATAACATATTCAAAACAAGTTTGTCAAGCGTTTTCTTAAAATTATTTCAAGAAAGTGTAGATCTCAATGAGTTCTTCTTTACCTTTGACTTTGATGTCACCGATCTTCTTAGATTCGATGTCGGTAAGTTGTTCCATTGTAAAACCAGAGTAGATGGTTTTGTATTCCTTATAATCTCCTCTTGCGGCAGTTGCTTCGAGTCTAGCGGCAAGGTTTACAGCATCGCCGATAACAGAATAATCGAACCTTGATTCGCTTCCCATATTACCCACAATGCAATCACCTGTATTGATGCCAGTGCCGATGTTAATATCGGGCAATCCTCTTTCTTTATATACTTCTTTAAGTTCATTTGTTTTAGCCTCTATTTCTCTTGCTGATTTAACTGCCATGTCGGCATGATTAGGACAATCCAATGGTGCATTCCAAAACGCCATCACACAATCTCCCATGTACTTGTCGATCGTGCCACCGTTGTTTAGAATAATCTTGGTCATGGCATCTAGGAACTCGTTGATCAACTCAACCAGTCCCTCTGGATCATCGTTGTTTTTATAGTGTTCTGAGATCGGAGTGAAACCACAGATATCCATAAATAGAAACGTCATTTCCTTGCGCTCACCACCGAGTTTCAGAAGTGATGGATCTTTCTGTAACATGTACACCATGTCGGGAGATAAATAAGTACCGAACTGCTTTTTAACTTGCTCTTTCAACTTGTATGTGGTATAATACTGGTTAAAAGACGATTGCCCAAATACAAGGAACCCTGCAATTGAAACCCAGACGATATCGAAAACAAAGTAATAACTACTCCAAACGTACCACGAAATTGTCGGGACGATTGAAAGAAAGAAAAGCGAACTTATCACCCCAAGAACTGTGGGAAACCTATAGACCGATACAAGGATTCCTAGACACACTACCAGAATCGAAAGCACTTCAACTATTAGACTCCAGTCGGGTCTCTGTATTTGAACACCTGAAAGGACGGTCTGAATTTGATGACCTTGAACTTCGTGGGGATACACTGCACCCATTGGGGTTGGTACTGGATTAGCAACTCCCTCAGCTGTCACACCAAGAATCGCTATCTTACCTTCGGGTATAGGGTCTAGTATACTTTGAGATTTAAAGTCGTGCCAGAACGCAACAGGCAACTCTGACGAGGGTTCTGTGACCAATGGATCCTGTTTACCCAGTCTTATCCACTCTACACCAAGAGAATTGTATTTAACGGTGTAAGAAGGTTCGCCTATCCACACCCTAACGGCGTCTAACCCAAGAGAGGGATAAGGTTGTCCATTGATTCCTACCATCAGTGGCGTTCGTCTGAGAACACCTGTAGGTTGATCAACTTCTGCGGATACCGCACCCACCCCCATTGACATCCTTGCCAATTCGGGAATGGGTGTGAGTAGTCCTGTGTAATCTATTAATGAGTCAACTGGTTTACCAAACGTAGAAACGTTGGCATATATTCCTAAATCAACTGTAGTAGTTTGGCGTGTAGGGGCGCTTGACAGGATTACTGCTTTTTGTCCTATCGAGTTTGATAGTTCCTGATCCCCCACAAACCGATCTGGTTCCGACCAGATCATTGTTGATACAAGTAGAGTATTGTTTGGTGCTTGGTTTATATAATTTGCGACTGTCTTTCTCGGCCAAGGGTATTGTCCCTCCTGTTCTATGGCACGTTCATCAATGTTTACCAGTACAATGTCATCCACCGAGACCATCTCGTGACTTTGTTGTAACTGATCGTAGTATGCATATTGAAACGTCTTGACGATATCAATCTGCGATATTTTTAAAACTGTGAACAGAACGATCACAGGAATGACACTATACCACTTTGTCATTGTTGTGTTATTATAACAGAACACCCACCTACAGTCAAGCAGTTTTGCTGTAAAGTATAGGACGCTGTTGAATTAAATTGTTTAAGTGTCAAGTCAGTGCCATATGTGCCGTCAAGTTCTATGGTCGCTGTGTGGTTTGCCCCACTACCTTTCTGACGAATGAACACATCGTTCTCGTCATTGTAGATCGTAAGGTCTATGGACTTAGCACCATCGTGCTGTTGAATGGTCGTAACTTCGTTATCGTCTCCAGTTAAATTTAGTTCGTAACTGTGACCGTTATTCCCTGCGTTTCCCTGATTAGTCTGTTGAGCAGAAATACCGTTTCTATTTCCAGTAACTGTTAGATCGATTGAGTGACCACCATATTCCCAGTTGTCATATGTGTAGTCGTGATTAGTATAACTTTCTGGATAATCAAAGGCGCACCCTTGACATAGTTTGATACCATTGTCATCGCCTGTAGTATTGACTGTCACAGTATTATCTACCGAACTGTCATTATACTGGAGAATGAGTAGTTGTTGGTTCGTTCCATCAGCGTTGACTGTTGCGCTATTGTTAGCACCTATTTGATCAGTACCAATCGCAAAGTTGTTACCTGACTGATCGATAAAGATTTCGTTGTCTGCATATGATAGGGAACATATGAAACAAATTACAAATAATAGTTTCTTCATCATTCTCTCTGTTTTATCGATACTATCTTATCTTCTCCACCGTCTGCTGTGATGGTTCCTCGATAACCTTCTACTTCAGTATCTAGTCTTATACTACCGCCGTCTACGAACTTTAGTTCGATTACTCCCTCGACATTTCTGTAGAAGACAATTCCATCATCTTCCTCAAATATTCTGTATTGACTGTCCTCGTTGATTCCCCAGACAGCCCCAGTCAGTCTTACCTGACCTTTCTGACCTTCTTCCTGTACATCCTCCAGTTTCTCCATAGTTCGGATCAACTCTTCGACTACGTCTTGTAAGTCCGTAAGAAACTCACCACTCAACGCATCATAGTCTAGTCTGGTGTATTGATCTCCACCAGCGTAGTCGTCAAAACTCTTTTCTAGTTCGTCAAACTCTAGAAAGTCTTTGTCCAATGCACCCATGTCAATATTCTGATCATCTTGCATTTGTTCTTCTATTGCCATCTTCACCTCTTTAGGTGGATTGACAATAAACATATTATCGATTACGGATGGTGTAATGTTATCTATTATAACTTTAACTGTCGGGGGTGTCGATACACTTGATACCATTGTGGCAGAATATGCCTCTGCGAGTGTTATCGATCCCGCCTCATTTGATACAACAATCTCTCCTGACGGATCACCATTCTCGTCTGGTAACAGAATAACTAATGTTCTACCTAGTTCGTCAATGGTCGTTGTGAAGTCCGTACCACGCACGGCAATCTGTGCGGTCGGAGTCGATATATCAATGTTCTTCTTATCAACCATACCAAGTCTACCAGAAGCAAACCGAGCAGTTCCAAGTGCCATCTTCATGACCATCTTGGACTTGCTTGGATTCGGATCGTAGTATACCTTATCGATATAGACTTTGGTATGTTCTATCAAGGATAGTTCTGCATCATCAAGGAACTTGATTAACATTCTACCCTTGGCAGTCTGAGCAGTATCGTTGAGTTGAATGACCTCACCGACATCTGCCTTTACGACATCCCTTGTCTCTCTTAGCAATGAACCGACTCCTGTCGATTCAACCACCCCACCGATAGATTCTGCGTTAACCGAACCTATCGATAGAATAGTACTAACTATCGTTAGCAGTATCTTTCTGACTAATCTGAATTGTAGCATCATCAGATGTAACGTCCAGTGTTATGATACCCTTACAGGACGAAACTCCCACTGGGCATGTACCACTAATCTGATTGATATCCACGTCTGCGTTATCACCAGTTAAGTCCATAGTAAGCGTCTGATAGAAACCATCGTTCTGTAAAGTGTTGATATCGTTACCGTCACCTGTTACATCTACAGTGAAAGTTACGTCATCAGTCTCTACGTCTGCATCGAATACGTTGTTACTACCAATTACTGTTAGATCTAAGTCCAAACGTTCTGCACTAGAAACATAACCTTGATCGAAGTCCATTGTATTCGAATCACCAGTAACACTCACGTCAAGAGTTGAACTGTCGGCAGAACCTACGTAACCGATATTCCAATCCCATGAGTTTGTGTCGCCAGTCCAAGACATGTTGTAAGTCGAACTATCTGATACAACTGTACCAAACAACAAGTTCGAGTTACCAACTTGGTCTATGTCGAAAGTCAACGATGAACCAGTAATGACACTTGCAGAAGATGAAGTCGAGAAATCGTCTCCACCCACCTTGTTACCATAACCTATCTGGTCAATATGTAAACTGAAAGTATCACCAGATTGTTCAATGTTGATTTCGTTATCGTCAGAAGCCGCACCATATACAAAACTAGAAAATAGTAACGCTAGTCCTAATAAGTACTTATTCATTTTCTTCTTCTTCTCCTATGAGGTGACCATCGTTAGTCCCATCGCTTTGATGAGGGTGTCGATGTCCTTCCCCTACTTTCCAAAGTCCCCTGTCATGACCTTGGTATATTAGTTCAAGCACTCCCGCCTCAATTGACGTTCGTACTGCGTATGTCACTGACTCGTTGTTACCAACACCGTCTTCATACTCTACTAGTTGGGTTCCTTGTTCGGTAAATCTAAACACGTCACCCCCTGTTCCGTAACTAAGAATTGTCTTCTTAGCTTGGACGTTCAACAGTATCTCTCCTGACAAAACTGAAACTGCCCTGATAGAAACTGTCACAACATCTTTACGGTATTTCCGAGAAAATCCTATTCCCAGTGTTCTCGCACCCTGACCTCCTGTCTCTATATTGGTATCATAACCAATTATACCACCTTCGATAATCATCCCAGCAAATAATAACGGGCCTACTCCCTGAGATTCTTCGTCAGCGTATTCTTTTCGGGTACTGCGAATAATCTGTCTTTCTCTGACTAGATGTTCGATACCCTGTCTCTCAACCACACGGAACCATGTTCCTCCGCCTGCGGTCTTGAGTGCATCTATTAACATTTCAGTACTACCTTGCGTTACCGCCGTACTGAAGTCTGCAATACCATCACGTGCCTTACGTTGTCCAGTCAGATCCTTGAATCCATAAACTGCGACAACAGGCATCTGGGTTGCGGGCGGTACATTCAACAACTCTTGATATGCCGGCAACCTTACCACTTCTGGTTCTGTTATATCGGTTGACCACTCTGGATGAGTCGCACAACCACCAAGAAACAGAATCGGTAGTATCTTAAATAGGAGGCGCATCATCGTCCCCACTGTCTATTGAACCAAAGTTACCTGTACCAATCGGTATCTCAATGATAGTTTCTGTGCCTTCGGTATCCGTGATTCGCATCTGAATATATTCTTCGTTGTTATCGTTCGTCATTACCTGATACGATACGACCGAACCTTCGAGTGTAAATGACCCGAATGTTACTGCATCTTCGTTACTAAACATATTGTCAACCAACTGTTTAGATAACTGGGCATATATTCTACTCTCTAGGTTTCTAATAAACTTAGCGAGTGTAGTGTTCTCCGCTTCTCGTTCTGCGGCCTTCTGTGCCGCCTCTAACGCATCTTCGATCGCTTTCTTTCTACTTGATTCTTGGTTTTCGATCGTTAGGTAATGTGACCCAGTACCCACTCCACTAAAGGATGGGTTCTTAAAACCGAAAGTTATTTCACTACTCAGACTCGTTAGCGGTGCTACCATCAGTAGCATCATTATTGTCTTTCTCATTCATCATTTCCTGTTGTTGTAGTATCATATCTAATTTAGTTTTCAAACGAATCAGATCGTTGTCTAACATTCTCACTCTATCAATGAGTGCGATAAGAGTCATATGAGACTCTTCGATTACAGGATCTACTTCTTCTGTAACCCACTTCCAAACGTAGTAGATAAAGTAACCCAACCCCATACTTGCAACAATGGGGAAACCGTAGGTGTTAATTAAGTCTACTACACTCAATTCTTCCATTAGTCTTTACGTGAATCCTTCTGACCATCTGATCTAGCAATTCTATCCAGATCTGGTTTTATGTTGAAGGCGTGAGAGACCAATAGATCAATTCTAACCAATTCGTTGTTCATCGTCTTGACACGATTGTCAAGTGCTTTGACGAAACCACGTTGTGTCTTGATGTTACTCAAAACGCCATCTAGTATGAATCGAAGTGTAAGGAATACGAAGAATCCCCCAGCGAGTGCCGAGGCGATGGGAAAACCCACATCCATGATACCTAAAAATGCGTCCATATTAAAACCTTCAAATCAATTCGTTATGAAGGTATTTATATGTTTTCTTATTTGTAATGCGGGCCTTTTTGAATTAATTCCCAACTTTTTATGGTTGTGGTATCGATAGATTGCCATCTTTTATCCACAACATCGAAGAATGCGAGAACCGCACTTTCAGATCTTTGTTGTACTGACCAGTCCATTAATAGAGTAAAGTCGTTGGTCAACTCTTCTCCTGTTCTGTAGTGATCATAAGTGATACGTACTACACCTTGGTACGCAGCGGTCAACAAATCTTGCATTTACTTATTTTCTCCCTCTGGAAAATGTTCTTGGAATATATTATATAGGTATTCTGCATATTCTGTGTGGACTTCTTTTTCGGGATGACCACACGTTAACACTCTATCCTTACTGAAAGACATTATAGGTTCAATCTTTGATTCGTTGTCCAATGTCGCCATCATTTGTCGCAGTGATTCATTGTACAAGTTACCTATCTTACTGGATCTTTCGGACATAAACTTACATATTGATCGGCGAAAACCATCTGACATATTACCTTGTAACAACTTTATATTGTTGGATTTACACAACAGTTCTATAGTTTGCATGTATGTCAGTAGATCGACAATATGTTTATGTTCATCAACAACGACCTTTTGATCATCATGAATAAATTCGTTTATATTTGAACAGTCGCTATTGCTCTGTATAAGTCCCAAATGTAGATCATCATAATCATTCCAACCATCCCACGAGGGAGGAAGTTGATCAGATTTATTGGAAAAAATTTCACACCGAGAATGTTGAGACCAGACAACCACCATATGAGTGCAGTTATCTGGTCTGGCGCCTTCATCATAAACAGATGACGACAATCTTCCGCTAAACCATTGAATCAGATCTCGAAAGATTTTATAATTACTATTACCACATTTAGCAAGACAGGTGTAACCAATATCTAACTTTTCTGCCAACTTATGACTAAACGTTTTTTCCCAATGTTCATCTGACCACCAATTATCTTCGTCTAACTCAGCGCCATAGGTAACACTGCATCCAGTGGTCAGTAACATTAGACTAACTTTTCAAGATAGACAACGATTGTCGTACCTATACAAAATCCTACAAATACGTTCCAAACGATTTCACTAAAACTTAATCTCATTATAACCTCTCAAATTTTTCTTGACAATTGAATTCCGCCATGGTAATTTTCATACCCTGACTGACCTAATACTTGCAACCAACCAGCATTAGTCGGCCACATTTCTTCACGATCAACTAGATCTTGAACATTTTTAAAATTTGTAAATTTGTGTATATTCATAAAATCCAGAATTTTCTCTTTGTTCGGGTTTTCGGGAAACCAACGTTCTGGTTTTTCACGATGTTTATTTTTGTTGTTGTCGCAAGCACCAGAGAAATTCCCAACACCTATAGAAACCCCATATTTTTCAACTCTCTTACATAATTCCAAATATTCTGATTTATCACATCCAAGAATCGTGTCATATCTCATACGTATGACAATATCGTATCCTTCTTTTAAATCTTTAACAATGTTCCAATGAGCTAGATGTTGGAAGTATGCTGTGTATTTTCTCTTAGCTTCGGACGTGTACCTTACGTCCAAGTCTCGACCATGTATCTTTTGAAAACTTTCGACCTGATAACAATTATAAGTCTCTGGTGGATTGGGATAGTATTTCATACTATTCTTTAATTCGTCTGGTACTAATTCACGTTGATCTTCCCAAGTAGAATAGTAGTAGTCCGCATCAGGAAGATATTCCTTATGGGTTTTCCAATGATCAAACTCTCTTATCTGACCTGAATAACAGACAGCGATTTTCATTTATTTCTCGTGATTCAAGTCATGCACGTGAAGTGCAATTAAAGCATAATGAAGAACCTTCATCAGATCTGCACGGTTGTGGCCATTCTTGTGACCATATCGTTGTGTATACTTGAGTATATTACCAAGAGTAAACCCGATACCATGCCCGCCGTCAATTATGAACTCAGTCGCCTGAAATTTGTTCTTCGAATAATGTTGGTCATATGTCTTATTGACGTATTCAAGTAGTCCATCGATATTCTCCTTTTCATTGTATTTATAATCTATTTTCTTATTCACTTTCAATTTCCTCAATTAACATGTCACGCATGAATTTTGCTTGCGTGTCTTTTGTGTCACCATTGGCGACACCATTATTTACAAACTTATATGCAAGAGTTATTCTTTCCCCACCAGAGTATGCAGAATGCCAACATAGATTCTCTGGTTCTTTATCTGACCCAAAGTAATAATGTCTACATTGCCATCCTTTCACATCTGGTAACGTAATGATCTTATCATTCTCTTGGTCGTAGTATCGGAAGTACCCTTTGCCATCACTCCAAGTAAACAAGATCTGATACGCATTCGCATCATAATTGGTATGCCAACCCACATAACCGCCTGGCGGATAGTAACTCAACAATGCAGAAGTGTGTGCGCCTATCTCCTTTGCAAACTCAAACTTCACTCTCTGTTTATAATCATCCCAAACATGAGGATCTTCGTAACACATCTTTGCTATAGGTTGTGCATAATATTTAACAGGAGGGCCTACCAGTTCATCGTTTGATAGACACTCCCTGAGATACTCTTCTTCCGTATATTTTGTACCCGCTATTATACCATCTCTGTTATGATATGTCCAGTACTTTTTTTGGTTGTGGTTAGGGGTACTCAACAGTTCGTCTGAAATTTCATTCAGACGATCCATGAACTGTTGATTACGAATAACTACTTCGGTCATTACAGAATAAGGCCACTCACTGCTTGACGATATGCCTTCTGGATATCTTCGTTAGATGGGGCAGTAAATACGATTCCCCCAGCGTAGAATGCCATCTCAGTTGGACTCTCTTCACCAGTCACACAAACGCCACGGGCAAAACCCATACCTTCCTGTGTCTGGATTACCATACGAGGATCTTTAAGCGTTAACCTAGAATTACCCTCATCTTCAAACTTACCTACAAACTCACCAGCCGCTGTAATGACTGATATGATATCACCTTTCTTCATTTTCTATCCTTTAGTTTATTGAATTTTCTGGATGCACATATTTATGATCAAATCTACGTGATCGTCTCCTCTCATATCCTAATACATCTATAAGAAGAAAATTTATGACATCCTTATATTGCCTTATACCAGACTCACAAATTATAACTGGTTTGTGTTTTTTTATTGTCTCCATCGCACCATAAATCGTAAATGCTTCTGCGTGTTCCACATCTATTTTAATCAAGTCAATTCTTTCGAACTCACAATCATCGAGTTTCTTTATTGGTAATTTACGAGTCTCGAAATCGGGGTAATGTTTTCTTTCATATCTACCGTAATTGGATCGATAAAATATTTCAGCTGAAAAATTTCCTTCTGGTAATGTGCGAGATAGACCACCAGCATCCTTTGCAGAAAAATCTATGAGGCCTGTTTCTATTCCTATACCAACATTATGTATAATTACATTGTCACAACCTTCTAGATTCTTTTTTAATGGTTCTATGAAATCTGGATTAATCTCAAAGGCGTGGACGGTTTCGAATAGATGAGAGAAAGCATAAGACATAGCACCATAACAAGCACCGATGTCCAAGGCTACTACAGTTTCTTTAACATTTTCGACACAGAAATTGACGAACCCTTCTCCTTGCCAATCGCACTTCTCTTTGGTAAACTTAGAGTAACCATCATCTAATTCACCATCGATCAACCACCAGCCATTTACATTCTTCATCTATTCCTCAAGTGCTTTAATTACATCAGGGAAGTGTACACCGATAATTTCCCAACATTGTTTCGCAACGTCCATATGTTCTTTCTGCGTACCGTTACCCATTCTTAGATCACAATAATGTATCCATGATCTTAATGTTCCTGCCATATACAAAGTCGTCTCGGTGTTACCTTCTGGTAAAACCGCACGTGCCTGTTCTTTAGCGATACCATTATCTAGTGCCCAGTTATATACTTCTTTGGACTGTTGTAGGAGTTCAGACTGTTTATCTCTCCACTGTTGAGACAACTCTACATTGTCTTCAGTCAACGCTACTGAGTTCTGTCGATTCTTTAAGTCTTGAAGTCTTGCCTCTCGAAGTTCGAATGATTCACTCTTTGCGTAACGTTGACTGAATTCTTGAAATGAGAACGAGCGATGACGGATAATCTGACGAGAGATATCACGTGTGGTTGTTATCTCCAGAGTCAAGTGTACCATCTCCAGAGGTGACCAATGGTTCTCACGAATTAAATATCTAACCAACTTGCCGGCCGTCTTGGCGTTATTCTGGTTAGATGGATTACTTACACGAGCCGCATATGCGACCAGTTCTTCTGCGGTATGACAACCTGTATCCGCACTTGGTTTACTCAGGGAAATTAATTTTACTTTACTCATCATCCGATTCCTTAATAAAGATTCCGTCTACCATCCGACCCTTACGGTCTTTGATGTCATTGTATGCCACTTCTAAACAATGTTCCATAGGAAGACCATTACGTTTGGCAATATTAATCAATACCACCATGATGTCACCGATATCATCTGCCACATCTTTCCCCTTACACACGTTGTCAGAAAGTTCTCCGACCTCTTGAATCAGTTTCATTACCTGATCCTTATCCGTAGCACCATCGATCAAATTACGATCTTCGTGCCATTGTTCAATCTTCTCTATCAGATTCTTCATCGAGTTTAATTTCATCCTGTTTCTCCAAGATTTGTTGAGATGCCTTTACCCAAGTATCGACAGCACGAGTGGCTGTCTTGTGGGAAAAATTATCTACAACCCATTGTGCTACGTTTTTACTTTTACCATGAGGACAAAGTGTCCAAGTCAGATCTTCCATTAGTGTCTGTCCTCTTCTGCGAGTGTAAATACCGCATTAGTTATAATGGTCGGAACAACTAGTGCTAAGTGAACACCGATCGCTACTGGAATACTGTAACCCAGCCAACCAAAGTAATAGATTGCAATTAATCCAAAAAAACCTGACCACATAACAAACAACGCCATCAATAGATAACCTTGCATTACCTGATCTGGAATAAACCTTAGTGGATTATATCTCAGATCCATTATATAACGATACATCTCAACTACTTTCTTCATCATCATCTTCTTCCTCTTCTTTATCAAATTCTATGTATCCTTCGTCTTCAAAAAACTTTATAGTCTCTAACGCACCCACCTTAAATCCTATCCAATGGCCTGCATAGTAACTTACCGCCAACAACAATATAGTTATCGATGTTGCCTCAAACGGCGTAAATGGTATATACATTATTCCATCCTAAAGTTTTTGAATTTATTATTCTCCGCACTAATTCTCTGACCAGATGACGTGTTATCGAATACAGGTTTGTCGTCCCACCCTTTATCCTTATCATCATCGTCCAACTCACTAGACTGATCGCAATCAAATAACTTCATCTTGGCACGATCTACACCCACCATGAACCGTTGGTTTGACGTTGGGTCATTGTATCGGTTCTTCAACTGTTTGACCATGATCTTACCTTGGGCATTCAGTTCATCATTACTAATCAATGCAAACATAAAGTCGGCAGTCGCAGGCAGACCGAACGACTCGGACGTATCTTCTAGACCAATGTCATCATTACCAAAACCAGACCGTGTAGTCTGTGTTGCAGATACGATTGGCACATTGAACTCTACTGCCAGTCCACGTAACTCTTCTGCAATACTCTTGATATAAGAATAAGAATTAATCGCACCACCCATACCTTTCATACGAGACGAGGCACAGATATTCAGATAATCAATGAACACGATATCTGGTGTGAAGTTCTTCTTCAACTTCAGTTCATTCAACAATGCACGGAAGTGATTCGCATGTGCCTGACCAGTAGGATATTCCTTGATGATCAGTTTACCGTTGGTCTTGTCAGAGATTGCCTTGACTCGATCGGTGAACATAGTCTTGGATAGGTTCTCCAACTGGTCGATCGCCACATCCATTAGGTTCGCATCAATACGTTCTGCGATACGTTCCTCGGCCATCTCCATAGTAATGTACAATGCGTTCTTACCAGCGGACAATGCAGCTCCTGCCACGTGACACATGTATAACGATTTACCAACACCAGTACCAGCAAGGGCAATGTTCAGAGTCTTGTTAGGTAGACCGCCCTTGGTTATCGCATTGAAGTACTCCAAATCAAACGGTAGTCGTTCCTCTTCCTGATGGTAAAACTCGAACCGTTCATCAACGGACTCGAAGTAGTCATGACCAATGTTAGTATCGAAACTAACACCGAGTGCTTTGGATAGTACATCGGGTATCGCATTCTTGGATAGTTCTTTGTGTTTGCCATCAATAATTGTGATTGATTCCATGACCGCATTATATACGGCACGGTCTTGACACCACTTCTCAGTAGTATCGACCAACCAGTCTAGGTTTTCTTCTTTCTTTTCAAAGATATTAGGTAGGATCTCCATACCGTGACGATAGACTTCATCACTTAGACGGTCACCTTGATCGACCTCAATCTTGAATGCTTCCATAGTAGGAAGTTTGTTGTACTTTGCAATAAACAGAGTTAGTTCTTTGAACAACCCTTTATACACACCCTCAAAGTAATCGGGTTCGAGGAAGGCAGCAACCTTCCTCATGTATTTGTCATTAGTCAGCAGATTCCGCAGAATCGTCTGTTCTAAGTTGATCTCCATCATCGTCATCCCAACCTTCGTTTTTGAGATGCTGTGGTTCAGCATCCATTTCAGCAGTTGTTAGTGTCCCATTAGCGTGTGATCTTTCTAACACGTCTTCCAGAACATCAGCTGCAAATTCTTGTAGAGGCACATACGTGGTGTTAAGATCTGGATCTGGTGAAGAAATAATAGTGAAGTTAAACCTCAAACATTTTTCTTTACCGTCAAAACTAATAGCACCATAACGAATAACCGTCTCAACAAAATCCCCACGTAGGAATCTGATATCCCACGCTTGTTCGTTATCAACGGCAGCGGGGATGACTTCATAGTCGATCCCCTCACTCATTTTATTTACATCTATATCACGCATCGCCTTCGACCATTATATCAAATTCTACCTCAGAAGGCAAGCCTATTTGGTAACTTTTTTTCAAAAACTCTTTGAAGTCAGTAGTCGCAAAGATTGGTTCCCAGAACTCTCGTTCCAGTGTTTCTTTCTGTCGTACTTTCTTCTCTTCGCCTGCACGTGAGTACCAACCGTTAGATGGTTTGACAACATATCCACCAGCGAGTGCGACATCAAGTAGTCCAGAGTATCTCTCAACACCACCGTCCCACGACACACTGATCGGAATCTTGGATTGTTCTTTCACATAACGAGACTTGTCCACCTTGATCACAAAGTCATAACCTGTAACCTCAGTACCAGTCTTGTTCTGTCTACGACCGATGATCCAGATGTTGTCGGCACTATAGTAGATACCAGTACCACCAGACACTACGTCTTTAGGGAACAGACCGATCTCTTTGTACGTATGGTTGATCGCAATCATTGGGATCTTCTTCATATTCAGATACGGTGTAGTCATACGGAACAGAGACTTGAACGCCTTTGCACGTGACATATCTGCGACCGACTTCTCATTGATCGCATCTTCCAGTTCTTTCTTAGAGGCAAGGTTACCGACCGAATCGATTACGATAATTACATCGTCCTTGGCATCCAGTGCTTCCAACTGGTTGATCAGATCGAACTTCAACTGTTCTACATCCTTGATCGGACAATGTAGTACACGGTCAGTTGGAATACCGAACTGTTCGAAGTATGACTGCGGTGAACCAAACTCTGAATCATAAAACAACATTACCGCATCTTTCTTCTTCTCCAGATACGCAGCTGCCATCAATAAGGCAAACGAAGTTTTAAAGTGTTTACTGGGCCCTGCGAGTACGGTCAACCCAGGCGTAACACCACCCTCGGTCGAACCAGACAACGCCACATTGATCATAGGCACATCGGTAGGAACCATGTCTACTTCTTGAAAGAACTTACTATCTTGGAGTACCGCAGTCTCTTTGATCTTAGACTGTTTCCTCAGTTTATCCATCACACTCATTCATCATCTCCAAACGTTATATTATTTACTTTCTCACGATCACATTTTTCGTATCGTTTTCTATATTGATTATTGATATTCATTACCTCTTTCATTAATCTCATATCATACACATGCATTTCCGAAAACTTGGTAAAGGCGGCAATGTCTTTGGGGAAACACGCACCCCCAAATCCACGTTTACCGTCATGTCCAGGCACACGTGTATGTCCTACGCCTATCCTACTATCCGCACCTAACGCACGAGTAACTACATTATAGTTACAATCATTAGCAGTAACTAAATCATACAGTTCGTTGAAGAACGTAACTTTAGTAGATAGGAATGTGTTCACACTATACTTAACAAACGATGCCTCCTTGGCAGTCATTGTATAAACTTCTCGTGAAGAACACAAACTGAACTCTTCGTATATCTCCTTGAGTCTAGATGTCGCCTTTTCATGACCACCAAACACGTGGAAGTCCGCATCAACAAAATCTTCTTTGGCAGATTTCTCTGTCAAAAACTCTGGATTATATACAAATAGTTCTTGGGAAAAATCAGGCATTCCCGATAACATTTTTTCGATCACATCAGGCGTGATCGTTGATTTGACAACAACAAGGGCATTGGTCGAAAGAACCAGTTTAGCGACAGCATCTTCTACGATACTGGCATCTACGACATGATCAATACCCATTGGTGTAGGCGCACACACAAATACACAGTCAGCTTCCCACTCTAGTAAATCATCAACAGTTGTTCCATATTTGGGATCTACTGCCATGATATCTACTTTTGGATGGGTGAATGCGTACTCTACCGCACTACCTACGAATCCATGTCCGACAATACCTAGTCGGAGTCTATTTTCCATTATGATATTCCTCATACCATTCAAAAAAGTTTGCAACACCAGTCTTGATGTCAGTCTTTGGTTTGTAACCGTACTGTTGCAACTTAGCAGTATTACTCCATGTCTCCAGAGTATCCGCTGGGTGTCTAGGCGCAAGATTTATATCTGCTTTCTCACCGCAACAAGTATCACAAGCATGACTCTCGATTTCTTTTACAAAATCCATCAACTGTACCTGTTCACCGTAACCAATATTGAAGATCGAGTTAGATTCTATATTAGATCTGGTATTCAAGATAAGAACTATCCCATCAAGAATATCATCGATATAGGTAAAGTCTCGCTTCATATCCCCATAATTATACACGTTTATTTGCTTTTTGTCAAGCATATTTTTTGTGAAATCAAACAGCGCCATATCTGGTCGTCCCCAAGGGCCGTAGACGGTAAAGAAACGGAGACCGATATTCTGAACGCCAGATATGGCAAACTGAATCTCATTCACATACTTGGTGTATGCGTAAGCATTACGTTGTTTGTCGGTAACCAAATCTTCTGTCCACCCATTCTCTGGAACTGGAGTTTCTCCATACACAGATGAAGTTGAGGCATAGACAACATGTATGTTCTTGTCCTTCACAACATCAATAAGATTTTGTGTACCGTCAATATTGTTTGCGTGATATGCAGATTCCTTACCGAACGAATCTCTTGTGCCTGCATGAGCTGCAAGATGAACAATCTGTTCTGGTTTGAATGAATCAATGATTCTTTCCAGTCGTTCACTGTCTCGGATATCACAAACTTGTATATCCAACTTGAAATGTTGGGTTCGATCCACTTTTAGTTGTGGTTCATATAGATGGTCATTATAGTTATCGACACCCAGTACTTCATGACCATTATTCTTGAGTCTATTCATTAACTGCGAACCGATGAAACCAGCTGCACCTGTGATTAAAATTTTCATTATACCGTCCTATCCGTTTCTATAAACATATTCTAACGCCCTGTCCGCTTCTTTTGCTAGGGGTCGATTCTCGTACCAGTTGCCAGATTCCGCATCAAACTGTTTACACATTTCTGCGATTTGCGTGGCAGTGATTGGATACCCTTTACTTATAGCGTGTCCAGCTATCGCAACCATGATCTGATACATCTTGTGATACCACCCAGTGCCAGTTATGGCACGGTATTCTACACCTAGTCGTTTGGGGAAGAACGGACAATCGTGGTAACTCGACCAACTGTAGTTGGTATTGTCCATTTGATTCTTACGGTGTTCTATCACCGCCTTCTGCATCTCGTCAGGCAATCTATCTAAGAAACTATTACCAGACTTAACTTCGTACTTATGACGGGCCATAAGTTCGTCAGTATTAATAGACTCGCCATTATGAGTAAAATAAAAGTTATTTGCATTAGGATAATCCGCAGGAACGTAATACATTCGAGCGAGATCTTTAGTCTGTGGATCTCCGATGTCTCCAAGTTCTTTATTGAGTGCGAACCAGAAGTGTTTGATTCTATCTTGCGGTATAGAGTTGTCAAGATCGAATACAAGTCTGAACTTCGGTTGAGCATCTGACGAACTAGCAGTGCTGTAACAAATAAAACTCCAACGACCAAACCGATCAACCAACTCATTTTGAATACCTCTTATAGTGTTATCACGAAACTCATAGTCATCAACATCAACAGCACACCAATTGCCCCAATGAGTAACAGATTTATTACTACGTGTAGTACCTTCCTGAAACACAGCAGGAGTAATAAGAGGACTAGAGTTTCTACCACCTTTCTCACCTTTTTGATTAGACAGCCCAAACAACAACTCATCGAAATCCGTCCAAGTATCTACAGAGACGGTTCGATGGGTCTTGTTGTCAAACTGATTTTTAAATATAGTTAATTCGTACATGGGTTCCATTATACCATACCATCATATAGTTTGTCAAGCATTATCCAAAGAAATCCTCCAGACTTGCTTTAGGTTCATCTTCCCATCCGACCGCATCCAGAATCGGGGTCAGAGGATCTAGGAATGTCTTACTGAACATCTTGTCATAATCGACCGATCGGTGCAGATCCAGTTCCTTGGGCAGATTCAGTGGATACGAGATCACGTTTTCGGTCAGACGATTAGGCATCTTCAGATATACGAACTTGACCTTTGAACCATTCTTGATCAGTTCGTACCTCTTACTTAGTCCGTTACTAACTACCGCATCGTTGTACATCAACGCACCACGAACATGGATCGGTGTACCCTTGGTATAGACGGTGCGGTCTCCTTGCCACTTGACAATGTCGGATACTCCACGTGGGAACGAGATATCCTCGGGCGGTAGTGACTTGAACTCCGTCTTGAAGTCTGAGATAAACTTCTGAGTGTCAGACTCGGTGCCTTCTACAATCACACGGAATATATCCTTGAACTTCTCACGCACGATCTGTGGCGTTGATGACTTGACCGCCTCGATACCCATCATCTTGAGTTTGGGGGTGGCATACTGAACACCCTCGTTGTTGTGTACATTTAGAATGTATCGTTTCTTCGCTACCCAGATGCCACGATCTGCGATTACCTCACGTTCCATCACCATGCGGTTCTGGTATGCGTTGGTCAGATCTGCCAGTTCCGCATAGGATTTCTCCAGAACTTTCTCGAAGTGTTCGTGACAGATCTTGTCTAGGAACTTGACTGGGTCTTTGGGTTTGAACTGGTCAACCAGATCAACCATCTTGATGTAGACTGAGTCAGTGTCCATCGCAATCACATAATCTTTGTCGGTCTTGAGAAGTTTCTGCATCTCATCGTTAACCGCACGTTCTGCCCACTTGATAGACAACTGACCAGCCATGGTGATAGACTCTGCCACTCGTTGATCGAAGTAACGGAACCACCGATTACCTAGCGCACCGTACAGGGAGTTCATAAGAATCTTGATCGACATCTGTTGGTTGTCTAACTGGGCAATCTTGTTGGTGAGTTCCTTAGATGGATTACTCTCGAACTCTTGTTTTGCTTCCAACATTTGTTTCTTGATAACCTTACGTTCATCGAAGTACAACTTAATGATAGACGGTACGATACCAGTCTTCTCCTTAGAGAACTTAGAACCAGTCGGTGCGAGAGTGTAGTCGCCTTTATGATCGACCTCACGGTTTAGGAATTTGTCTACAGACACATCGTTGACGAATCCATCCAGAACAGTTTCGGGTGACATGTTGTACTGGACAATGATGTTAGGATACAGAGATGCAAGGTCAAAGGACGTGACCCACTCGTGCGACCCGACCTCTGGATCTTTCACGTAACCACCCATGAAGTCAGACTTGGGACGTTCGACCTTGGGTGGACATGCAATCATCTTCTGGTTCAGTAGTCGGTAGATGATCGAATCCCAGATGTTAGTAGTACCGAGTGCATCGATATAGTTCACACCACCACGATAGGCCATTGACATACACAGTTCGATCAGTCCGAGTTTCTCGTCCAGTTTGTCCACGAGTTCCACGTCCTTGATGTTATAGTCAATGAACTTCTGGAAGTCTTCCTTGTAGAGTGAGTGTAGTGAACCGTGTTCCTCATAGGATAGTTTGCGTTCACCCAGAACCACGTGTGCGATATGATCCAGTCGGTAAGACTCCTGTCGTCCCCATGTGTTGAGTGTGAACTTCTTGAAGATCTCAAGGTAATCAATCTGTTCTACGCCCGTGATGTTGTAGATCTGCGACTTCATACCCTCGTCAAAGTAAGATGACTCCGAGACCAGACCCCACGGTGAGAACTTCTTCGCCTCGTCAAACCCAGAAAGTTTACTCATGCGGTTGATCAGATAGGGCAAGTCAAAGGTGCGAGAGTTCCAACCAGTAATAATATCTGGACAATGTTCTCTCCACCAGTCTAGGAAGTTGGTCATCAAGGTGTGTTCATCTTTACAGACACGGTACAGAACATTGTCTGCAGCCTCGTAGGATTGCATACCCCACACATGGTACTCATCCGTACCACGTTGTTTCATGGTGATCGAGATTACTGGATGGTCTGCCTTGGATGGTTCGGGAAATCCATCATCCGACTCGACCTCAATATCGATAGTCCAGACCGATACCTGACTCGCATCGAACGGAATCACGCCAGGGAATTTGTCTGCGATATATTGTGTGACGTAGTTGGTCGTCCCGAAGATCTTGAAGTTCTCAACACCATCGTAACGTTTGGCGAAGTCACCCGCCTCTTTCATGTTACCGAACGTGATTGGTTCCACGTTGGTTCCGTCCAGACCAGTCCACCGTGTTTGGTTCTTGTTCGAGGGAACAAACAGTGTCGGTTTGAACGGCACTTTTTTCTTGACTCGTAGTCCGTCTTCCAGTCCACGATATAGAATGTTGTTACCGTAACGGGCAACAGAAGTATAGAACTCCATGCGGTCTCCTTATAATATAGAGGGTATTATAACACAGGGGGCGCAGAATGTCAATCAATAAAATGAAAATCGCCTTGTCTTTTCCAAGGGCATTCGACTTTATCGTCACGGTATGCTTGGTGATGTTGTGTGACTGATTTTTCTCCTAGAGAACGTTTTATCATTTGAGTTGTGGGTCTCATTAAATGTGGATTAAAATTGTGGAATCTTTCCTCACCTAGTTGCCTTAAACCACCGGCATTGAAAACATCGAAAATATCATTATCTGTTTTTCCGAATCTCAAACCGTCATCTGGTGATAGCGGCCACTCATACTGATCTATATTATGTAAAAATGTATTTTCACTGAGATCATATTCTTTAGTTTTTTCAAACGGTTCTGTAAATTGAGATCCTCTCAAGAAAGTTTTGAATAATCTTTCCATACATGCATATGGGCCACCATTTATAGGAAAATCTTTATTCAGTAAAATAGTTGCTTGTTCTGCAAAAATTCGAGATAAAGAGTAACATCCCATGAAAAGTCCCATATTAGTATAATGTAAATTATAGTCTTCAGATAACTCTAGAATTAATCTAAAAGTCTCTTCTCGTTCGGGTCTAAGGTAAGTGTCGTGTTCAGTTACGAAAAATGGTTCATCGGTAAGACTACGTTGTCTTATAAGTTCCCAATGAGAACACATACCTGCCCTTTCGGTTGGTGAGTGTGGTTTGTCAAATTTTTTAGTATTACGTTTACTATCATGTGACAATAAATGTTGCCAGTTGTATTTGGATTCGTGTTCTTCGAAGTCTGGGTGGTGGGGCGTGATTGCCTCGAATGGTACAATCTCGATTATATCATTGACAGGTTCAAACGACTTTTTAGATAACTCGTGATACTCCATAGAGATTGGATTATCGGACATCACGATTTGATAGAACTTTATTTTACTCATAGACCATTATATAGTTGGGGGGTATTTCTACCCCCCGATTTTATATTATACGAGTGGAGCAAGACACAATGCTGTCACTACAAAACTTGTAATGAAAACCAAAGTCTCTAACACCCAATCATATGATGACCGTAAAGAACGGTCTCTTAGGGCTTTCATACTTAACCTCGAAAAATTAACTGATAGAAATTTTACGAGGACGCTTCTCTTCTGGTAACACTACCTTTAAATTAATTACAAGAATACCGTTATTGTAAGAAGCTCCGTCTACTTCGACATATTCACTTAAGCGGAAAGTCCGTCTAAACTTCTTGGTAGAGATACCCTTATGAAGATATTCACCTTCTTCGGATTGCTTACTCTCACCTCTGACGTTTAACGATCTTTCTTTCTGCTCTATATCCAGATCGGATTCCTCGAATCCAGCAAGTGCCAGTTCGATCGAGTACTCTGTGTCGGATCTCTTAACAATGTTGTGAGGTGGATAATTATCCTTGGCATGCCTCGCTACAAAGTCAAGTTCATCTAGAAGATGGTCAAATCCTACAAAGGACGCTCGTGGAAATAGTTGTGATGCTTTTAAGTTAGTCATATTTTTTCTCCTTTGAAAAAGCAAGATTAAAACGGATACCGAACCATTTCGCATATCCGCCGTTATTTATACATCAACATATCTCTGATAAAGATTATAACTAAATGTAATGACCTAGAAATATATTGATGGGTCTGGATCTCCCTCGACTCCAAAACTAAATGTTACCCTACTTATCTGGGGAACAACTTGGTGATAAGTGCCTCTGGGAATCCATACGTAATCTCCTGGCTTGAAGTCAAAGAACTCGTCATTATTAACACCTTCGACTTTTAGTTTCACCGTAGAGATAACTTGAACCAAGAACACATCCATCTTATCTTTGTGCCATGGGTAACTGTCAGAGTTTGTCCCAAAACCACTAAAAGATATATTTGTGATCTTGTTTCCATGTAACGCAAACACATCTTGCATTTCTGCTTCGATCTGTTTTGCGAACATTGGTGCGGATGGTCTAGCATGAAAATTGTTTAGACCAATCCGAAACTTCCGTGAATTTTTGTCTAGACCTTCTTTGGGGTGAGTATCCAACATGTACATATACTGATTCCAGTCATATGTCATCTCAATAGGAAGTTTGCCTTGGAAAGGTCTCTTCTCTGCTATGCAATCTTCCTTATCATCGCCCTGAAATATACCAAAAAATTCCATCACTTGTTACCTATATTATATTTGGGACATAGTTCCCAATTATCTTTCTCCTTAAAATTGATAATTTTGATCTGGCGCATTGGCGCACAGTCAGATGCAACTTCGGGTGTCTGTATTTCTACCAGTCCCCAATCTGCGAGTAGTGTTGCGATTGTATTTCTTCTTTGAATGTCCGACAGTTCGAGGTTAGACTTCTTACCGTCCAACATAAACAATTCTTTGAAATGCACAATAAAGTATCTTCCCTGTTTGTGCAAAATGTGACAACTTTGAAATAATTTATTTTCCTTGCGAGACGCCACGCCAATTCGAGTAAGAGTTTCTCTTACCTTCAAAAAGTCATCTGGTTCCGACAAGGTGACTTCCAACATCTTGGAAACACTCCATTCGACAATATTATTTTCTTCCACCTTTATTCACCTTATTTTTTATTATGTTAAGTTGATCGGTAGATAAGAGAGGTAGGATTTGAATGGCCTTTTCATTACTATATCCATAATACTCTTTTATCACGTCAACGTTACTATCAGTTGTGGGTTTGACCCATTTGGAAAACCGTTTCTTTTTCCTAACTATATTTAGTAAAAACTGAAATTGTAACTTTTTGTCAAGGTGATGGTATCTGTTCATCTCATTCGCCATATGAACAGTGTCAGTGAAGTAAGATAGACTGCGATTGACCATGAACGGAACATACTTCTTCTCCATGTCGGGGTCAACCATCACGTCCTTCTTACCGAATGTAATCTCATTTACAAATTGAAATGGACTCATATTTGTTCTATCTCCATGCCACATTTTTCTAAGAACTCTAGTCCATCGGTAGATCTTAGGTGTGGTGTTCTCCAGTATACTTTCTTGATACCAGATTGATATATTAGTTTAGCGCACTCCAAACAGGGTGCGGTCGTTGTGTATATGTCAGCATTATAACATGATTCGGAACTTTTTGCAACCTTTGTTATTGCATTCGCCTCTGCATGTAATACTTCTGGTTTGGTTTCAAGGAACTGAATGTCACCATTAGGCCACTTCAGTTCGTTCTCACAGTTGTTATCCCAACCAGAGGGCATACCATTATACCCAATAGAGATGATACGATTATCTTTTACAATAACCGCACCAACTTTTAATCTTCTTGCACTAGAGAGTTTCGCAAATGTTTCTGCGGTCTCCATAAATGCATTTTCCCATTTATCCATACCAGTGCCTTATTACGCCAGCGCAAATGAAAAAACAAGTTATAAAGTTGACCAGAACTACGACCGACCGAATCATAGCAATCATATCCGCCTCTCGGTCAGTCGTTCCCTCTTTCTCTCCGAGGGATTTTGCCCATAGTCTCCAAAGACTTTTAAAACGCAACATGCTCGTTTTCTAATCTCATGGTCAACTGAGTACCTTGTTCGTCCGAATAGGCAAGTTTATCTTGCCAGTTCTCACAGGTATTTAGTTCATGTTTGGTGATCGTATAACAGTAATGGTTGTCTTGCCACGACTCTTCGATCTCTCCAGCAGTGATCGCCTGTTTCAAGTCATCGAAGACTCCAGCGATATATGCTCTCTCGGTAGTTCTAGGATAACCAGTGCTACCACCACGTTCTAACATTGTTACTACATGTACTTCCATTAAACGTACTCCACGTTTGCCATGCATTCTGTGAGACACGCAACCAGATTGAGTTCGTGGTCTGCAACGAATGCATTCTTGTATTGATAATCAGCAAGGATCAAAACAAGTTGCGGTATAGAGTTAGACGCCACCTTACCTTCCATCGAATCGTAGATACCACGATAGATGGCAGCTGGTTCTAGGTCAATGTGATTGACCACCCATGAACGCATCTTCTTGAAATCCTTACCCTTCAGGTAAGAGTACAAATCCTCGTATGCACCAGTACCATTTGATACTAGTACGCTCGCCTCCAGCGAACCACCGATAGAGTGACGTTGTGCCTCGTTGAGGACACGTCTCCAGTCGGGGGCATATCGCATGATCAGTTCTGCAATGACTTCATTGGTATACGAGATACCTTCGTCATCTAGGATATTGGACAAACGTCCCATGAACTGACCACACAAATCTGCAAGAACTTTCTTAGAGTTGGTGAACTCGTATACACTGCATCGTGAGTGTAGTGGTTCGATAATCTTGTTCTTGAAATTACAGGTAAGAATAAACCGACAGTTGTCAGAGAACTCTTCTATGAATCCACGCAAAGCGGGTTGAGTGGATTGCGGATTAAGGTAGTCCGCCTCATCCAGAATTACGACTTTGTAGCCGCCTGAGAGAGAGATGGATGAGGCGAACTGTTTGATCTTACCACGGAGTGTATCAATGTTACCGTCTTCCGATCCATTGATCACAATGTGGTCTAAACCTAATTCGTTACATATTGCTTTTGCGACAGTTGTTTTACCAGTACCAGCCGTACCAGTAAACATCATGTTGGGGATCTCCCCATTGTCTACAATCTTTTGAAATGTTTTCTTTAGTTCTGACGACAGGATAGTGTCAGAGATTTTTTGTGGTCGATACTTCTCGACCCAAAGGAAGTCAGTAGACATTTAGTTCTCCATGATAAAATAGTATTATACAGTATTCTGTATAGAAAGTCAAGGGGTTCTTCGACATTGTCTTTAAGGACTTCCCCCATTGCCCAGCCGATCAAGATTCTTTTAGAACACTAATGATCTGTGCTTTGTTCATCTTACTGGTGACATTTAACCCTCTTGCCTTAGCCGCATCTAATAGTTGCGGTTTGGTAAGTTTGTTATAGTCTACTTTGACACCAGCGTTTTTCTTTTTATCATCTACAGTTTCGGTTGGGAAAAATTTCTCCACAACCATATAGATCATAATAGTGACACCTAAAAGGAGAGCGACAGTCTCAAGGAAAGTATAGTCCATCACTTTACTCCTCTACTTCTCCGTCACCTGTTGCAGCTTCAACTAAATTAATCACTTGAACTGCTTGGTCACGAAGTTGTCCGATGGTGGTGAGTTCTTCACCCTTAAATCCACCACGTTGTACCACTGTATCTATTACCGCAACGGTTGATCGTGCGACACGGTTTGCTAAATCATTCAATTGTTCTTGATCTGACATTTTATGCTCCATAAGTTGATGTTTTTTCGAGTGCAATAAAGTACTCTAGGTTAGATTGTTTTGACTTGAACTGTGAGATCAGTTTCTTACTGATGTTTACATCGAAGTCTTCGTTAACGACTTTCAGGTTATTTACATTCAGAACAAACGCAAACTCTGCGCCTTCTGGGTAAGAACCTTCTACGTCAATAGAAAATGCATTAGACGTGGCATCTTTACTATCAACAACAGATAACTGAACAGAGCCACCAGATGGTTTGATCGAGATCTCACTGTGTCCTAGTACGGCAGCCGCACGTTTTACTTTTCCTAGTGTGTCAGTATCTAGTACAAAACTAACATCCGCTTCAGGCATGATGATGTCCTTATTAGGGGCAGTCAACATATCAGGATCAGAGAAGAAGTACTTGATCTTACTACGACCAGTAGAATCACCGACAGTAACATAATCGTCCGAGAATGTTAGGTGTGGTTTATCCACAAGAGATAGTACCGACAGAAACTCGTTGAGGTCATAGATACCAAACTGAGATGGCATAGTTTCCTCTAGTGACGTTTGTGACATCACATTACGAGCAACCGAAATGGTCTTGAGTGTATTGCCTTCTTGAAAGACAATGTTGGGGTTGATACTCGCATAATTCTTGAGTACGTTTAATGTTTTATCAGATAGTTCCATAATTATTACCTAGATTGATCGGGTTTATATTGCATATTATAACACGTTATGGTATGGTTTGTCAAGCATAATATCATAACTTATTAGGCCGCAGTCTTAACTTTAGAGAAGTTTTTATCTTTGAAGAACTCTAATCGTCTATCAAAGAAATGATCCTCTAGTTCGCCTTTGTGTGAGATTACAAACACATGGGTGTCCTCACCCAGACTGTTGATAATCTTCATCAAGTTGTCAACACCCTCATCATCCAGAGACGAGTCAAAAGTCTCGTCCAGAATTAGTAGGTTGGTGGCAACTGAATTCTTCATCTTCGCAATCTGTCTCCAAGTAAATAGTAGAGACAAGTCAATACGTTGTTTCTCACCTTCCGAGAATGAGTCGTATGTAAACGAGTCACGATGACGTGAACGGATAGTCTCTTGGAAAGATTCGTCCAGATCAAAGTGTACGAAGAAATCTAGAGTCTGCAAGTGTTGGTTAGTCAACTGATTGATTACAGGAATATACTGTTTGATAATCTTGGTCTTGATACCAGTATCTTTCAGTAGTTCCGCATTCACTTGGTTGTAGGCCATCTGTTCGTTCAGTTTGAACTTATCCTCGGTCAGAGTCAGTTCAGACTCACGCAGAGTTTCTAACTCACGGTTTGCCTTCTCTAGATCACCAGTCTCTCCTTGCATCTTTGTGAGGTCAGACTGGATAGATGTAATGTTATTTTGTAAACGAGAAATAGTCTGGTTGTTGTTATTGAGTTCGTTTTGCCAGTTACGTACCGCTTCCATCATCGCTTCGTATGAGTCAGCAAGAGATAAGAAGTCTTTCTCTTTCTTGTCTGCCTCGACCATCGCATCGTTCAGTTCCTTCGCACGTGATTTAGACTTCTCGATCTTTTCTTTCTTCAGATCTTCACCGATGTCCTGATCACATGTAGGACAGATATCGTTCTCCTCAAAGAACTTGGACTCTTTTACAACTGCCTTTATCTGTGTCTTGAATGTCGCCATGTACGAACTGAGTTCACTACGATCCTTCACCAGTTTCGCAATGTCTGCCTCTAACGGAGGTTGTCTCTCCGTGATGTCTCCACTAAGTTTAGTATTGCGTTCCTGTAACTCAGTGATCTCCGCATTTATTTCAGAGATCTTATCTTCTTTCTCTTTACGGTATGCGGTATTCACGGCATTGAGATCACGTAGGTATTTCTTCTGTGCGTTGATCTTTGTTTTTGCCATCTCTAGACTGTGAGTCGCATTGCGTACCTCGTCCTTCAGTACGCCCATCTTCTCTTTCAGTAGTCCGTTCATCTTAGAGAACACACCAATGTCTAGAAGGTCTTCAATTACATCACGTCTTGCACCAGACGCCAGTTGCATAAACGGTACAAAAGAACTTGATCCGAGAACAACAATCTGGTGGAAACTCTTGTGAGTCAACTTCAGAATATTTTTCTCTAGAACCTGTTGATATTCTTTTGCGTGTGAGTTCTGATTGATCATATTACCGTTGACCCAGATCTCAAAGATGTTCGGTTTGATACCCCGAATAATCTTGTACGACTGAGAACCAACAGAAAACTCTACCTCAACAAGTGTGCCTTTGTTGTTGATAGTGTTGACCAACTGCGGTTTAGAAATCTTGCGATGTGGTTTCCCAAATAGACCGAACGACAGGGCATCCAACATCGTTGATTTGCCCGCACCGTTGTGTCCCACCACAAGAGTAGTAGATGAATGAACGAAATCAATTTCAGTGAAATTGTTTCCAGTACTTAAAAAGTTCTTGAATCGGAGTTTTTCAAATTTAATCATAGGTACGTATTATACACTATCCATATCAAAAAGTCAAGGATTATTCTTCTTCAGCAATCAGTCTTCCGACATTGATGATAAAGAACGGTATGAGTATTACTGTTCCATAAAATTGACGAGGTTCTGGTTCCTCGGTAAGTGAGTTCATTGTCCAGACCAACTTACTATCAACGAATTCGATGTCGAAGCCTATTCCGTTGCGTAAGTCCAGATTCCATATTCTTCCTAACCAAAACTTGGTAAACATTATTCTTCTTCCTTTTCTTCTGGTGGTTTTTTCAACCAGTGATTTATGTATTGCGAGTTAACATCGGCTGCATCATCAACCGCACTTGGTTTATCTTTCTTCCTAAAGATCGCATCGTAATTATCATTATACTTCTCACGGTCGGTGGGTCTTTGTTTAGAACCTTTACCGCCATGCCAATTACTATTTGACATTCTGGAGTTTGCCTCCTTGTTTAGAGATCTCCTCGACCACGTCCCCAAACATTCCTTTATTCTGGTGACTCATCGCCTGATAGTTTCTCTTGTCAGACTTTCTGTTAATACCAGCCTTTCGCATTAACTTCGCTTTCTTTCCGTTCATCCTATTCTCCTAGGCAATTTCTGTGCTTTGCGCTTCTTTCATTAATGAATTGATTTCTTTTTTGATCCGATCCTTGTCCAGATCCGTATGTACAGCATCAATGTAATTATACATCAATGTCTCGGTATCTTCTACACTCACCGCATCATCGTTTACCGCATCTCCACTAAACTCTTTGAAGTCTTCTGCAATCTTTAGTTCGTGAATCTTCATACTCTGTACACGATCTACAAATCGTTCGAACTTGTATGGGTCGCCTTTGTTCACAACGATCATCTTGACAAAGTGATCTTCAAGATAACGCAGATCTTCGAACTTGTTCATCTTCTCGTGATCGTAGTAAACCTTCTTGTGGATCGTGACTGGATTGTGAACTGGGGTCAGTTCTCTTGTTTCAGTATCAAGAACGTGGAAGTATTTCTTGTCGTCACAATCAGACCAGAAGAACTCCATCTGTGAACCGAGATAGTGGATGTTATTCTGTGACGAACGAGTGTGGAAGTGTCCTGACAGAACCATGTCGAATCTTTCAAAGTGAGACATACTCATGCCACCGTGACACGGAATACCCTTGGACATCTCGAACCCATCCAACTCTAGGTGTGCGCCAACAATATCTGCCTTACAGTTCGCAAGGAAGTCTAGTGTGTCCTTCTCGTTCTCTGGTGTAATCCAAGGAACCAATGCCATATCCATCTTACCGTAACGCATGACAGTATTGTCCAGAATCACATTCACTTCATTCATGTAGTGACCTTGTAACTCTTTGAGTGCGTTCAGTTCGTTGGTGTTCTTGAAGTAGGCATCGTGGTTACCGACAATGATATCCATCGTGATACCATATTCACGCAACTTCTCTAGAAAGATTTTGCGGTTGTGTTTCAGTGCCTTGAAGTTGATCGTCTTACGGTTATCGTAGTAGTCCCCAAGGTGAATGATCTGTTTGATATCATTCTCTAGAAGGTATGGGAAAAAGACATCTCTATAGAACTTCTCTTGATAGTCCATAAAGATGTCAGATGAATTACGAATACCACAGTGCGTATCATTTAAGATCGCTAATTTCATAATATACCTATTACTATTAAAATATAAGTGACATTATACCACGTGGGCAGTATAATGTCAAGCACTTATTCAGTAAAGTGTCCAGTCAAATCAGAGTCAACGTTTACTGCCCGTCTCTTACGTTGTTTCTTCTCTTCCTTGGCATACTGTTTGAACTCTGCATCGGCAGACTTAACAACATCAATACGTTGTCGTAGTATGTCAACAAAGGGTAGAACATTACTGTAGTCGGTGTTACCGTCATCATGAGTCAGATCAAGGAAGTTCTCGATTCCTGCCTCTGCGATATATTTCATCTTGATATCTTGTTGACGTTTTTCTTTCTGGATCCTACGTAGGAATGCATACCATGTAATTTGAGTGAAGTATGCGAATGCATTTGGTTTACCTGATCGTGTCGCAGCTTCTAGATTGTAGTTCTCGATTGCCTTCAGACAATTCTCGACTGCATCCATCACCATCTCTTCACGATAAGTGTACCTGACAAAGTTTGCCTTGTGTGACAATCCTTCACTAATCTTCAGAAAACATTCTGCGATGTAGTTAGGTACAACTGGTTTTGGTTTTCCCGCTTCCTTACACATACGTGCATGACTGACATAAGTAACCACCGCCTGTGAGAAGTCGGCGTTATTTACGTAATGCGGTTTTTCTTTTGGTTTCATATTATACATCACTCCTATTTAATGCATATTATATCACAATTTGGAATCAGAGTCAAGTTCTTTTATACAAACTCTGTTTCTTAAATCACTCGTAGAGAATCGGTGATCTCTTTGATTATAATAGATTTCTATTCCTCTGGAAGAACATATCGCTCTACCTGTAAACGTACCCGACTTATACTCCGAACCAATGATCCGTACATCTATATGTAACATAGACAAGATATCTTCTAGATCCTGTTCCGTGATATAAGGTATGATTTCGTCAACATACTCCACAGCATTCAACTGCGTGTATCGTTCGACTATAGTTTGGATAGGTTTGTTCTTTTCTTTACGATCGAGACTAGGATCTACCTGTAGACCACATATAAGGTAGTCACATTGATCCTTAGCCTCTCTTAACATTGAGACATGTCCAGCGTGTAATAAATCAAATGCTGAACAGGTAAATCCTACTTTTTTCATAATTTTTTCACTTTTCGCTTGACAAAGTTTGCACCGAACTGTATAATAGAAGCACTCTTCTGCCAGTCAGTACATGTAAATTTAGTGGATAGTTGGGAACGGTAAAACGTTACTCCCATCACTATCTTTCAGACCTGTATTTTCCTTTACATTATCTTCCATCTGTTTCATGATCTTTTCGAGTTGTTCTGTGGTCTCTTCTTCCATTTCGGCTCTAAGTTTTTCGACCTCGTTGACAGATGCCTGATACTGTCTCAACATGGCAGGCGCTGGATAAGTTATTGCTACAACATGCAAGGTTTTTATCAGACTATAAATTTCTGGGTCATCTTGGTATGTCATGAAGGGACGGAAAGAATGGTATCGAGTTCTGTCGTTCGCAATATCCGTCTGGAGTCTCAAGGCCCTTTTGACCACAAGATCGTATTCGGTCTCTTCTATAATTTCGGCAAGAACCTCTTCGCCTGTAGATAACTTCAGATGTTTAACTTCGTACAAGTCGATATCACTTATCATCTTTTTTCCCTTTCAAATTTATCGGATAGATTTTATACCTGAATCCTTCTTTGGTATAAATTTTAATTCTTTCCGCACTATGTTTTAACGTAAAATTTTTGTGTCCTTTAGTATGTAGGTCATCGGCAATGTCGTATAATTTGGTGGTCGCATCGTTATCTGACTTTCTCAATCCTCGTCCGATCGATTGAAGAACTTTGACCTGAGACTTGGAAGGACTAGCGAAAATGATATTATGCAAGTTCCGAATATTAATACCAGTGCTAAAAGTTCCAAGACTTGCGACAATGATTGCATTTTTCTGACCCTCTACTATTCCTCTGATTTGTTCACGATCGGTGGCGTCCACCTCACCCGACACATAAAATACTTTACGATCATCGTCTGCCATCTCCTTCACTTGATCATAAAGTAACTTACCGTGTTTCTCCACAAACTGGAACAAGACTAACGTGTTCCCTTCCTGAGATGTGGCGAGATTCGTGACGAACCGCAATCTGTCGGGGTTAGTAACTATGTAGTCAATCTCTTCCTGATAAGATTTGTCTTTCATCATTTCACAGATATCATTATGGTATCGTAACAACAATACCGAGATATCCAGATCCGCCAGTGTCTTGTCTTCCTGTAACTGTACAGTCGTGGTCACCTGATAGGTTGGGCCGAACAATCCTTCGAGTACAAGTTTGTTCGTCTCCGTACCGTCAAGTGTACCTGTCGTACCGAATCTATATGAGGCATTGATACACTTGTCCATCATCGTAGACAGAGACTTCGCCTTAAATAGGTGTACCTCGTCACCGAACACCGAATCAAACTGTGTGAACCATTCCGTACCGAATCGGTAGATCGACTGCCATGTAGAAATGATTACTCGTTTGTCAGTATTCTTTTCCTTACCTGAGTAGATGCGGTGCGCCTCGTTGGCAACATCCATACCGTAGTCTTCGAAATCTTTGTACATCTGTTCCACTAGACTTGTTGTCGGAACAATAATCAACACCTTATTCTCTGTACGTTCTAGTACCCACTTCATAAGGTTGTAGATAATAAACGACTTACCAGAACCAGTCGGTGACAATAATAGACATCGTTTCTTTTCTATACCATGTACAATCGCATCATACTGATATCCCCGAACATCGAATGGCGCACCATAGTCTTTCAGTTCTTTCATCAACTGGGGGTGATCGACTTTGTTCGTCATCGCTGGATGACCGTACTCTTCGTGTTCCACTAACTGTAGTGGGTAGAACCTGTCCGCACAGAATTTTTTCAGATGGTTGTAAAGACCAACAGGTAACGTCTTGGTCACCATGTTGTATAACTTTATTTTACCATCCCACCGTCTCGATTTATACGCAGGCATAAACCGATAGCCAGGTACAAAGAACGAGAAGTAGTCTCGTAGTTCCTGACTCTGGTGTGCATTACACTCTACAGATAATAGAGAGTGACTCTGCAATCCTATGCGAATCTGATTATCCATTCAGTAACTTATTCAGTTCTGTGTAACCACCAACGTAACACCAAGTCTCTCCTTCTACAACGAAGATCTGTGGTACGGTGCGAAATTCTTTACCAGCAATATCCTGTAGTCTATCCTGTTCTTCGGGTGCGACTTCGGTCAGACAACGATACTCGTAGTCCAATTCTTTTCTTTCTAGTACTGCTTTCGCCTGTGTACAATACCCACAGACAGGTGTTCCTATTACAACATATTTCATTATGATCCTGCCTCAAATTGTTTCCATCTGATCATATTACCGATCGTCTGGTGTCTCCAGTTAAGGTTATTTACTATTTCATTAAGTGTCTCAATTACGGTCTTTAGGTACGCAATCTTTTCTTCACTACGTTGAATCTCTGGGTCAGAGTCGTAGTAATGATCCATTTCGCCTTTGAGGATTTTTAGACCCCCGAATGGATCTGGTTCCCACCCTTTAGATTTAAGGGCGTTCTCATCCATCTTGCCATTGTAGTACAACCATTTGTCTTTCAACAAAATCTTCTGTACGTGTTCTGCACGTTTGAGTGACAACTTGGCTGTGGATATGTACTGCAAATATTTTGCATGTAACATCGGTGTGTTACGAGACGTTTCGTCTAGTTGATGTGTTGGGATTTGACAGTCTGTCTTCCACTCACTCAGTATCATTTCTAAATCTAGTTTCATAATTTAATCCTCACATTGTATATAGTCAATCATATCTTCCCAATATTCTTTAGCGTCATTAGGCACGACATATGCCATTGTCATTCTCCAACAATCTGTGTATGCACTATGGTAACATAAATCACCGTCACCATAATTACCGAAGTATCCTGCTTTCGCACTCCATCCCTTTTTATCGGGCATAGTGACTATCTCGTCATTCTCTTTATCGTACCACTTGAACCAACCATCACCAGTTTCACTCCACGTAAATAGGATATTATATGTCGTAGAGTTGGCGTTATTATGCCAATCAATAAAACCTTTGGGTGGGTATAACTGAGTTAATGCGGATTTTTTGAACCCGACCTCTAGTCGCATATCCTGATCAACATCGTCATAATCTTTTTTGTACTGAGTGTCAGTACCACGATAGTGATCTGGTTTTATTGGATATGAGAAGGCGGCTCTAGGTGAACCATTATGATCCTGACCCATCTCCAAAACTTTTCTTAGGTATTCTTCTGATACGTACTCTTCCCCACGCCCAAGTAGATCAGACAGAGGTCTATTAGTTTTGGTTATGTCATACTTTTCACGGTAGAGATAACGAAATCTTTCTAATATATCAAGAACCCTTGGATTCTTCAGTTCAACAAATTGCATATTAATTTAGTATAAAGTCAGAGAATCTAAATTCCACGTTAAAGGTTAAGTATTGTACAGTCGTTGTGTTGGCGGTCAGAGCAATTGAACCAATGTTAGTCGGTATGCAATCCTTATATCTGATCTGTACGTTAGAGTTATTATGACTAGACAGGATACTGACAGTAATGTCTTGGTGTGTATCGAAACTATTATCTGTCCGTGATGTGCCGTTGAGATTAATCGTTGACTCCAACCAACCCTGCATTTCTTTGTACGACTTCATATCTTCGTCTAGTATAATATCTAGCGATAAACTACCGTAGGTAATCTTGTCACCCGCTAAAGGTAGGGACGTGATTCTTGGTGTACCCAGTTCTAATGGAGAAACTGAACTGCCAGGATGTGTTACGCCCTGTGCGAAATACTCAAGGTTCGGGTAGTTTTGCCTACTAATTATAACACGAAACCCTGTGGGTTGCAAGTAGTTTTTGTTGTCGGTTAATGTTGCCATATAATAGTTCTCCTGTATCCTTCTATTTATACTCGTTATAAACCCTAAAATTAGGGGTTGACAAACTTTGCTACATACTGTATAATGTGTAACAGATGATGAGGAAAGTAAATGATTTTAGAACATAAAGATGCGTTATACGCAGCCAATGCTTTTGATGAGTTCTTCGGGAACATCGAACGTATTGATGAATACATGAGACAGGTCAAGATGGAACGTATGGAATCCTTTCCGTACTCTCTGCCTGGCATGGGGCCAGAAGAAGATCTGTTCAGCAACTTCGATATCCATCCGTCAGAGATGGAGTTTGTAATACAAGAATCGCCCGCAAATCAATTCATGTCCTATATGGAAATTGTTACGTCCGCACCTGTGGAGGCATCGATCCCAGGCAAGGGATTGAAGTGGGTGATCAAAGAAAAGAACACTAACAAAGTTATCGGTATGATTCGTTTCGGGTCTCCTACTATTAATAGTAAACCACGGAACGAATGGTTAGGACGACCACTAGACAGTATGAATCCAGAGGTTATGAAAAGGTTCAACGACTCCGCAATCATGGGGTTCAACATTGTACCTACTCAACCGTTTGGATACAACTATCTTGGTGGTAAGTTACTGGCCGCAATATGTTGTTCCCACTACACACGTGAAGCATTGAACAAGAAGTATGATAGTAACTTCTGTATGTTCGAGACCACTTCGTTATACGGATCAACTAAGTCTGCTTCGCAATACGATGGTATGAAACCATTCTTGCGATTCAACGGTTTGACAGACTCAAACTTCTTACCACTTATCAATGACGACACTTACCGCAGACTAAGTGCATGGTTCATTGAGAAAAACGGTGGTGAACCCTTGGTTCCTGTTGACGCCTCATCTCGTAAACTAAAAACACAAACCAAGATGGCATCTATCATCAAAGCCTCTCTCAAAGTTCATGATGAAGTTGCCTACAAGAAGTTCTGTCAAACCTACTCTAATGCAAAGGATCTGACCGAACAGAAACGTTCGTTCGTGTCCACATATGGTTACGAGAATGTACCCCAGTACTTGAACCTAGAAACAGATACATTGATCAAGAAAGAGAACTTTGACAGATTCTCTCTTGAGGGTGTTACCGCATGGTGGCGTAAGAATGCCGTCAAACGTTATGACAAACTCAAGAGTGAAGGTCGTCTGAGACGTACCGTGGAGACTTGGAACGTCAATGCAGACGATATCGATATTATAAGATAAGATTCTTATATATAATAGTAAGGCATTCATACCGAATGTCAAAAATAAAATAATCTAAGGAGATTATAATGATTACTAGTAACACTAAATTTAGTGGCGTTTCTGGCGCACTATCAAATCTTAAAGGTGAACGTGTATCCATTCAGGAAGTCATCGACACCGTCCTACAAATCACCAACATGAAATCAAAGACATTGGCTGACATGAAGACCAATGCATCTTACAATCCATCTGAAGTTGGTGTAGTTCCTTTAAATTCTCTTTATGTTGATATGACCTATCAACGTATCATTCGTCTTCAGAAGTTGATCAACAAACTTCGAAAGTTGGGCGGGTTTGACATGTACTCTGCTGGCGTTGTTGATATTGCGATACGACCTAGTGGTGACAGTTATGTATGGGACGGTCTAAGACGTTGCATCATGGCTGGACTATGTGGATTGACTCACGTGAAGTCATCTCAGTTCGTACATCCAATGAACGCCTCCAATGAAGATTGTCAAAAACAAGAGGCAAGATATTTCAAGTCTCGTAATGCAGACCAAGAAAGTATGAAGGCAGAAGAAATATTTAAATCAGAAGTTGTTTATGGTGACCCGAAAGCACTAGAACTTTTGAGACTAATTAAAAACTGTAGACTCGACATCGAAGGATTAAATCCAGGCGGCCGAATTTTCGGTGGGTTTGTCGAGGTACGTGACAATTACTTCAAGAAAGATAAAATAGAAGACGAGTATTTTATTGAAGCGTCAAGTATTATTCAAAACATTTATCCTAAAGAAGTTATCTCTGGTTACTTGTTGACTGGTCTTGCGTATCTTTTAACTAAGAACGAAGATTCAGATATATCTTACTCAGCCGAAGAACTGGTAGAAGCTTTACGTAATTACGCATCAGTCAATCAGAAACAAACAGATCTGATCCGTGGTAGACTGGCAGGAAACGCAAGAGGTAGTATCGCTTACCTAATCGCAAGACGTGTACTAAGAGATAACAACGGACTTATCAATTCTATTGGATTAGATGAAGAATCTATGAATTTAGTTGACGAAGCGGCTTGACATTGACCTAAGAGTTGTGGTATAATATACCCATATTATGCGGAATTAGTATAATGATTACATTAGGTGTCCAACCTAAAGATGGAGGTTCAAGTCCTCTGTTCCGCTCCAATCTCTCTCTTACCCCTCTTCGGAGGGGTTTTTATTGCCCATAAAAAAAGGGAGTCCGAAGACTCCCTCTAAAATGCGGTGAGTTAACCTCACTCTTATTTTTATACTTCTTATGTGAGGATGTTGTCCACACGGAAGATACGGTAGTACTGGTTAGACTTAGCAGCTGCAAGTCCGTCAGCAGGTGAAGCACCAACAAATGGGTTAGAAGCCATGCCGTAGCGAGTCTTGAAACCGATTTTTGGTTGGAAAGTGTCTTCACTAACTGCTTTAACCATTTGTAAAGGTACATATGGGCAGTAGAATAGACCACTGTCATAAGTGTTAGTACCTTTATAACCTACAGTAACGTAGTTTGCAGTTGCATATGGATCGATGTATACTTTGATACGACCGTTCAATAGACCAGCAAAAGTGTTACCAGTATCATCTACTTGTAGGTTGTTGCTGATAGCAGGACTGTAGTCTAAAGAACCAGAAGCAGCTAGAGCAGTTGCAACGTCTGAAGAACAGATTACAACGTTACCTTTACCACGGCGAGTTTCTTTAGCGATAGTGTTACATTCACGATCGATTTGTACAGTTAGACCTTTGAACTTCTCAGCAGACCAACGACCATCAGCATCAGTTGATAGATCGAAGATACCGTGTTTAGCTACGTTATCTTGTAATGCACCAGTTTTTGCCTGAGTGTTGATAGTACGGATAACTTCACGGTTGATTTCTGCAAGGATCTCAGTTGACAAGATGTTCGCCAACTCAGTCTCAGCGTCTAGACCGTGGATTGCTTTAAGGTCTTGAGCAAGTTCAAGCGAGTATTCCGCTTTCAATGCACGTGACTTAGCAGTTACAGTTGCTTTCTCGATTGAGAAACCCATTTCGTTGAATGAAGATGATGGATCAACACCTGAAGAACCTAGTCCTTCTGCGTGTGCAGTTTCCATACCACCAGCAACGCTAACGTCACGGTTAGTATCAGCAGAGTCGCCTGGGCCGCCTACAACACCGTCAAAACCAGATACACCTTTAGAACCTACTGAACCAGCAGAGTCACCAGAGAATACTGCATTTGGTTCTGCGATAGCTAGTGCTTCAGTACCAGACTGAGAAGTGTAACGTGATTTCATTGCGAAGATAAGACCAGTTGGGCCATTCATCGGTTGAACACCACACACATCATATGCGATTAGGTTAGGCATTGCACGGCGTACTAGAGAGATCAATACTGGATCCCAGTTCGCTACTGCGCTACCTGTTGCGTTAGTTGGAGCAGCTTCTGTCATGAAACCGTGTTCTGCACTACGTTGTTCCGCAAGTGCTTTCTCTTGGTTTTCTAGAACAGCAGCAGTTACCGCCATACGATGACGGTCTTGGATTTCACCAGCAGAACTTTCGTTCAGTACTGGAGACCATTTTTCGATTAATTGGTCGTAAGATTGTTGCATAATAGTAATTCCTTACTTAATAGTTTTCTTGATTGCGTTAACATACTGTTCCATCGCACTAGAAACTTCAACCGTTTGGTCTACGTCTTCAGCAACAACTTCAACTTCTTCGTTAGCGCTTGGTTCTTTTGAGAAGTGAGATTCGATTACAATACCAACTTTTTTGGCGAAGGTTTCTTCGTCATCAAAATCAATACTTTCTACAAGTCCTTTTAACTTCTCTACTTGTGTTTCAGCAAGACCACGAGCAGATTCAGCGATGATTGCTTCACGCTTCAGTACTTCGAGTTCTTCACTTAATTTAATTGCATCACCAACCTGACTGTTCAATTTCTCTTCCAGTTCAGATACTTGTTCTGCTAATTCGTCAACTAGGTCAACTTTGGATTCAGGAACATCGATATAAGACTCTGTAAACAGATCCTTCATTTTGTCCATGAAAGTTTCTGCGATTTCAGTACGTAGACCGTTCTGTACCGCTACTTTGTTTTCTTCCATCCAAGATTCAACTACGTAGTTTAAGTAAGAATCTACTTTCTCAACAAGATCAGTCTTGATAGACGATACTTCTTCAGATAGTTCTTCTTTGTACTGTGACTCTAAACGATCTACTTCTTCAGATAGTTTAGATTTAACAGCGGCTTCAAAAATTACAGCAGTTTTTTCTTTGAACTCTTCAGAAAGAGTTGCTTCAGATTCTACCAACTTATCCAACTCGGAAGTTGTGTCGATAGTTTCTGCAACAGTCTCTCCAGCTACTTCTAGGTCTTCACCCATCAACTTGCCGTATGATGCTTGTAGGTCTACTTTCTTCATAGAATTAAGTTTACCATACATTGCACTAATCATACCAGCTTTAGTCTTAGGTACAGGTGCCTGTTTAGTAGCGTCAGCAGCCTTATCCACAGATGCGATAGACTCTGGTTCCGTTACAGGAGCAGCGTCTGCCTTACCTTTGGCAGTAGGTGCTTGTGCTTCTTCGAGAGTTTCCTCCACGATTTCGTTATCAATTTCATCGTGAAGTTCTACTTCGACTTTAGTTTCATCAGTCATTAGAGACTCCTTACATACTAGATTTGATTAACGAGAGGAAATTCTTAAACTCCCGAATCTGCACTTCTGGACGAAATGCTTTCGGAGCGGTTTTAATTTCAGTCTCAATATCTTCAATTATTTGGGGTTCCAAAATGCCGTTATTCCAAACCCAATCTACACCTTCCATGATTCCATTGACAAAAGCGTCAGGTGCTGAGGGGTCTTGCACGATATCTACCGTGTTAAGAATAAAGTCGTCTTTGACGTACATTGCGCCATTTTTTTGTTCCAAACTTCCCATTCCACGAGTTGACACTCCTAGTTGTACACCACCATCAAGGAGACCTTTAACAATCTTACCCATTGGAGTATCCAATATTTGTGCCTTTCCGACCACATCATTTCCCTCAAACTTGAGGTCTGTGATGAGATGCGAAACTTTGTCTAAGTTAACAGTAGGCCCTTCAGGATGATTCAATTCACCCACGGCACGTTTCTTGCTAACTTGTTCTGTAACGTACTTATTTACCGCAGATTCCATAATTGGTTTCGGGTAGATACGTCCGTTTCTATTCTTTGATTCTGTTTGAATGAAGATTCCTTCAATGACGTAGTTCTTCTCGCCATTCTCTTTCTTCTCTACAATGCACTGTAGATTATCTTCTTTGAATTCACTAATTAACTTCATTTGAGTTTACCACCTAGTGATTTTAATGTAGTTTTCAATGTCTTCATTGCTAACGCCTGAGTTTTGAAAACGTCTAATTTGTCACCATCAATATACACACAGAAACCTTTTGGTTCCTTTACGATGGCGACTGGTACTTTAACAGATCCAGTTGACTTTGCCGAATACACGACATCACCCTTATACTTGGGTTTTGCTTTCTCTCGAATCTGTTTAAATGTTTTCACTATAAGTTTTTTCCTTATTCGTACTTTTATTTATACAAAAAAAGTTTTTTAGATGAAATTATTATTAAGAAAATTCTTCTTCAGATTCTACTTCAACTTCAGGTTCTTCTTCGACCTCTTCTACCTCGATATCCTCTTCAGATTCAACCTCAGTTTCTTCTTCATCTTCAAAGTCAACCTCAAGTTCGAAATCTTCAACATCGATGTCTTCACCGTTGTTGTTGAAGATATTTGCGGCTACATTTACCTTCTCTGCTTCCAACGCATCTTGCATCTTACTACCCAACATGTCATTGAATAGGTCGCCTGCTTTGTTGTAGTTGGTCGCTTGAATTGCATCCACGAAGTTATCGAGGTTTAACTCCATCTGTGTCTTTTCAACTTCAGGTACTTCTACTTCAGCTGTTTCTGTTTCACTCATGATTTTCTCCAATTAAAATTCTTCGTCTTCATTACCTGTTTCTGCATTGGCTTCGGTTGCGATTTGTTTCAGGATATTCTCAACCTCATCCTCTTGCATTTGTAATACATTTTTCCAAACCCATTCTTTAGAAAAGTACTCACCAACATATTGAGATACTTGATCCATAGTCTGTAGACGTTCACGTAGAACCTCTGCTTCTTTGAGTTCAGAGAAGTGGTTGTCACGGATAAAGTCAACCGTGACATCATTCTTCCACTCTTCCCAATCCTGTTCAGTGATAATACCTTTGAGGATTAGTTGTTTCTTTAGAATATGTAGGAACAGATTAGAGAAACGTTTTCTCAGTCTGTCAATAAACTTCTGGAACTTAACTTCGTCTCGGTTGATCTCTGTTGCACGACCCAAAGAGAACTGTGCCTCTTGTTCTAGACGTGAAAGAGGTACGTTCAACGCACGATACAATCTCTTCTGGAAGTAGATGATATCATCAATCTGTCCAAGGTTCTCACCGCCAGGCAGTGTAGAGATCTCTGTACCACGACCACCTTCTTTACGTGGTAACCAGAAGTCTTCCAACATAGACATATGTTTACGGTCATCTTTCAATTGACCTGTGTTCGCATCGTAGACCAACTTGTTACGATAACGAGACATGATGTCTTTCATGTGTTTCTCTGCCTTCTGTGTAGGCAAGTTACCGACATCTATGTAAAAGATTCTACGTTCAGGCGCACGTGCGAGACGGTAGATTACCAACGAATCTTCCATCATACGCAATTGGTTAATTGGTTTGATTGCCTTGTGTAGGAAAGATACTACACGTTTTCTAGAAGGATCTAATAGACCAGATGTAACATAGGATACTGAATCTGGACTTAGTCTAACACCAGACTGCGCTCCTGCTTTCTCTTGATAGATATAGAACTCATCTGTTCTATCTACAATTTTTGCGCCTGTCTTAGGATCTTTCTTATACTTAACTTCTCGAACCTTACGCATTTTAGCTGCATCAATGGGACGAATCTCTTGGATACCCATCTTTGCGTTTGACTCGTTCACGACCAAGTGATGGTACAAACGACCATCTACATACCATGAACGGAAAATATCGTGACCTAATTCGTTGAAGTTCAACATACCACATATGGCATCAAACTCTTCAACCATTAGTTTTTTGATTTTGTCTGATGTCTTAACGTTATCGAGATCGAGTTCTACAGGTGCTTCCATTTCGGAACCAGACACCGACTCGTTTACAATATCTTCGATAGCTGCATCGACTTCAGGATGTTGTGCAACACCCCTATACTTTTGAATCTGTTGGGTATTATCCTTCGCATCCGCACCATCCATATCGATGTACGAACCAAAGTGTGACCCTGAGGCTGTGACGTATCCAGCACCATCGGGATCTGCCGTTGGTACAATAGACTGAAGTTTTTCCTTTTCTTTCGGTTGGTTTGTTGTTCTTTTGATCTCAAATCCAAAGAGTTTTAAACCGTTATTCTCGTCCGCCATTTAAATTCCTCAAAACCTTAATAGTAAAATGAAAGGGGGAAAATCCCCCCTTCCATTCATTACTTATACTAGAATTAACTAGTAGTATTTGACTCCCAGTATTGGATAGCAAATTCTACAGTAAATTCTTCGATTGCATCATTAGTCTCGTAAGACAATGCAATCTCCCCTACGTTAACAGGGAAACAACCACGGAAGTTGTATGTTTTCAATACATCTCCATTGCGGTCAAGTTGATCAACGGATAGATCCGCTTCGTAATCTACAGGGTTAGACAAACCAGTATTCGCAGCGTGTGCGTTGATACCGTTCATCCAACGTTCCATAGCATCACGAACACTGAAATCAGTATCGTTGATGATTGTTACAGTCCAGTTCTGGAAGGTACGATCGCCAGCAATCTTCAATTGGCGTCCACGGAACGGTACGTTTACCAATGCCATTTCTGACACAGGTAACTGCGCTGTCTTACACAAGAATGATGATAGTTCTACATCACCACCAGCATAAGCAGGGAAGTTCAATGTTGCCTTGAAGAGATTGGGGCGTGCGCCTCCACCACGGAGTTTTGACTTAAAGTCATCTACACCTAATACAGCCATTTTCTATCTCCTCTTATACCGTGCCAACTACTTCTTCAAACTCAACACCAGTTCTAACTGCAACGAAGTTCAACGTTACGAAGTTAATAGAACGAGCGGGTTTGATGAAGATTGAAGCGATAAATTCATTTCTATCAATGACTGCTGGTGTGTTATTTGTTTCGTCACAAACGACACGGAAGTCAGTGATACCTCTTCGACCCTGTACTTCACGAAGTAAAGGTTCTACGATGTTTGTAAATTCAGCACGAGTAAACTCATCATTGAACTCAAACATTACGTTCTTAGCAGCTAAGGCGATTTGTCTTTCTAGTACAAGGAACAATCTACGAACGTTGATTCGGTCGAATGCACTTGGACGACTTTCGAAAGTTTTATCACCAAATAGGATAACACCACTGCCTGGAATATTGGCGATTGGGTTAATGCCTGCTTTATACAGAGTATCTCTCTCTGATTTGTTAGGGTTAGATAAAATGTCTGTTACACCCAAGTAGTTACCTCGTCTCTGACCAGCAGGAGAGAACCAAGGTGCAGCTACTGCATCAGTACCAGCGAATAGACCAGCAGTTGATGAGTTAGCAGGGATGTTAACATACACATCGTTGTACTTGTCATATACCTTCAAGAAGTTATTATCAACAACTAGGTATGATGATCGGGTACAACCACTCGCAAACGAAGTAGTGCCAGTTACAGGAGTTGATCCTGTGATAGCAGCTCTATCGGGGGAAGTAGTTACAACACAATCTTGACGACCTTTAGCGATAGAAACAAGATCATTTACAACGGTGTTACCGTCAGTCTTGTTAGGATGCAAAGGTGCGATTAACATATCGACTTGTACAGTTTCAGTATCTTCGAACAGATCAAAACCAGTAGCGTATTCAGAAGTGCCGATAGCACCACCGTCTGTACCACCACCTAGTTTAACCTTAGACTTAGCGTCACTCCAATCAGTACCACCTTGTGACGGTATGAAAGCGTGAGAGTAGTCTTCAGCTGAATCAACAGTAGGTTCTGCGCCAAACTTTGCTGCGAAGTTATTGTGAGTTGATCCAAACGCAGAGTCATCCCCAAAGTATGGGTTATAGACATAGTTAGACTGATTGTTGATTACGTCACTGATGTAGTTCGGTGCGCCGTCTGTAGACTTAGCGCCTTTCAACATAGATACATGTGGGAAAGTTTCAAGAACTGTACCAACAGTACCAGAGATAGCACCAGTACGGTCAACTACCGCAACGTGTATCTCATCGTTAGCACCACTAGAGTTTAGGTTTGACAGGTGAGGTGAAGTGCCTGGAGCCTGATCAAACTGACCAGCATAAGACCATGCATCAAAGAAGTCAGCACTAGTGTCTGAATCTGTACCAGCAGGACAGAATGATACTTCAATAGCATCACCTAAAGCACCAGCGTATCTAGATACAAATGATCCAGTTTTGTTGGTGTTAGCGGTTCCTAATGTCAGTGTGTCGAAATGTGATTTATTCTTAATTAATACTTGTTCACCATCAGACTCTTGATAAGATTCTAATATGTAAGAAGACGAGGAATTAACTGCGCCGTCGCCCACTTCACGAACAACGTAGAGTGAACTTGAGTATCGTAAGAAAGAAGCTGCGGACAAAAAGTCCACATTATTTGATGTGTCGGGTGAGCCAAAGACACTAACTAGACCAGTTTCATCTGCTACTAGTGTGCGTTCTTGTACAGGCCCCCAACGAAAATTCCCTACAAAGGCGCCAGTTGATGACGTAACACTGGGTACTACACCAGTGAGATCAATCTCTTTGACTACAATTGCGGGAGAAGCTGATGTTGCCATAACTTTTTCCTTTTTATCGGTTGCGAATTATAAGTGTACATTATACGGATTTTTTCTTCAATACCTTTATTTATACTTTAAAGATTTTCAGTCCCATTCGTGTACACCTACCTCACCTTGTAAACGTTCTAACCACTCTGTCATATCTTCGTCTGGTCGCATCTGTTGTTCTTCCATTTCGATGTGTTCTGATCCATCATCAATGAATCCAGCTGGAGGCACATCATTCTCGATTGCCAACATCTTCTCTTCAAACATCATCTGTTTGAGGTTGATATCTGTCATGTCAGCAAAGAACTGAGTTGATACAAAGTATCCGAACATAACTAGATTCATCATCAAGTCATCATGGTTACCGTCAGATGCCTCGTAGGATTGACCCTTACCTACGAATGTACTGATTTCCATGATTGTGTTCTCGTCCATTATCTCTAGTTTGCCTTCCTCAAGTATATCCTTGATGGCGGTACAACCAAGACGTTTACTCTTGCGAGTCATCTCGATACCGATAGAGTTTGCTTTTACTGCGGATGATACGAATACATTCTCATATTCTAGATCATAATACAGACCGTTACAAACAACCGTACCTTGGTCATTCGACTCAATTACCACATATGCTTCGTTGTAGAGAGTGGAATACTTATATATAATATTAGGAAAAAGCACAGGCGATATAGAATTATTGCGATAGACGGCAACCTGTTTAAATGGTTTCGTGCTAATGTCGATTACGTTAAACGTAGAATAGTCCTGTCCTCTTCCCTTCGATACATCGACACAGACAAGGTATTCATGTCCTTTTTGTGGTTTATCGTAAACTAGGAAGTCCCCACCATTGAGGTATTCGATAGGTGGTTTTGCACGTAGGGATAATAATGTTTCTGCGTTGATTAATGTATCACCTGTTCCAAAGAAGGTGTTACCAAATTCTTGATCGAACTGTAGTTGTGACGTGTTCGCAACTGTTTGACGCTTCCACTCCTCATCTCGGCCTGGCACATCATGCCAGTTTACCTCAAAGGGTTTGAACTCGTTTACTCCTTGCTTTGCTCCAGTCCAGATTTTCTCGAATGGATTCCCAATGCCGTTCGCAGTGGAGGTAATAATGACTTTAGTTTCTCGACCAGCCGACACGACAGGATATGTGGAAGTGTAGAATTCATTTGCTCTTTCCACAAAAGCGAACTCATCAAGAAACAGGAGGTTGACAGACATACCACGAATAGAACTGCCTGAGGTGGCAGCCGCAATAATTCTAGAGTTATTACTAAACTCAATACTACCTTTATTGAGTGCTTTACAACCTGGCTGTAAAAAGAACGGTAAGTTTTCCAATGCGAGCGTAACACGACCTAACATCTCCCTTGCAGTTGCACCTTTGTTGGCAAGCACTGCGATTGTTTTTTCGGGATGGAATATCGCATACCATAGAATATACACTACAGACGAAATACTCTTCCCAGATTGACGGCAGGCAAGTACTACGCAGAAGCGGTTATCGTTGAAATGATTGAACATCTTCTCTTGATATGGATACAAGTTAAAGTTAACCAGTCCGTCATCAAGTGAGATAATCTTTACGTAGGTTCTTGCAAAATACGCTGGGTCATTCATACACTTAGCGTATTCTTTTACCGACTCCTCAGTCCATTCCTCCGCAACACCATCCTTCTTTACGTTGGGATTGCCGAGGTAACTATTCTTTTCCGCTGGGTTCAACATCAATCACTTTTTCCTCATCACGTAGTATTCGCTGAAGGTCAGCAGTAGAACCTATAAACACATTGTTGTTGGTGGTGCCACCATCTTGACCAATCTGTTTGGGTTCTTGTTTAATGTCCTTGTTCTTCTTATTCAAGTCCATCAACTTATCGTTCACGTCCGAGATGTTTTTGATCATCCCAGATAATACTTCGAATGCACGAGGGTGTTCTGACTCTCGTGCCACTTCGATCATGAGTTCCAACGACTCCCTACCCTTCTCGATTAACTCGTAGTAGGTGTCTCTTGAATATTCATAATCGGTATTAACATTTTTGTTGTCATCTGTCATTCTGCTTCACTGTCAAGGCTTGTTACATTAAATCCAAAGTCATCATCTGGACTTACATTAGATGGTGTAGGTGTTATATTTATCCCACTTGCAAATAGGTCACTATCTTGTGGGCCTTCATTCATTAGGAAGAAGTTTGTATTCACTTCTCTAATGATAGGCGCATCTTTGTCTGGGCCATAGAAAGACACTTTCATCTCGAAGTCTAGTGTATAGAGAATGGTACGTCTTTGACCTACCGATCCTTCGAAGTCGTCCGAGAATGTAACACCGTTCAATATGATGGGGGTGTCTTCTGTAATCTCTGAGTAATCAGCAAACGGTTTAACCGATACTGTGTACTGGGGATTGAAATATGGTATGACCTGTTCCACGATCTGTAGTGCATCGTCTTGTGACTTGGCATATACGTTCAACTGGAAACCAATTGTATATGGAACAGATGTATAAAATCTTTTCTTTTTGGTATTGTCTGTGGCAGACCGTGTAAACTTATTTACCTTGGGTAACTGTCTCTCTGGATCGTATGCAATGTTTGTAATCTCGAAAGACATACGTGGGAGTTTCATTGCAACTCTACGTTCCGCTTCCTCTCCCTTTGCCATCTCTGCGAGACGATCAATAAATGATCTACGTGGAGCATACGACAACGGAACCTTGACCTGAGATATTGTTGCGCCCGAAGAGTTCTGTCTCAACACGTGTATGTTATTGAACATAGAACCGAATACCGATACGGCAGTTCTTACTCTCTTGTTATAAAACCAAGTACCAAACATTAGAACATATCTCCGAATGGGTTAGACTCTGAGAAGTCTAAGAAGTCTGCCTCAAAATCATCAAATACTTTATTCTGTGCAGTAGGTTGTATTTCCTGTAGATCTTCTACAAGTTTAGGAACCCACTGAGCGTTAGATGATGCACCGACTACAGATCTCGATGTTGAGAATGTTTTGAATGTACCATCAGTACTACCAACATGAGCGAGTTGAAGTATGCGGTCACTATCTGACCAACGAGTAACTTCACCTTTAATCGTATAACTTGCGTTGGTTTGGGTAACAGTCTCTCCGATCAAGAAGTCAGATGAATCTAAGTTTTCGGCTGTAGTAACTGTAGGCAGATCAGAATAAAATGAACCAGAGTCAACTATATTTACAGATGTGACAACACCATCTGTTATGTTGGTCGTCAACACCGCAGTAGACCCTTCAAAATGTTCTAGTAGGGCAGTATTAGAGTTACTATCAAATGCGGAAACCACTTCAGTGAATGACGTTACTGGAGCAGGTTGCGATGAAACAATAATGTTTCCGACCATGTTCTCATGACCACCTACAGTACATTGATAGGTGTAAGTTCCTGTCGCAGAAGGTGTGAATGTTGTCGTTCCACCTGTCTCTGTCACCAGAACATTGTTCCCATCATCTTTTATCTCAACAGGGTGACCACCAGAATTGTTCTGTAGGACTAATGTATCTCCATTGATGATATTGATATCGGGATCAGTAAGATCTGTGATTTCACCGTTTCGGTCAGACTGACTCGCATCAAAGGTATAATCACTACCATCACCACTAGCAATAGTTAGAGTATACGATTGTGTAGTGTGAGTTGTCGTAGATGTTCTTCCGTCAAATATGTCAGCTTTACTTCCAGCTAACGCACGGAACTCATCGATTTTGCCTAAAAAACCAGAATAAGAAACTCCACCGACTGTACGTGGCGATTCCGAACCTAATGAAACCGTGTTGGAAGTAATTAATGATAGGTTTCTAGTCGTGTCACTATCTAAAATTTGTGTGCCGTCTAAGAAAGCGTATATGCGACTATTTGTACCAGAACCATTACTATCAAAACCAATAACTAAGTGATGCCAAGTATCATTCGTAAGACTAGCATTAGTTAAAATATTTGCATCTGGTTCACCAGATAAAGGTTCCCTGAAAGAATATGATATCCTACTTTGATCATCTATACCCCAAGTCATTATATTAGGATCGATGGAGTTAGTACCAGCAACAGTCATGAACGACTGATATTGACCATTTGTGGGAACCGAAAGTTGACGTAAAAAAAGTTCGACCGTACCGTTATCACTAGCAAATAAGAAATTCTGGGTAAAACCTCTATCTAGATTTGACGATAAGGAGTTTTGTCCAAACTTAGCAGTAGTCTGAGGCGCAGTGAGTGTTACTGTTGGTGCCGTTACATAACCCTTACCACCTTTGACAATATCAACCTGACGTACACCACCAGTAACAGGATTAAGGTTTTGAATATTCATCTCTAGAGTGTTTTCTGAAGACGGTTCCATTGTGACTTTATACTGGTAAGCACCTTCATACTCAATTTGATCAATAGATGCAATGTTAGTATCAAAGTCTTCGTCACTATATTCAAACAACTCACACTGCATTCGGAATACAGGTAGTTGACTCAGTTGATAGAACGGAGTCTCGGTCTCTACCTTCATTACCTCAAACATAGAGTTTGACATCGGTAGGTAAATCACATCACCTTCACGTGGACGGAAACCAACCTCTGCTAGGTTGTCGCCAATTAGTTTCTTCCAACGTCTACGTGCAAATACGAATGTTGCCTGATCACGCAATTCGATACCAAATTTAGTGAACAGGTCACCCTCTCCATCGAACCCTTCGGTATTCTCGATGTAAGTCTCGATCTTGTACGCATCAGTAAATCGTGAAGGAACATCATCAGCAAAGATTTTATCCTTGTTGACAATTTCACGTGGGATGTAGTATACGTCCTCACCATAGAACTTCAGAGACTCGATTACGAGATCTTCGTAAAGACTTTGTTCGGATCGTACCTTTTTGCTGATATACGGATTTGTTGCCATATTACCCTGCGAAGAAGATAGGGCCTACATCTTCCTCTTCCCTAAACCTAGTACGAATCTGTTCAAGTTCATTGTTAGCGTCCTCAAATATAGAACGACCACTGATCTGAACACCCCCAGGCAAGGTCATGCCATCAAACTTTAATAGGTTGGTTCCCCATTGCCTTTTGATAATTGCGGTTAGATACTCTTTAAGAAACTTGTGATTGAACAGAGAATTGTAATCACCACCAGCAGATTCTTCAGATGGAGTTCTGATACCATAGACTTCGATAACAATGTGATCGCCTACAGTGAGTTTCTCGGAACTCAAGTAGTAGTATAAACGATTACCTTGTCGGTCAAATGTAGTTTCGGGCGTACCGCTTAGTTTCATATCAAGTAATGATAGATGTTGTTGCATTTGTTCGTAGTATGCAATGTCACCAGCATAGTTGTTCAAATCGGTGACATCGTTCAACATCATCTGATACTTGATATCAAAGAAATTTGTTGTTTGTGAAACAGTGTTGATCGGGAACATACGAACAACAGTGGAGATGGATGCATCTCCGAGATCGATATATCCGTTGTTAACAATGTCTTGAGTGACGGCAAACGACATGTAGTGTCTACGTGAACCATCTGGATGATTCTCACGGAACCACTGAAGTGCCTCGTCTACACGATCTTCTAGTTGTTCGTCATCGACATTTATTTCAAGAACAGGCGCACCCAAACTACGTAAGCAATAATCTATTAGTTCTTGTCTAGTGTTAGGACTTGCCATATCTCTTCTCTTAAATTAATTAGTATGTTCCACCGTCAATAGCAGTAAGTCTAACTCCGCCAGAGGTAACAGTAAACTGATTAGTTGATCCACCATCCGATTCAGCAATACCGTCAAACTTAGCAACACCTACCACACTTGTAGTCGCAATATCAACATTAACCGTAAGTGTGTTTGCAGCGTCATCGTAAACAGAACCAATACTTTGACCATCTGTAAATAAAGTATTAACACGATCATCAATTGTTTCGGATAGATCATGAATCGTTGCTTCAACGGTTTTGTTGAATACCCATCTGTCGTTCGATCCATCATATGTAAGAGATGGTGGACTACTGAATGAAGATGAACCAATAATGATACCAGCACCATTAGCTGCTGTTCCATCATCTGCACTGTCAGCGAGGGTAAGAACAAGATCATTAATTGTTACTTCAGTACTATTTATTGTTGTTGTAGTACCTTGAACAGTTAAATCACCTAGGATAACAACTTCACCCGAATCACCAACAGGGCCTGGATTCAAGAAAAGAGTTGATTCACCAGCGTCAGTTGTACTGATTGTGTTACCATCGATTCGAATATTGTCAACATCAACTTGAGTAAGTCCTGCCAGTGTGGTAGAGGTCGCACCAAGATCGATTTCGGTAGTACCGATTGTTAGACTGTCGTTCGCAAGTTTAACGTTGGTAACACCGCCGTCTTTAATACGGAGTACATCTGAGTTTGTCTCAATAGTAGCATCATCTACACCTACAGCGAGAGATACAGAAGCACCAAGAGCTACACTGCCACCGCCACTCAGACCATCGCCCGCAGTAACGGTTACTGCACTATTTGCGAGTTTGCCGTTTGCGATAGAACCAGCAAGTTGATCATTGGTGATCGTACCACTCAGAGATGAAGTTGGGTAACTAGTCGCATTTGTTAAGTCAAATGCTGGTTGAGCAACGGAGTCACCCAATGAAACACTTACACCGCCATACTTAACTGCTGTATTAGTCAAGTTATAAGTTACTGTATCATTAGTGACAGCAGATGTTAGTCCAGTACCGCCAGCGAAGGTTAGATTAGTACCAGTAGTATATTTGTCAGAGTCGGCTGCATCATCCACCAGTGTGATGACCATAGACAGTGCGCCTGTCTGAGCGTCAACATATTCTTTGGTGGTTAATGAGTTAGTACCAAACCCAGTTCGGTCTTTGTATCCTACTGGAACGGTTACTGTTGCTGTACCGTTTGGTGAAAGAGCTAATCCTACATTAGTATCGGTCACACTGATAGTGTTACCGTTAAATCTTAGACTATCAACATTCCACGAGTCAACTTTAGAATTAGCATCTAGAACAACTGCTTTTCCGTTTGCTATTTGACCAGCAGTTGCACTCAATAAGTCAGTGTAATACTTACCACCGATGGCACTTATATTTGCAGCTTCACCGTTACCATTTTCAGATCCCCAACCGATAAATAATTTACCGCCAGTGGTTCCTTCCCAAGAATATGCCAGTTCACCAGCGCCAAGAGTGGATGGGGATACCGCAACTCCTGATCGTTTAATTTTAATCTCAGTTGCCACTAAAAGTTTCCTCCGTTAATGAACTGTTTTTCTAATGTTTTCGTTGCTTCGAAATTCTCTGAAGATGCATTGTAAACCAATACACTTCCGTCTTGTTTTGTGGTAGTGTCAACCCCTATTATATTGTTGATGTCGCCCGAAGATGTCCGAACATTGCTCACAGGTCTCCCGACTTTAAATGAGAATACTTTGGTTCCACCGCCAACCTTTACTTCGGTTACGGTATTCCCTCTACCTGTTCTTACATCTAGTGCCACTTTATTTACCTAGTTACAGATGGGTTTACTTTTATTTTACCTTCTAGAATACGTTCTATAATCGTAACGCCATTTTCATCATTAAACGACAACTCAACATCATACACATATCTTCCCGAAGTATTCAATGCATCAGTCTGAATATTAGTTAAAGCGAGAATAACTATACCATTACTTTTAGGATCTTGAATAGTACAAGTAAATTCTACAGTATCATCTGCACCTGAGTTATAATTCCTCTTCATCTTAGAAGCGACTGTGTAACCAGTGAGGTCTTTTACGGAACCATCAGCTTCCTTTAGATGCATTTCAATTGCAACATCAGCGCCTTGATCGATTGAAAAGTCTTCGTAATTTGCCATAAACCTATTCTAAAAAGTAGTTTTCTTTGTTTTATTTATAAGAATTGCAACCTTTATTTAGAACTAATTTCGGTTAATAAGTCTTCTCGGAAATCCTTACTTACCTCCCTACGATCATAGATGTAAGAAATTGTGTGTCGCCAACACTTAGTTTTAGCTGCATGGTACATTAATTTTTCTGGTTCTCCGTAATGACCAAAGTATCCTGCTTTGAGTGACCATCCTGGCTTATCTTGCATATACACAACCTCTTTCTTTTCAATGTCCCAGTATTTGAAATATCCCTCTCCAGTTTCACTCCACGTAAAGATAAGATTCCAAGCAGCTGCATTAGCGTTATTATGCCATGCGATATAACCCCCAGGCGGATAAACCGCATGTAGTGCATTATTCCTACAACCTAGGATATCCATTATACCAAGGTTAGTGCTGGATATATTTTTATACGCAAATTCTCTATATTTTATTTTTTCTGATGTCAATTTATAAGATGGGGAACGGTTTTTATCCAGAAAAATCGGTTTTTCTTTTTGATTAAATCTCAATTCATAACCATGTATAGTTTCAGGAAAACCATCATGTTTACGTCCCATAGAGATAATATCATGTAAATATTCATCACTAACAAATTTATCGTCTGGATCTGCGTTTCCTGTAAGCATTGCGTTTTCTTTGAAACTATGAATATCTGAAGTGCGTGTAAGCAACGATTGATTTAAAACTTCTAAAAGTTCTTCGTTTTCTACAGGTATAACTCGCATTCTATCATTATTTTCAATCATTATTTTTTCTTGCCTTTATCATCATTTGAATTAAAAAAATGAAAATCTTTTTTAATACCACAAGAATAATGTCTTAACACTACTGGATTCTCTGGACGTGTTATTTCCCAGTTCCAAGCGTTGTAGTAGTTCCAACGCATGTCATCATCAAATATACCGACTTTTAAATCTTTATATTTGGATTCTTTCTTTGTCAACCACCAGAGAGAGAACTGATCCCAAGCTTGAAGGGATTTTGCATATCCTTCTGGCCACCATTCTTTATCCATTTGTTTTTTGGTAAGTTCCCACCATTCATTTATAAATTCACGAACAATGGGTTTAGTCATATCGTAAAGACAAACACCCCCACAGAGATCAAAATGAGTTCTTCCCTCATCGGGTGTATCAAAGTCATATTCAGCGTAAATATAATCTCTTTCTGGTGTGAGCGCAGAAAAAACGACATCGTGGTCTTTCATTTCATCCCAGATTGTAATAATGTCTTCATGTTCACATTGCATATCTGCATCAATATACATTGTGATGTCGTAAGGAGATTGAGCCATGCCCCATAGTTTGGCACGGTAGTGATCATCACAAATTATAATATTGTCAGCTAATTCTCTACCGTAATCATCGATCATCCACTCTTCACACACCAATGTAACATTGGCGTCCTCGTAGTAGTCTCTAATAGAATCTATTAGGTTGGTAGCGTAGATGTAAAAAGATCTCTTGCGAGAAGCAACAACTAAAAAACCTTTACTTTTTTGTTTCTTCTTCGGCACTCTCTTTCTCCTCATTAGCAATGTATTCTTGAAGAATCATCATTGCATATAGATCAACTTCAACTTTGCTTTTAGCACGTCTAAGTTTTGCCTTGAGTTTTCTATTTTTACATTTTTTTATTTCTTCAACTTCAAAGGCTTCCATTTTATACCCAAAAAGTTTCTCTAACGCACGTGCCTTTTCGTGTTCAATGTCACGAATTTTTTTCTCTTCTTTTTCGGCTTTCTTTCTTGTTAGACGTTCTTCGGTGTTTTTGGTGATAAGGTCTTCGCCTAGAACTTCAATAAGTTCTTCAAAATCCGAATTTAAATTCCCCGACTTGGTGAATTTTTTAAGTCGCATTACCTGTTCGACTTTTTTATCTTCATCGTCAATGATTTGCAAAATGCAAGTCACGTCATCTTTGGTATCTGGTGCTTCCCAAAAAGCATTATCTAACCATTTTCTACTACTCATCTCAATCTCCTAATTGTTTAATGATGATATTATATGTATGTAGTCTTTAACTAAAGAGGGTCTCCATGAGTGTCTCTGATCCACTCATTGTCCGTACTCAGATGTTGTACGAAAAAATGGACAATTGTAGAATCTCCTCTTTTACTTTCTCTTAAAGTTTCAAATTCAACCATAGCGTCTGACCAACCTGTTTCTATTCTTAGATGTATGGTATCTTCTTGTTCCGAAGTTTCTAAATTTAATGAAGTGTATCCTATTTCTATCATGATGGGTCTTTACATCCTATTAACATTATTGTGCCGTCAAGAGCTGTTATTTTGTCGGTGCCTGATAAACTAGTTGGTTGGGTTGTATAGTATTTAAATTGAATCCTTACTTCACGATTTAAACTTGTCTTAGGGAACACTACCTTATGCCTTATTTGATCCATAAAATGAGATAAAGGTTGTATCGTGTGTTTTCTTACATAAGCAAAATTAAGCGCCCTCATTTCTGTATGCCAGAGACCAGAACCTATAAATCCTGTAACATTGTAATAACAATCAAAACTTGTAGTTTGTCCAGCAGAAAGATTGGTGGCACCACCAAAATTATTATAATGAAACATACTGGATACTCTTATATAAGTTTTATCTTCTGATGCTACATAATAAATATTCGAAGAGTAGAAAGGGTATGAAGCTCCACTAGCGCTATTCCCAAACTTACCTAAACCAACCATTAATACATCTCGCAGATCTCCGCTGAATCTCCACAAGCCGGTGAACTGTGCTGGAGAACTTACAAATGTCCCTGGCCCTATATTAACAGACTCAGTAGATGTCCCTTTTGATTTTAGTTGTATACCCACATTATAATCAGTAATCAGTCTGCTCGAACTAGAAGTACTTTGGACAATATAGTTCATATTAAAATCTAATATTGCTCTTTTTGGCCCAGCTGCTGGTTGAGGTATATAAAGCTCATGAATAATGTTTGTTCCACTGGTGCTAGCAATATTGAAGTTATCGCTGGAGGCACCTTTACCATTAACTTGAAAATTGTAAACCTCTGTAGCTCCATCTCCATCTGTGGGTTGATCTAACGTTACTGCATTTTTAAGTGTTATTTTGTGTGGGATGCCACTACCATTAATGCCTGAACCTATATTAATATTTTGAGTTGATGTAGCATTTATGTTTGTAGTACCGATATTAATATTACTAGTACCACCAGTAGCTATATTGCCCCCAATATCGATTGTTTTGGTTTGCGACCCAGAAGTAGTACCAGAACCTAAAGAAACTGAATAAGTTGAAACACCTCTGCCGATATTTATGTCACCTGAACTTGTTGTTGATCCTAAATTGATATCTCCAAAAAAGTTATCAACTGTAAGACCACCTGTAATATCAGTAGTACCATAGGTGGTTCCAATATTTATTAAAGTATTAGTAGTTGCAGGGCCGCCTTCTCTCCCAATATTAATTGTTTGAACCGCATTTCCTGCTAATGTGCCGCCAGCAATGTTAATTGTATTTGAATCCTGACTTTTACCAACAGTGATAGTACCTGTTGTATTAGTAGAACCTAGAGAGATAGTATCTGATGCGGTAGACGGAGATACTTCTAGTTTTCCGTTTATCTGAGCGGAATCGTTGACGAGCAAAGCGTCAACATCTGCGTTGGTCAGATTTGATCCGACTTCGAATATATCATTACCACCACGAGAGTAAAGAACTCCATCTGCGGTGTTGAGGGCTAGTTCGCCTTCTACGATATTGTTGGTGTCAGGAGCATTACCAGACGTATTGCTCCGTTTGATTTTAATGGTGGATGACATATGTACCTCTGTTTGTTCAATCTCTATTTAGAGTTTATTTAAATCTTATCTTCCCTGTATATACAAGGTTTGCGATAGATAAAATCTTACTTATGTTGTTCTTACATATAATGTATACGTTTGTATATTTTCGTAACCAGCTTGAATTGTTGATCCTATATAATTTCCAACATAACTTTCAAGTCTGGTACTACTGAAAGTTCTTATAAAATCACCAGTATATACACCAGTGTAGTATTCGTACCTATTTCTAACTTGGGTGCTTTGATAATTTGCGGTTGCATCTAATTCGTTGATGTAAGTTATTTCTGTGTCCCTTGTTGATGTAACAGATCTGTTAACTACTTTAGTACTTTGGAAATTACCAGTAAATGTTTTACTAACATAATCTAGAGTGTTAACGGATGTCTGCCTAGTCGAAGTATATAGGTTGTTTGATTGACGATCAACTGAAATACTTGCAGTAGAATTACGAGTTCTATCCTTTATAAAATCACCAGCAAATTGTCTAACATAATCACCAACAAAAGTCCCCACTGAGTCACCTTGTTCAACTATAGTACGAGTAGAGAGTCGTGTTCTGTTACCCTCCCTGACGCTAACTCTCTCACTTACGCTCGTAGCGGAATTTTGGAAGTTACCAATATAATCACCAGTGTATTTCGGAATGTAGTCACCAACAAAGTTTCCTTCAAAAGTTAAAGTACTTTCTTCGGTATAATCACCAATAAAATCACCAACAAAAACGCTACTAAAATTACCAGTATAAGTTACTTGCCTAGGTTTTAGAACAATGCTTTGAAAGTCGCCAACATAATTAGTTATTCTTGTGACGGAAGTTCTGGTCTGATCTCTCTCTTTTGTAATAGAATCTTTTGTTTCTCTAGCGTAAGCGACATCGGGTTCTCTCGTGTAGTTTGTTATAACATCGACCGATGTATGTCTTGTACTAATGTAAGTCTTATTTACTGTCACGTCTGCCGTACGTCTTACCGATTCATTAGTATATGCGACAAAACCTATATAACCACCAGTGTAACCTTCCAGTCTGAGGCCACCAGTGTAATCCCTTATGTAATTTCCTTCATACGTTCTGACGTAATTACCAACGAAATACTGAGGGTCATAAAATGGAAGACCTACGTAGTTACCTACAAAAACATCTTCGCCAACATACGTTGAGGAGGGCCCGCCTGGGGCTGTGCGGTACACGAAACCTATATAGGAATCAGCGTAGTGAGGGTTGTCTGGAGTACCTGATACATAACTCCTACTACCTACGTAAGTTATCGTCCCTTGCCCTGTGTACGATCCAGCGTTATCTTTCCTAAACCGAGTAAAATCAGGATAAGGAGCTGGGCCCAGAGTAAAGAATCCAATCTGTTTAGGATCATCAAAATCAGCTGTATAACCGCCGGGAATATGCTTTATATACACTGCTCTGCCGGCAAAAAACCCACTTGGGTCTGTATCTGTGCTTGACCCGATCGCTTCATCAGCCTGCCATCCAGATTTAAGATAATTACCAGAATATACTGGGTCGCCCATGTTGGCGTCACGTACTCTACTGTAAGCTACCTGAGTCCTTTGAGTATAGTTGCCTGTATAGGTAATTGATGTAGCGACAGAATTAAGATAGTTCTGCGGAGGCAGTAAGTAGTTACCAATGAAATTAGCGATGAAGTCGCCAGTATAGTTACCAGTATATTGTCTAGTATAATTCCCAACAAAATCACCAATGAAGTCGCCAGTATAGTTACCAGTAAAATCTCTAACATAAACACCAGTATAATCACCAACAAAATCTCTACTAAAATCACCAGTATAAGTTACTTGTCTATTCTGTTCATAGTTACCAATAAATTCCACTACACGTTCACGTGTACGTACCAATTTTATTATTGGTGTTATTGTATTGCGTGTAGAAACAAAATTTGAAACTCTAGTATTAGTTACAGATGCGTAGTTACCTTCGAAATTAGCGCCACCATAGTTACCAGCGAAATTAGTTGATCGATGGAATGTGAAATTACCAGTATAGTTACCAGTATAACCTATACCAGCGGTATATCCAATAAAATCACCAGTATAGTCACCAGCGTAAGGATTACTGAATGTCAGACCAGTATAAGTTATTTCGTTTGGTTTTAGTACATTAACAGATCTATGTTTTATTATATTACGTGAAAAATTACCAGTATAAGATACTTGATATGTATCAGTATAATTACCAATGAAGTCGCCAATATAGTTACCTTCATATTGCCTAACATAATCCCCAGTATAAGCCCCAGTATAATCAATTTCAACAGAACCAATAAAATTACCCTCATATGCTGTTGTATATTCACCAGCAAAATTACCAATAAAATCACCCACAAATTCTTTTATAAAATCACCAAGATAATCACCAACGAACAATCTGTTAAAAGTTTTACTTACAGGGAGTTCACGATTTTCGTCTCTCTCTCCGATAAAACCAGAGACTCTGGGTTTTAATTGATCAACATCTATTTTATTATTTCTTATGTCTGTCGCTGTACCTACTGATGCCCAAGTTCCTGTATCGGTAGGAACTCCTTGACCAGAACTCCTCAATTGGTAAGTGCCTACATTGCCTTGTATGCCTCTTCGGTACTTACACCTTTTACCTATCACATAGGATAGATCATCAGCAGAGAGGGGTTTTATTGATAGGTTTTCTGGATCAGTAATAGCTTGGGATACATTGTTTACACGGTCAAGTTTAGCGATATTACATGAAGTGGCGCCAGTTGGAATACTACCAGTAGTTCCTTTTTTTCTCCAAATATGATAAACTACACTAGTGCCGTCCGTTCTTCTATCGGTAAAGAGAGTGGTAGTTGTTCCACCGCCTCCAGTATTGACTTTTTCGTAGGTTGGGTCATTAAATGTGGATGGTTCTAATCTGAGAGAACCAGCGTAATCGTTTTGTACGATAAGACCATTCATCTTATCAGCAAAGGTGTCTAAGTCAGTATCATTTATCTCATGAAGACCAAGTTTGTCATCAACTGTACCATAAACTAAAGGTCTATTGCGTATAGTTCCTTCTAGACTGGTATTCGGGTAACTTCCTGATTCAACAGTATTTAAATATGTTGTGGTACTGGTAATCGATATCGAAGATTCTGGATGAGTACCTACTTGTTCATTATATTTTGTATCTACATATGATCCTACTTCAAAAGTACCGCTTTGTGATTGAGTACCTGTTCTAAGTGTACCATAAGAATCGGAGACATCACGATATACATTGAGTTCAACACCAGCAAGGTGAGCGACATACTTTTCTTCGGCCGCAGACAACCGTTGTAAATCACCTTTACCAATAGGCGTATTACCTTCCGTTATCTTGAGTAGTAAGTCTGTTGACATTCAGTTACAACCTTTTGTGGGTTTCTATATTATGTATTTAGTAGGTTGCCCGAAGCGTCATAGACGTTTATTACCCTAGCTCCCACTCGGTTTAGAGCAGCAATTATACTCTGTTTGTGATTTAAATAATCCGAATCTGACAAATCCGTAAGTGTTCCCACATCATCATGTACTTCGTTAATCGCACCGACAAGTTCGGTTGCAGTTGTATTTAGTGTTGTGCCTGGCGTGATAGTTCCAGCAGTTGTAACATTCGCACCACTGAATGTCATTGCAGTGGTATCACCAGATCTTACTATCAAGTTACCCGAAGTATTCTGGAATCTACCGAACTGAGTTCCACCGTCTTTAAGTAGTACGTCACCGCCATTGGCATCTAGTACTATGTCACCATCAACATCAAATGTCAGACTACCATTAGGCACATCTATTTCAGTACCAGTCGCAGTAGTAAAGTGTACTTGGAATCTACCGTTCGATGCCGAATCACGTAAGTAGACACGACCTTCGTTGGCATCAAGATAAATATTCTTATCGACTTCAAAAACTAAATTTCTGTTATAAACATGTTGTGTCACTGAATTACTATTGTTACCTAGATCAAAGGTTACTCTGTCTGAATCGATACTGTTATATCTTCCTTCAAACTTAATATCATCACCAGCTGCATGTAGTATAATATCACCAGTAGCATCAAGGTTAATACCAGATGTACCTGAAATTGTGTTATCTTTGAAATTGAAGTTTGCGATAGTACCACTGTCACCGTCTAGGTTATCTGCAAATACTGTTCCGTCAAAGTAACCGTTTTTCCATTCTTTACCAGAAGAACCTAAGTTATATGCGTTGTCTGATTTAGGAACTATGTTTGATGCAACTTGACCAGTGAATGTAATGTCATCCCCTGTTCCATTACCCAGAGTGACATTACCATTTAATGTGGTATCACCATCTACATTCAAATGTCTGTCAACATCAAGATCGTTCTCAATGTTTACATCGTTATTGAATACTGCATCTGAATCTTCGAATGATAATGCAAGTGTTTGATTTGAGTAGATACCTAATTGGTTAGAACCGATATGACGGAGTTTACCAAACTCAACGCCATCATCTTTTAGTCTGATGTCTTCACCACCAGCATCTAGTGTGATGTCGCCAGCCGCTTCAAACTCAACCCCACCTTGACCGTATATAATTCGAGTGCGTGATGGTGCGCCAGCAACACCCATTCGAGTTTTTACAAACTCAACACCATTACGATTGAATAAGATATCACTATCACCAGCATCGAGGGTAATGTCACCAGCGACATCAACGGTGAAATCACCTTTACCCACATTTAATTTGAAGTTATTAGGGTTGCCTTCAGTACCCATCTGCCATCTTGCATAGTTATTTGATGGGCCATTTCTTCTGAATATAATATCACTGTCACCAGCATCCAGAACAATATCACCGTCAGTGTTTAGTGTGATATCCTGAGATGCATTTATATCTACGGTTCCAGTAGTTGTTTGAGTGAAAGAAGCACCAGTTGTAACACCATAAGCACCACCAGATACAATATCGAATGTTCCTCGTGTATCGATGTCCATGTTTCCAGTCGCACCGATATGGTATGTTCCAACCGCACTGTCCGATACATTACCTGTAACAGTTTCGGTTCGGTTACCAGTTGTTGCAATTGTGGTTGTTCCACCTAGAGTATATTGTTGACGTGTTGTACCACCGTCTTTTAATGTTATGTTATCTCCACCAGCATCGAGGGTAATGTCACCGGCCGCATCTACTAAGAAATCAGAAGGAACATGTATATCGAATGTGGCATCGTTATTAAGGTTTATTCGACAAGAATCACCCCCATCGCCATTTCTGAAGACTAGGTCGTTACCGTCCGCATCAAGGACGATATCCCCTACCACATCAAGTTTCAAGTTGGCGGGTGTACTTATTGTATATGTACCATTAACACCAAGATTATGAGTTACTTGGTCATTACCATCACCATTCTTAAAGATAATGTCGTTACCTTCAGCATCAAAGGTTATGTCGCCATCCACATCAACAGTGTAATCACTTGGTGTAGTCACGGTATAATGACCATCATCGGCAATATTATGGGTTACTGTATCTCCACCCTGACCATTCTTAAAGATAATGTCGTTACCGTCAGCGTCAAGAGTAATATCACCAAGTGCATCAAAAATGAAATTACCAGATGCGCTCATGTCGATATTACCAGTAGTATTCTGAATAAAGTTACTACCAGTTGTGAGAGTGTATGTAGAGTTACCTGTTACGGTGATTGTTCCACCAACAGAATCTAGAGATGTACTGGCAACCTTATTGATGTAGGTTCCAGAATGATCACCGTCAAAATTAACACTAGTAAGATTGATATGACGAACGGCATCAACAAGAAAGTCTTGACCAGCATCAATGTCGATGTCTGTACCACCACTTTGATTAGTACTAATCTTCAGTCGTGTCTGAGTCTCCCCCGCTTGTCCGTTTGGATATAAGATCTCACCAGCAGATGCATCGAATGCAGCTTCAATCTCATTCAATACTGTAACAAGATCACTGTCTTGATAAGTATTCAGTTGCGATGGATCACCGACATTATTACTCAGTATGTTGAACTTGTCAACAAACAGTTTAAATGACTCTTGTAATCTTACTATTGGTTTTCTTGACATTATAGTTTCTCTATAAGTTGCGAAAGCATATTTTTCATGTCTGAGATATCACTCTCTAAACCTTCAACCTTTGCTTTCAGATCTTTTTGTTCTTTTATTTTTTGGTGTTTAAGACGTTTCTGTTCTAACTGCTGTTGAACCTTTCTAGTATTTATATTAACTATAGCTCCAGTATCAGGGTCACGAGCCAAATCTGGGTGACCCTCTACTGTTATATACTTTTTAGGTTTAGTCTGCAAGTGCTATCACCCTCAATGATTTAATTACAGGAACTTTAGCAGCAGTCAAACTAGAGAATACTATCTTCAACTGGAACCTATCAAATCTTGTCAACGGTTGAACTGGATTGTCCCCAATTACGAACTGATACTCACGGAAATTATTTTTATTAGTATCCGCAGGCATATCACCTTCTGGAGATATGTAATTCCAACTCACATTTTTAATGTTTTGGTCTTTATTACAAGTTCTGTAGTATAGACCAATACCTGTGTCTGGTGGTCTATTCACACCCATCTTAACCGAAATACCCTGAGACGATTGCGCTAGATCAATTGGAATACAGACATGTTTAGCGGCGACTGTACCACCTAAAATGTTTTCTTCATCAAGTTCGTTGTACCTGTTATCCAACTCATCAGAAAAAATGAACTCCTCGTCAATAAACTCATCATTGTTATCAATAACATTGTGTGTCAGTTTAAGATCAGATGACTCCATGTCTAGTATAGGACTAACTCGTGTATCCGCAGTTGTTAATACCAACTGACCAGCAAATGACTTAAACTTATCGTTGGCATCAAGTGGATTAACAAAATTATTCTCAGTCTCTTCTTCAAATGTATTGAAAATACAATATTCCTTATCCAGATCCAATCTAGTTTTATTCTTCATTAAAGTGAAATTGGTATCCCTAACAAATCTAGTTCCGTCACTGTCACTCAACGGTGAATTGTCATACATTTTTGCAGAGAAAGTATAGTTAGTAGTCTCTGGTTGTACTATATCGAAGTCTGGTCTGATCTGTTCAAAAGGCAAGTGTTGTAACATCGTAACCGTACCACCACCAGTCCTTCCGTTAGCGTTTGATTTACCTCTTACTTTAACTCGGATACTTGTAGCATCTACACCCTGAACCTCTAACAAGTTGGTTGTTACAGCAGCCTTGTTGGCACCCTCAGACATAATCTCAGAACCTTGGATACCATTGTAAGATGTACTACTAGTTAATCCAAATATTCTAGTCTTATCGCCCTTTCTCAGACCATGACCTTCAGCAAAAACGGTAACAGTCGCATTTCCTGATCCATCACTGTCGTCATTTTCATCAGTCATTATAGGATTAGCTACTAATTTCATTGGTCGAAGTTTTCGGTTGGCCAACTGTACCGTACCTTTGGTTTCAAACTCCGCACGATAGAAGACAAACGCCAGATCTTGTTCACCACGTGGTTCCCAAACATCTGTATTCTGAGATACGAACAACGAACCTAAAGTTGGTTGTTGTTGAATAAGTGTATCGGTAGAACCTAACAAGAACTCTTTTACTTGTGAGATGTACAACTTATACTTCATAGACTTAGAACGAATAATGATTGCGTAGTTTGCACCATTACCTTGCAAGAAGATCGGTTCGTCAAATACGAAGTCAGTACCAGTTGATAACATATCACCTATAGTAGCGCCACTTTCAGCTAAAGTTCTAACCTGAGAAGGAATCAAGTTCACAAGTGAGCCTGGAACTCTTCGGGTACGATCTGGTTTACCAGCAGGAGCTTCCGTAATTGCAATACTTACACCGTGTTGGATATCTTCTGCCGAAGGTTTCTCAGCAAAGAATAATCTTACACGAGTCAGAGTAATACCATTTGGATCTAGTACCTCGAATGATTGTGCAGTTGGATCTTCATCCTTATAAACCGCACCTTTTGGTTGAATAGTAACTACTCCATCACCAGTACCGTATCTAGGTATGAAGGTCTGTTCGTTATCGTAAACATAACTGGCAAGACCACCTTGACCCTGAGCATAATCATATGTCACGTTCTGTCCAACATGAATAGATTGAGTACCAGTAATCTCGGTGTTTACTTCGGTCTCTCCATGTACTGGAGTTCTGGTGATCTCAACTTTCTCATCTGTTACTATGTTGGACGCTACTATCGGATCATCCGAACTTACAGTATGAGTAGTGAATCTGTCGTTGTCAACTGTGGTATCCTGTATGCCACTAGTTTCTAATACACGAGTTGTAGTGACCGTATACTCACCCTGTAGACTTTGAATCGCACCAGCAGAAGTATATCTTTGTGATGCGTAAGACAACGCCTTGTCCTTGTCTGGTACACTAACATCATACAATTCGAACAACGCTGTTCCAGTTGGGAATCGCATCGGAGGTTGAACTATATTAGGGATTTCAAACTCACCCTCAAGAACACCATTGCCATCAGATATCAATGAACCAGAACCTTCGGAGTGTTCGGTTGAGGTTGGTAATTCTACCTCTGGAACCATGTTTGCGCCAGACTCAACATCAAAATAATCAGGATCTTCAAGTGTGGAAGACTTATAGAAAGTCTTCGGTTTACAGAACCTAGACACATCCGTGTCATTAAAGAATGGGAAGTAACGAGTATTTGGACGTAAGTTGGTCGCCTTGAACGATACCTTTCTCGATCTCATGAAAGGAATGTGCAATATTTGTAATACACGATTGTCTACAATTTCTTCGAGAACAGATTCCGAAACAATTCTTGCTACCGAAGTAGTTGTTTCGGTTGCAGTGTTATATTCTTCTGTTGTTAGATTATAGTTTGTTGTACTTACAGTATCAGTCTTCGCTAAACTAGTATTGGTAGTTGTAACCTGAATACCAGTGTCACGACTATACGTTTCAATTTCTGTGCTGACATCTGTATAGTAATCAGTTATAACCACATTATTAACCGCAGTTGCATCACCTACATAGATAGCAAATGACCGTTTGCCTGATAGATTACCGCTAGACAGTCTTCTTCCCTTAGTAGTTCTGAGGTGGAATTTTCCGTCTTTGATCCCCCTGATTAGGACTAGACCGCCAGGTTTAACTTTTTTAGCTGTATAACCTTCGCCAGCAAACGTCCAAACACCGTTATTAGGGTCATAATAACCCTGAGCGGTATATGGGTTTGTCGATTTGAAGGTATTCTTTTGAGCTGCATCCGCTGGTGGTTCCGAAACAAAAACATCAGCATGTTCGTTGTGATTACTTCGTGGACAAGTACCGACATAACTATTGAAGTTGTGATTAGCAGGTTTTTGGAATACCCACTCATCAGCCTCTCTGAGTTTGCCTGGAGGCCAAGACTTTCCGTTTTGACCTGTTGTATAGTCCCAATCAAACTCATCTTGATGACCTACTACTCCATAGGTTACATCTTTTGTGGTGACTTCTTTGGTGTCACCAACAACTCTGTTCGTTGTTTGTGAAAGAATTTCAGTACCAGTTGATAAGACTTCATTAGTTGATGTTGAACCTGTGGATACCCAGTCACCTAGGTCTTCCGTAACTTTCTGACCGATAAATGAAGTATCAGTACCTATCAGTGTTGTTACTGGTAGAGAGGTTGCAACCAGAGGTTCTGAAGTCATTCCAACCTGAAGGTCAGCGACATCTATACCACTCCACGAATATTCTCCAATATTATAGAGTAGACCCTGATCAGTACTAAATTCAGTGCCACCATCAACCAAAAGTGGAGCATCATGATCTATTTCCATCCAAGTATCTTTTGAGGGTGAAAGTACTAGATCACCAGCGGTCTTTTCAACATGGAATGGGTTAACATTAATAGTTCTAGATGCAACAGTCTGGGAAAGGTATACTTTCTCGGTGTGTGCAAGATAAACATTGTCGCCTTTTTTAACAGTATTTGTGGAGTTATCACTATCATAATTTAAGAATGTCGATCTACACTTATAGCCAGGTCTAATTAACCCTTTAGTCACATCCATTGATGCTCTATGCTCAATGCTTTTGGTATCTGTGAATTTTTGGTTCTTAAAGTTATCTACAAAGAAACCTGTGTGAATTCTTTCTTCACCAGTGGAATCAAAAAGTCTTTCATTAGCAGCATTGACTTCTAGTAAAGAAAGTGTAGTCGCTTGTTCTAACTTGTCAAGTCTTTTTTCAATCTTGTTGATGTCTTCCATCGTATAACCACGTCTAGGAATAATCGTGGTTTCGATATCTTTAGTATGCAAAGTGTTTGCATTCATCTGGATCTTGTAGAGATCAATACAATCAACAGGAGTAGAAGGATACTTAGGTTGTAATGATGGTACACCCATGATCAATCGTAACTCGCCGCCTTTCGATAACACTAGTTTATCAAGACGAGGCATGAAGTACTCACCGTCAGCGTTTATCAAAGTATTTGCTTGTGGTAGGTCTAAAGTTAAACCTGATGTGAAGTTACCACTACCATTCACAGTTGGTCGTAAGTCGATAACATCACGCAAACTTACTAGTCTACCATTTTCGGTTCGGTGAACAGGTAAATTTACGTAGTCAACCTGACCAGAGTATGAACTAACATCGAAGAAATCACCAGTACCATGTGCGAAATAATCGAAGTCAACATAGACATTTTGACCTACAGAGTCCAGACCGTGACTGTATATTAATTTTGCTAGATCATAGTGCGTGTCTCTCTGACCATTATCAACTTTAAAGGAAGATAAAACATTTTTACCATTGACATCATTCGCTTTACAAGCATTGATTCTATATAAATCGGTTTGTGCTAGATCTAAGAACTTAACACCTTGACCATCGGAGTCTAATCCATAGGTTCCTGTGACTTTAGTTAGTGTTTTTTGTTTTCTCTGAGGATTAGGTATCTGTTCATAATGCATGACCTCATAAGTTACACCATTTGCAAGGCCATTAATTGTTGATGAGTTAGTCCCAAAACTAATGAACGAACCGTCAACGTGATCTGAGTCTGGTGAAGATACGATCCATTCTCCAGAATTAGCTAAGGCATTACCACTAGTAACATTAAGTGTTGCGGTAGTCCCAGAAGCCGTGACACTTTTCTTTTTTGCAACCGTCATTAAATGATCGGTAAAGGTTTTTGGTCTGGGTAACGGACTATCAAATATAAGATTTCGTTGACTCGTTTGATACAGAGCAGTTTGATTTTGTTCTTGATACAGATTCACATAATTGTTAGTAGCGTCACCAGTGTCGGTTACGATAGACTTAATGTCTCGTATGGTTTTAGCAGGATTTGTAATTTTTGTATTGAAAACGTGTAATTTTCGTGTTCCTAACACAGAACTATTTGAATTCAACGCACGAACATTAGTTGTACCAATAGCATTACCGCCACCATTAACAGCATCTCTCAACTGTAGTTCTTGACAAGAAGTAAAGTCTGGCATATCACCCTTACCGTCAGTATACAGGAAGTAGTTACCATAGTCAACAGTAATTGCATCATTATTTCTAATGATGGTGTCAGTAGGTCTATCCGAAAGGATAGTGGTAGGCGCATCTTTGTTGATACGATAACCTTTAACATATGCGGTGCCTGGTGTTACTTTTAGTTTAAAAGTAGTGGCATTGTTAGGTTCAAACGAAGCACGGAAATAACGTCTAACATAATCACCAGATTCTTCGTGAGTACGGATTGCCATCTCGTCTTTGATAGACTTGAAACCAGAACTTGTTGTTGTTTTAGAAACAATCTGTCCACCAACAACTTCAATAATTGGAATAAAGTTTTCGTTGTTTTTTACAACCCTACCGTCAGCAAGAGTAAGAGTGATTCGATATCTATCAGCTCCAGGCGAGGTTAAATTTGGTGTCGCCCCTTGATTATCATATAGGGTAGCATCGTCATCAACGTTTACGATATCTTGGGTAATCTTAAAACCAAAACGACTCGATTGGTCGGTTTCGTATTTACGGAAAATTAGTTTTTGTGGAGGACAGTAAACAACGTGACCTTGTATGAAAAAATGACCCTCGTCAACAGATATGGCGGAACCTAAACCTACCGCTGGATTAAGAGAAGTATTAGTGGTTTGAACATTAAATGTAAATGATGAACCAGTCGTACTAGTTATTTCTTCACCAGCTGAAATTCTAGTGCCTTGAGTAGTCTGAGACTGATCCTTCAAATACTCTACGAATAATGTGTCTGGATCACTATTCTCAGCTGCAATAGCATTAACAACTAAAAATTCAATTGAACTATCAGAGTTTCTGAACGTTAAACCTTCTAGTACACTTGGATCATCAGGGAAGGACGGTGACTCAATTTTAATAAACTCTAGTTTGTTGTCAACTCTAAACGAGCCTGGAGTTATTGATGCGCCTTCGTTAAACAAGTTACCAGCGAGTTGAGAAAACTGTTGTTGAATTATTGTTTGTAACTGAGTTAACTCTCTTGCTTGTAACGCACGTCCACTATTAAATAAGATCTTATGATAATTTTTACTCTTATCGTAATCGTCTTTATAAGTTGTCGCAAAAGTATTTTCTGTATAAGTCGTTGGCATCTTCTATGTTACCTTAGAGTTGTATTACGATTTTTAAATCTTCTGTTTGTTCAGCTGAACGATCAACTGCTGCTCTGTTATCAATATATAGGAGTTCTCCAGAATGAGGATCTATCTCTCCTCTAAGGAATCCATTAGATTTTATAGTCCCTTGAACACCACTAGGATTTTCAACAACATCTCCATCTGCAAATGCTCTAAATTGAGTATCTTCTGTTTGATGCACTAGTAGTCTCACTTCATTATTAACCGCATCGACAGAGTCGATAGCATCAACATATGCCGTTGCTCTAGGTAAAGCACCTGTCTGTGAAGTAATTGTTGTATCTTCAGTGAAAGTACCAGCGCCACTCAATTCAATTCTATCTAGTGTACTGCCTGTCGCATCAGCGAAAAAGTGTGTGTCTTCTCTATTAGCAGAATCTCTAACCAATGGATTACGAACAAGTATAACTTGACGGAAGGTGTTGTCACCTATCAAAAAATCTCCATTTTCTGTACCATCGATCTTAGCGTTGAACATACACGCACCTGTTTTCAGATCATCTCTCGGATCAGCGCCCAGACCCTTCTCTGGGCCAAGAATAACACGAGCTTTTGCGCCAGTACCACCACCACCAGTGATAGCAACACTAGCACGTTTATAACCAGATCCACGGAAGGAACGTTTGTCTGCAGCAAGTGATGCGTAACTAGATGGTAATGTTCCATTTAGATTTCTATCAGAATCTCCCTTAACCCTAACATCTACTAATGCATTACCCGAAATAATTGGAACAAGTACACAACCTGTGCCATCACCTATTACTTCAACTGTAGGTGTAGAAGTATAACCACTACCTTGATCAGTAACTTCAATACCCACCACTTCACCAGGCCTTGCCGCTAATTGTACTGCACGTTGTTCTACTACTTCCGCAGTCGCATCAACAGATGCAGCTTCATCGGAATCAACAAGCTGTACAGGCATATAAGACGAAGAAAGGAATTTAGAAGCACGCAAAGCACCAATAGAAAAAATAAACTTCCATCGATATCCATCGGAAGTTTCAAATGGTTGACCGTTTGTGTTACCAGTTGGTTGTTCCGTAGAAACTACAGCGGAACCATTAGCATCTCTACCTTGTTGTACACAAATGTAAATTTCTTGGTTACTATTCATTACATAGAATTGATTGAGTGGGTAACCAATCGTGTCATCATCATAATGGTTATATATCGCACCAGAAGTCCAATTACTACGAGGAACAACGAATGATCTGTCGGTGATATTTTTCATAGACTGCATGTTCATTCTAGCATCACGTTCATCTCTAACACGAGGTTGTGGAGTAACAGGATTATCTGATGCATCCCACTGTTCAGATCTACCGATACCAGCGTAATATCTTACACCAGTGGAATCAAAATCGTTGAATAGATCAAGAAGAAATTGTTTTTTAATTTTGTCTGTTACTATAGCACTCATTTACTTTTCCTATGAAACCGTTGCGCCGTTATTTGAAATTATGTACCACTCTGTTGTAATACTTGAATACACTAAAGATATAGATGCACGTTCTGGTATCGATACCTCATCGTGACCCGAAGGATTGCCTGGAATATCTAAAGTCCAAGTGGCGGTATTCCTGTTGATAATATGTTTTACTTCACCATCTTCTGTACCATCAAGTATTGAACAAGTCGGTGAACCTGATGATATGTTGAGGAACGTTATAGGTGAAAGCAAAGAAATATTAGATGGGTTGCTAGTCGCATTTTGTGTTGCTAATATTAATTTGTCTTGAATCCTAACGCCACCAGTACCCTTACCGAATAAGTCTAAATTTATATTAGTATTATCACCGACAGCTTTAACAGCAGGATGTGCGGCATTGGCCGCACTAAGAACTTCGATATGATTGACTGCATTGCCAACGCTATTGAGACTCAGTATTTCGTTACCCGAAATGTCGTTAATAGATCCGCCAGTAATTTTTGGTGTGGTTAAAGTTTTATTGGTTAGTGTCTGTGTGTGATCATTAAAGGTAAACTCATCACTATCTGTTAGTAGTGGTAAGTTTATGTTTCTGTTCGCAACGATGTCAGATGGAACTAGAGAATATTGGTGATTGGCACCACCATCAGTGATCGTCAAACCAGAGATTGTTGGACTAGAGATCGTGGGACTTGTGATCGTCTTGTTAGTCAACGTCTGAGTTGCAACCGTAAGTACGAAGTCACCATCCGCATCTGGAAGAGTAAGGATACGATCCGCAGTTGCGTTTGCAGCCTTCAACCTAACTTCGTGTTGATCCGTTGACGATCCCTCAAAAACAAGGGCATCGTTTTCAATAGCTAACTGACCAGAAAGTGCATCGGGATCACCACTAAGGAACGTATAAATTTCCTGAAAGTTCTGATTGATCTTCTGTGATGCAACACGCAGAGTATCACCTGTACCATCATTGGGTAACGAACCGTTGTTTAAATTTTGTCTTGCCATTTACTTTTACCTAAAAGTTCTATGATTCTATTTATACGTTTTATAGTAACTCATTCAGAGTTATTTCACTATCTGAGTCACCTGTTACGCCCACCGCCGTATTGTCACCATCTTCTCTTCTTTTATTGACCCAAGTGAATCTATCCTGATCCAATGTTTCTAGTGCAGATAGACCCATTGCAGAACCACTGTCATCATCATCTTCATCAAATGTTGGTGAATCTGGACGTAAAAATTCCAACAAGTTACTATGTAGACCTTGTAATTCGCTGATAGATACATCTTCGACATCTTTAATGTCATTACCCGCTGGATTAGGATATGTACCTTTACTGCCCATACTCATTCTAAATTTCATTTCATCTCCTCCTAATCCTGAAAGTGGAATGTCGAATAGTGCGGTATGATCAGCAATACCCAACGGATGACGTACGTTAGCAATACTCTCAACTTCTTGAGGCGGAATGTCCAGTAAGCCTGGGGGCGGTTGTATTTCAAAGTCAATATCAACCACACCTTGAAGTTGTACCTGAGAACCCAAGTACATACCAGCAGGGTGAACAAACAACTTGTAAATTTCTCTCCATTCATTGATCGACAATTCACTTTTAATTTGAATAGCATATGTCTGATATAGTTTATCATCAGTCAAGAATCTTTGCGATGATGGGCCAACCTCAGATTCGTTCAATGTGAATATTTGTTTCTTTGTATAAACTACGTCTGGATCTATACCAAAGAATGTACGGAAGAACTGTTGTATCGAATACTTAGTACCCTTTGATCGATACAATGTATTCGAGTACTTTGCTGCCTCTCTCTTATCTTGGAATCCTTCGAAGTAGGATTGTCCCAAAAGTAATTCGTCTTCTAGGAATGATAACAGATCTATGTCTGTCTGTGTAATATCTCTTAACGTAAACAGTTCATTCAAAAGATCTGTCGGCGAACCCGACTGTTCTTCAAAATGGAAGTACGTTTCCAATAACTGTACTAACTTCGGATAATTCTCAACAATATGGTCGGGTAAAACCTCCTCGACTTTATAGTGACGAAGGTTTAACTCCCTCCGACCTAAGTCGTGTAACGTTTTGTCCTGATGTCCGTTACTATTTAAATTCATTAGTTAGTCGCTGTTGTTAGTACACCATCCGATTTAGATGCTGACTCGTCATATACCAAGACATCATTTCTTGTCGGGACAATAAGAGATTGATTGCCAGGGAATATGGAAATTTTAATTTGTGTTTGTCCACCTATCAAAGAATCAACTTGTAAACCAACTAAATGAACATCACCTTCAATTGTAAAATAACCTACGTCATCTACTTCAATTCGATTGTCCTGTAAGTTAATTACTTGTAAAGTGTTGCTACTCAACTTATTTTTTATTTGACACGTAACACCATTTAAAGTAAAGTTTGTTGACGAAATAATGAAAGTGTCGTCATCTGGGTTAGCAATATCAACTGGGAATTTTAATTTATAATCATACTTTCCGCCCAGTATTGGAGTAATTCTCTGTTGCATTTTAACATCAGCACGTGAAGAAAGAACAGAAGGCGAAACGTCATCTATCAATGTTAGTAGATTCGAACGCCTAAATGCTAGATCAAATTTACCTGTATTTTCTGCAAAGTAATTTCTTATGACATCATCGATCTGAGACTTAATAGTATTCAGAGTCAAAGATGTCAACCTTTCGTTAAACTGAAAACGTGTGTCAAGTTCAACGAATGTGGTTACAGGGTCAGCAAACTTCAAATCAAAAGAAGCGATAGCTAATTGTTCTGCGAGATCTATAATGGATTCTTTTGTTCTATTAACAGTATTCTCTGGAATTTCTGAGTTAAACAGAACCGACATATAAACACAACCATATTCTTTAATTATGTTGTCCTCTCCGCCCCAAGACTTGATATCTCTAATCAAGGACGAAAAGTTACGTAACACAAGAGACGAATAGTCCGCATGAGTCACCATTCTATTCTGAGCTGCATATTGGAACGGTGCGTTCTTACGAATAGATTCTATTGATTCTTTATCAGCGCCACCAGAACTTCTGGTTTCGGTTGTTATTGTTGGAACCTGATCTGTATCAGGTGCGACATTCGCTATAGCTGAAATTGGTTCGAATATTTCCGCAAAGTTTGCATCTGCGCCAGAGACGGACAAATACTCAACAACAATCTTGTTGCCTGGTTGAGGTGTCTTACCTAATGTAGTACCGTTACCGAATGTAAGTTCAAAGTAACCATTAGGCATTTCTTTTAGAATGTAAATGGTAGTATTTTCGTTCAAGACATTGGTGTCTAAAATATTGTTATAGGCAGCAAATTCCTCAGAAGTTGAACTAGGGTAAACTTTAACCACCGCAGTAGTAAGATCTAAATTTGAGTCTGGTATAATGTATGTCACATTCTCTGTATTATCACCAGAAATAAATGTTTTAGTTTTTGCAATACCTTCTTTGATAGGAATAACATTAGTGCCGTTGTCTAACTTAAACTCATAGAATCCAAAACCATCATTGGTTGCGGTTATAGTTTCTGTAGTTTGGAATGTATAATCAACATCGTCAACGGCTGATGTGAATTTGTATCCAGCTGCGAGGGATATTCTAGGACTGGGATTGTTAATACCAGATAAATTCAATGACATCTTTATTTCCGCAGATGATCCGTGTTTACTATCAGGAATATAACCGATACCCTCAGAAAGAGATACCAAAGAACTACGAAGTTGTGCAGTTCCAAGAAACGCTTCGTTCAAAGCAAAGTTAGCTGTCAATCCATTTATGTGAGTATTGTATGCCAACACATCGAGAATGTTCGAAAGACCCGATGCCTCAAAATTAAAGTCTTTAAATTCTTTTTCTTGTTCTAGATATTCTTTCAGATTATTCTTAATTGACTGAAAGTCTAACGCTGTTGATTTAATCGTTGTCGCCATTTATCTTAACCTACTTAGTACGGTAGTAAATTCCACTAGTTCCCCAGTGTTTATTATTTTAAAAATAACAGTTACTTCTGCTGAGTTATTGTCTGGTTCCATGTTAACAAGTATTTCTAATGAAGAAACATCGACACGAGGTTCGAAAACTTCAATAGCATTTCTTATTTCACGAATCATTGATCTTTCTGTATGTTGATCTGATAACTCAAACAAATAGTCATACAGGTTTGCGCCATAGTAAGGATTGAATGGTTTTTCTCCTTGATTGGTCAACAAAAGATTTCTAACCGCAAATTTGACTGACTGAGCATTAAACTTTTTAAACACATCTTTAGTAGTATTTGATAATGCGAGAGAAATATCTAAATCCGAATATTCTTTGTTCTGTGTTGTTTTCACAGTCGAAAGATTGATTAGATCTTTATCTTCTATTGATAATGCTCTTTGTGTTGCCATAATAGTCTCTTAAATAACCTTGTATCTATTTATACATTTTAGTTCAACTTTACTTCAACTAATTCACCACTAGTCAGAAGTTTTCCGTTGTAATTTGTTGCGATACCAAGTTTAAAGTTTATATCAAATGATTCTGGGACATCAGGCATTTCTACTACAATCTGTGAAGTTAATGAACCATCTGGATTGTAGATATCATAGTCTAGAGTTATCTTGTCATAGAAACAATAGTCTTTCCAATATTCCGCCACATCAAATGTTGCGGTGTGATCTATCTTGCCTTCTCTATCAATAACTTGATATACTACAACACGACCATTTTGTTTTTTAATATTATCTCCCCCAACTGTCTCTAGAGGGCCACCTTTGTATATTCCTTCACTCACAATCAGACGTACATCATTGAACAACTCGGTATTACCATTGATTGTTCTGTACATCTCTGCATGTAGATAAAGGTTACGTGCAATCTGTTTCCTTTCTTCTGCCGTACCGATATGAGAGAACGGTGTCTTGTCCCCATACGCACCAAGGTATTTCGCAATGGTTACGCCTGGCGCTAACTTAGTTCTCGATGAGATCTTATCTCCATCAAGAAAGTTTGGATTGTAAATTGGATCTGGTAATATAATCATCCTGTAAACCTCTTTCCTCTGCTACCAATAGAATTACCAATAGGAACACTACCGAAACGTGAAGACTGTTTCTTCGATGCAGTTCTACCAATCTTAGGTGGACTCGTATTGTCGTAGTCAGCATTCAATCTACCTTCACCGACCATCTTGTTTCCAATAAGAGAACGGTTAGCTGTGTCACGAATCGTAGATCGAATCTCTTGTGTAGATGGAACCTTTTCGAATAGTCCTTCATAGTCGTCACGTAGAAGTATTTTGTTCTTCAATACGTCACCAGCATCTATAGTCACGGTGCGTACAGAGAAGGGCCCCATAGTCATCATCGCACCAATCGCATCTGCAAGTGGTACTGGTTTCTTAGGTGTCATAGACTCTTGTGATTCTGTGGCAGCCTTCCATCCGCTTGGTGGTGATCCAGCTGCACCTATCGCACCAGCAGTTCCTGCCTTCCCTGCTTCTTTTGCCTTATCTGCTTTGTTCGCATTGTATGACTTGATCGCTTCCGTTGCCTGTCCGTGGAATGATCCGTAGAACGCAGCACCAGATGCAAATGGAACCGCACCTTTTGGCCCCATGTAAACTGGTGAAGTCATCTCTACCTGTTCACCACCGATCACACCTTTCATACCCATGACCGATAACTCTGCACCTGTGATTGCCATTACTGGTGCGGTCTGAATGTATTCGTCCTTTGCAGTCATGATCAAACGATTGTCAGTAAACACATTGAGTTCTCCCTCAACATGTTCTTTAGAATATCCTTTAGTCCACTCAGTGTTGTTACCTAAAACGAGTTCTGTCTTGTTCTCTACGGTCTTGTACGAAGCAGACTGTTTAGTGATATGTTCTGTGTTACCCGATACTTCGGTTCTCTTGTTCAACAATACATGTTGCTTATTGTGTCCATGTATGTTAAGATTGTGGTTACCACCTACGTCCATATTCCAGTCACCTGTAACCGTCTGGTTAAGATTACCTTTATAGACCATCTCTGCATCACCCTCTACGATGACCGTATTGTCTCCTCCAGTCACCTCGACTTTATTGTTCGGGGATGATATAATGATAGAACCGTCCGCTCGCATTTCAATACCACCACCTTTACGGTGTTTGATAAGAATACGTTCACCGCCTGGGGTGTCATCGTGTTCAACAACATGACCAGATGCAGTCTCCATAACCTGATTGAATGGATACTGTGAAGGTTGTTGATCTTCTAGGTTGAGTGATACATTGAAATCCCCACCCCCAAGATATAATTCGTTTACTTCAAAACCACGAGCCGCATAGTTTATGGAAGACGAATAATGATAATTTGTCTTGGGAAACTCGCCTGTAGGATCTTGGAACCCATCAAGTGGTACACCAAGAGTTTTTTCCTTAGCGACATTTTCCCCTAAATTTTTCTTTTTGTTTTGTACTGTCATTGTGGTTTCTTCGTTATCAATTCATCTGGTGTTAATGACTGGTCTTTGATTAGATCTTGGTACACCGAACTTTTGCGGAACAACGTCTCAACATACTGTGAGACATCAAAGTATGGATCTGTAACTAAAGGTTCGATTTCATTGTGTCCGAACACTTGTCCGCCATGATACCTACGGTAGAATGCTTCACACACTGCCTCTAAAGTTGACATCTGTTCACGTGTGTAAGATTGGGGGGATCGATATTGGTCTGGATTCTCACAACCTGTCGAACAGTTTAGACCCCCTACTAGACAAACATCTATAGATCTAACATCGTGTCCTCTAAGTTTACTTGATTGCCCTGTCGTGTCTAGGGGACGACCTCTTTGTAATTTACCATCTCTTCTTATGACAAAATGATATTGCAGACCGTCTAAATCTTTGTCATTATGTTCTATATGAAGTTCTTCGGAACCAATGTTTTGATTAGTGTAAGTATCCGATGCGTGGACAATCATTTGTGTTATAACACGTTTTATCTTTCTAAATTCGGCACCTAGTTCTTCTTTAGAATCGACATATGTAAAAGTGTTGAAGGCAGTTTTTTGGCCATTAAACTTAGCAAGTGTTTCACCGAGATCATATTCTTCAACCACAAAGTCATCAGAACTTTTAATGAGTGTTCCTGAAATTGTGGTGTCGAGTTCAAGTAGTTCATCAGCCACTTCAAAAACTCGTGTCTCAACTAGATCTATTTCTGTTTGTGGAATCTGAGAACTTCTAGCTTTAACTTTTAATGTTGCAACGAAAGTATCATTGTCTATACCATCGGGTATCGAACCAATAACACTTTTCATTTCCGAACTGAATGTAGTATCTTTTTTGATGATATCCTGAGTAGCTTTGTCTCTATTTTCTTTACTATCTTTCAATGCATTATTAGTTATCTCGGATACTTGATCGGTAGGTAGTCGGGCATTACTAGTAAAAATTCTAATTTTAGATGTCACATCATTTGTTATATCTTCAACAATGTCTTGTAACAAACCGAGTCCAGTCTTTACTTTAGGTTTGTTGAAAAAATTATCAAGACTGGTTTGTGATTTTACTAAATCCCCTAATGATGGATTTGTACCACTAATAACTTCTTCTGCTAACTGATCTAGTGATGATCCGATAGAGTTTAAATTAGGTGTAGAAGGCGCATCGATGTTACCGATGGCATTTGTCACATTACTCAGGTCAGGCGCATTGATATTTAAAGAAGGAATTGATGAAACTTCCTTTGCAACTTCTGATATCATGTCTTTTGCTTTATCTAATAATCCAGTGACAGCACCTAGTCCACCATCCGCACCACCACCAGTACCAGATGCAGCTTTCGCTTCCGCAGCAACACCTTCAATTTTTGATTTCAATATGTTTGATTTACCAGTCGCATCACTCGCAGTCGCATCAATAGCATCTAATGAAGAACCACCAAGTGTCTGAATAGGCAATTTAGGAACAGTTGTTTCTTTCAGTCCAGTAAGTTGAGATAATACCGATGATACAGGTTGGTTCTCTGTTGCACCTGCTGTTATTGTTGTTTCTGCCTGACCGTAAGAATCGGTGTCCGTGACGGTAGTCGCAGTAAACGTAGGAACTGACAAGTCGAGTTCTACAGATGTTGGATTGGGTATACCAGAGATACCAGTAACCTCGTCGCCAAAGGAACACATCGCATCACCCAGAGATGTACTGCCTGCAAAATCAACTTTGCTCTCTAGTGATTCGATACCAGCATGTATACTGCCAGGCCCATCACCCAGAAGAGTCGCATTCTTTGCGAAGTTCTTTTCTACTAGATCGTTAACATTATTCTGTATGTCTTTACCAAAACTCTGTCCTGTTTGGTTTGATAGTAATCTAGAATTTAATTGATTTTTATTTAGTGGCATTTATTCACCTACAAGGTTTTGAAGATCAACTACAATTTTGTCGATACTTTGAAAATCAATATCTTTCTTTAGTCCCAAATAGTATTTTGCAAATACTCTCTGGCAACTATTTTTTGTATCTTTTTCTAAGGTTGTGGTTCTTTTTAATCGTATGTTAGCAGCTGCTTGTGAACTATTTAGTTCATATTTAACAAACACTAACTGTGAACTATACTTTCTCCAATCACTAGTAAATCTTTTTAGTAAAAGTTTTCTTTCGTTTTTCCATCCAGCTATACCTAATGGGTTAAACTCATCTTCCTTTACAACCGCAGTGTTATTTAAATTAGATCTATTTAACAAACCAGCAATAATACCTATAGACTGATTCAAAGTATAACCAGCGTTCATGAAGTATTTTATTCCTTCCAATTTACGTTTTTCAATCGTATCCCCAGGCACATCACCAAACTCTTCATCTTCTACTTTTTTCGAGTCGATGACTTGTATCTCTTGGTCATAAAAAACAACGTCTTGATCTATTCTTTCCATCACGGTTGAAAATTGAACTTGTCTCTGTACACGAGTAGGATACTCTATTTTAGGAATCGACCCTACAACTATAGGAACCTGTGACGCTTTACCGTCCATGAAAAATCCGAATACAGTCGCACCTGAAGTGAGTCTAGGTGTTCTACCTAACCCAGACACTCCACCTTCGGTTGTAGGTAATACTACTTGGGCCCAAGGAAGGTCGTTCTGGGGTATCTCTCTTGTTGATGGATTGTGTACACCGTGGACACGAATCTTAACACGACCTTCATATCCGTATGGGGGTGTGTGGTCAACAACATCGGCAATAAACCAACGAGTGTTGTCTCCGTAAAATTCTGATTGGATTGCCTTCATTATCCCCTCACTAACTTACAAACCGACATGACAACATCATGTCGAGTGTTTTTAAATGTGTGCCTAACATTGTATATTAAGAAATCTCCACTACGTAACAGATCCAATGTTTCAGATGTTGTTGTGTCGCCATCATCTGATATAGTGTTAACAGTAACAATATCGCCAACACTTGCTTTGGAAACAATAAACCCTGCGCCAGGCACTGTAATCTCGAACATATTTTTTAATAACATGTTGCGGATAGCGTAGTTACCTATTTTTGTGGTGAAACTTCCAGGCTTTAACTCATCATGATAACTCTTCCAAGTTCCATATGTACCAGTAGATGTTATCTGGTGAAATATTTTAGCGTTCACATCATGCAAATGTTCATTTTGTATTAAAAACTCTTCAGGATAAATGTTCTGTTGCTTTTCTTTGGGTATTATTTCATTATCTTTTAATTTATCGATAACCTTTGTCACATCAAAGTGTTGAGAAGTTACTTGACCTGTATTTAAATTTGTGTTATTATAAACTGCACCAATGCCACCCGACATCATTTGTTTCATTGTATTCTGCATTTTTGCCGTTCGCATAGTTTGAACTTGCATTGTACGATGGAGTGGTGATTTTTCTTCTGTCTTCTTAACATTTGATGGGGAGTAAAGATACGGAAGTTTTTCGTTCCAAGGGTTTTGTTCCAACATCTTATCGAGACTACCCAATCTTAAATTGGTATCATGTATAGAAGCATACAAGAATAATGGACAACCATTTACTGTGGTCGCACGATCTCTCAACCACTCACATGCCTCAAGTGGGTGCATGTATGGTATGAGTACTTTAACATTATTTTGAACTGAAGGATATAAGTATGAAACGTCAACTTGTTTTTTTAAGTCTTGAATACATATTTTTGTTATCTCAGATTCTAACGAATCCGTAATTGACCTACTAACCTTTCGTGTTCTGCTATAAAATGCATGTTCATCTAAAATTGTAAATAAATATACACTCGCCTGTCCAGCATCGTTTGATTTAATCGATTGATCAATACTGGTCATGATAAATGTTCTAGACATTATTGGTTCTAACGTATCATCTTCAGATGCGAGTTGAATGAACAATCTTTCCGTACCAGAAAATCCAATAGCGTCAACAAAACCCTGATCATCAGATATAGCAATCTGACCAGAAATATATGGTTTTTCCAAACTCTCAAAGAAAACTATTTCAACGATGTTGGAATTTATATTTATTCTCTGGTCTTCACCGCCCATCGATTCCGAGGTGATGTATGCCTCAGTAATCTTGTATTGTGATTGTTGTTCGCTTTTTACACTCATCGTTCTTGTTGTAACCTATGGAACTCTTTAACCACCGTTTCAACGGCACTAGATTTTAAAACCTTTATCTGTTTTAGGTCATCATTTTTCTTCTGAACTCTTTGTAAATTCGTTACTGCTGTTAACCCAGCGGGAATAGTTTCATTATAAGGATCGATGTCTACCCATTCACCTTCACTATTTTCATAGTGATGCACGGCAAGATATTGAGGGTCTTCCCTGAATAATCTTTTTTGAACTTCAAGTCCAGTTGAAGCGTCAAACAATCTTAAAACCTCTCCAACAAAGTATCTACTCTCATCAGCATTACGTAGAAGTATTTTAGCAGTAACTTGATATTGGAAATTACCTGGCTGAAATGGTATACTTCTTATTGAAGCTTTAGTATCGATTTCTGATAATGTAACTGTAAAATTAGATACTACTTCTGGAGTAGCATTGACATCATCTAAATTTGTTTTAGTCATAATCCATAAAGGGGTATCAGTAAAAAACTCTAGTTCGTTGGTTAATTCTATTTCTGCCGCACCATTACTATTAACATCAATCGTGATAACTCTATCAGGAGTAACTGGTTCAAAATCGTGAGTAGTATCTAACACTAACTGACCTAAATCTAAATTACGTTTTATAATCGTTCCATGTGTACCAGAGTCATTTCCTATGACCCTTCTGCCCACACGGTAATCATATCCACCTTCAGCTGAACTGATATCGCTAGTAATTGTAAGCACACGATGAGGATAGAAATCTTTCGCTACTTTTAAAACTTCTTCATTCTTTAGTGGCCATCCAGATTCACGTAGATCGTCATTCATCAAAAAGAATGTCCAATAATATTTCGGGTCACCGTATAACTGTGTTGACAAAGTATCTGGTCTATCACCCGACTTAATTGTGTAATCTTCATAAAATGCGGTTTGAGATTTTATTTGATCAATAATATCGACATACTGGGTTAAATTTTGAAACAGAGAAGATGAGATCTCGTCACCAAATCTATAGAATATTTTCTCAAAGTTTTTAAAATATTTTGTACTCATTTAGAAACCTTCCTTCTGAATGTCTTTCTTAGACAATGTTACAGTTTCGGTAAAGTTAAGGTTCATGTCTACTTCTAAGAACTCACCGTCCTGATGAAACGCCATCTGACTAGCATTGTATGTTGTGTCAACCGAACGCAAGAAACAAGGTTTTACTTTATGTGCAATGGTTTTACCGTCATATTCAAACTCGATGTTGAACTTGTTTGGAAATTCATAACCCAAGGATATTTCTTGACCACCAACCGTCACTTCAATGTCTTCAGGATATAACTCACTACGGAAGAGATTAACGATTCTTTTGATTTGATCACTTTCTGCTTTGGATCTTGCGATCATCTTGAAGTTGAACTGGAACTCACGCATGTTTACTTGTTTGAATAACGAACGTGAATTAGGATTAGTAGTAACACCAGTTTGTAGTTTAAGACCTGCCGTAATCTCATCACTAAACTTACCTGCCGCTGAGGCCAGTTTCACGGTCGCAAGTTTCGCAAGACCGTCTGCACCACCCCCAGACATTCCCTGTACAAATGACCCTACACCATCTGCCATAGAACCTAATATGCCTGCACCTTGAGACACCGCAGCTCCTGTAGAACCTACATCAACGTTCTCGTATGTTACATTGTCTCTGAATTGTAATCCTTGTGGAAGATATAACAAAACCTCAGTGTCAACGATTTGTCTAGGTTTTGCGCCCAATTCAGTCGTGTTTCTTTCCCCATCGAAAGCTTTTAATTCAGCAGACAGTTCCTCTAGTTCTAGTGTCACTGAAGTAAGATCTTCTCTTGTGGTATCTTTGGAAACACCAACTAATGAAGCTTCAAGTTTTGATTGTTGAAGAAGATCGTCTCTTTTTTTCTTCAATTGTTCGAAATCACTCTTTTTATCTTTCAAAACATCTGAAAGACCAGTGTTGAGGTAGGACTCAGCAAAGAGAGTGAATCGGATTCTCCCTTTATAATCATCTTCGTCATGAAGAGGATATTGATATGTGTTTTTTGCTGGCATAAGGTTTCCACTAAATAGGGTTATAAAAACTGTTTAATCTATTTATAAGGTTTCTATGGCATATTCGGGCAAATATAAACCAAAAAATCCAGAGAAGTATCTGGGGGACGTATCTAACATAGTGTATCGATCACTATGGGAAAGACATGTTATGCGCCACTGTGATAACGACTCTAATATAGTCGAGTGGGGATCTGAAGAGATCGTCATACCTTATCTATATGAAGTAGATCGAAAGTATCATCGTTACTTTATGGATTTTGTCATTGTATACAAAAATGGTACAACAAAGTTGATTGAAGTCAAACCATTCAAAGAAACACAGAAACCTAAGATAAAAGGTAGACGTACTAAACGTATGTTAACAGAATCGTTTACCTATGTCAAGAACCAGAACAAATGGAAGGCCGCATCTGAATATGCAAAAGATCGGGGGTGGGGATTCGAGATCTGGACAGAAAAGGAACTGACGGCCATGGGTATTATGCCTAAGTCAACTAAACCATTAAAACCTTTTAAAAAACGTAAAAAATAAGTATAAATAGACGTATGAGTAATTTATTCAATAGACTGGAACTACAGGCATTCCGTGCGGGCGTAACACCTCGTACCAAAGAAAGTCGTGACTGGTTTAGACAGAAAGCATCGAATCTACGTTCGATCAACCGTGAAGCATTGATGAAAGAAGATCCGTTGAAAAGACGTGATGCATCAAAGGCGGATAATAGGGAGTTGATTGGTTCTATGCAGATGTTCTTCTATGATCCAAAACATAAGAAGACTCTACCATACTACGATGCGTTTCCGTTAGTAATCATTATAGGCCCAGCAGAAGGTGGATTCTACGGTCTAAACTTACATTACTTGCCTCCGATTCTTCGTGCGAAGTTTCTGGATGCATTGATGGATGTACTCGGTGCGAAGATGACAAAGACTGCAAGGATGCAGTTGACCTATCGCATATTAAAGAAAACCGCAAAGATGCGGTACTATAAACCGTGTTTGAAACACTACCTGACCGCACATGTAAAAAGTCGGTTCGCAGAAGTACAAACACCAGAGTGGGAGATTGCGACTTTCTTACCAACTGCACAGTTCAGAAAGGCAAACTCTCAGAAAGTATTCTACGATTCAAGGCAAATGATAGATGGGTAGCAGACTAGGCGACATAGAAGAACTAAAAGGTTTACTTGGTAAGAGTGGTAACATTCAAAGACCAAATCTTTTTCGTGTAATTTTACCTCCGATAAAAGGGTACAATACCAAAGATCTAAACCTTTTGTGTAAGGCAGTGTTGATGCCTGGCCGTCAGTTAGGTACACTTGAAAAACAAGTTGGTATGTACAAGTATGATATTGTGAACCAAATGAGTGTGTCCGAAGTGACCATGACATTTCATGTTCCCACTAATCATACTGTAAAAAACTATTTCAATGAATGGCAAAAAGTGGCATTCAACAAAGGTGAAGTCGGTTACTATAAAGAATATGCTCGTGATATAAAGATCGAGACAATGTCTAAGGCTGCGACTATTCCAGTCTTTAACAAACAAATTCCTTTCTTGAAGAAAGTAGACCCACTTATTCGTAATCGACTACCAGACATTGGGCCGTTTAAATTGTCGCAAGGTGAGATCGATTTGGATTTGGGTACTAAGGACGAGATGTCCTACAGTTGTAGATTAATCGATGCGATTCCCACTACAATGAGTGACACTCAGTTAGGAAATGATCAAGAGAACGCAATCATGGAACTTACAGTATCGTTCAAGTTCAAGGATTGGGAGGCAGAGTCCGCAGATGCGAAGAGTATATTCGATAAGATAATTAGTGGCGGACTGAGTTTCTTTTAATCGCACACTAAATATATTTTGATTTAAACTATTTCTAAATTATTAGGAGAAATGAAATGGCATTACCAAAGTTAAACACTGCACCGATATATGAATTATCGGTTCCGTCAACAGGAGAGAAGGTCACATTTAGACCATATCTTGTTAAGGAGGAAAAGGTGTTGATGATGGCGTTTGAATCTGGTGATCAGAAACAAGCGTTGAAAGCAATCGTCTCTACCATTGAAGCGTGTGTTCAAGAAAACATTAACGTACATGATTTAGCGACATTTGATGTTGAGTATATGTTTACTCAAATTCGTTCTAAGTCTGCTGGTGAGAAGTCTACAGTATTGTTGAAGTGTAAGGAATGTGGTACGCAACACGAATACTCTGTCGATCTAGCTAGTATCAGAGTTGAGATCGGGGAAAGGAATCCAACTGTTGATTTGACAGATGAAGTGTCAGTAGAGATGAAGTATCCGCCTTATAAGGCATTGATGGACTCTAACCTAAATGCCGACCAAGTTGAACTTGGAATGTCGATGGTTGTTCACAGTGTTTCAGCCATTGTTACTAAACAAGGTTTGGACGAAGAAAGAATAGATGCGAAAGATGTATCTAAGAAAGAATTGTACGAGTTCATCGAATCGATGACGAGTGATCAGTTTGAGAAAGTTACCAAGTATATCGGTGACCTTCCATCAATGAAACATGAAGCGAAGTTTACATGTTTGAATTGTGAAACTGAGAATGAAATTGAACTTAAAGGGATATCGGATTTTTTATCCTAAACCTTTCTCATGATAGTCTTGTAAATCATTATAAGACGAATTTTGCAATGATGCAACATCATCATTATAGTTTAACAGAACTGGACATGATGATGCCATGGGAGAGGGAAATATACGTAGCTATGTTATTAGAACATGTGAAGGAAGAGAATGAAAGAATAGAGAAACAAAACCAGCAAAACGGATAAAAAGAAATGGCAAGACAGGCGAACATTCAAGGTGCGATCGACAAACTAAGGCTTTCTAATGAGAAGACTCTTGGGGAAATCAATGATCGTTCGGGTGAAATTGCATTCAACACACGAACCACTAAGAATCTTATTGGGGACATGTTGGATGGGATGGCGCTTGATCGTCAAAGATCTCAAGATGACCAAGAGGGCGACGACCGTGGTGGCCCATCTGGCGGTGGAGGCACTCCCCCTCCTGCCCCTCAAGATAACGGTAGTTTTGGATTCATCGGGGTACTCGGTGGAATCGTTGCTGGTTTGACTGGTGCGGTTCTTGGTCTTGTCGCTGGTATTGTTAAAACTATTACTCGTCCATTCACTCTATTAGCTAAGAGTACAAAGGATTTCTTTAAGAACACTAGGTTAGTTCAGTTTGTACAAGGGAAATTCGTTAGTATGATTACTACGATAAAGGATTTCTTTAAACCTGTAACGAACTTCTTTACTAATATTAGTAAAGCATTTAAGGCAGGACTAAGAGGTGAAACCAGAGCAGTCCGTGGTGCGATGGGAAGATTCGTTAGTCTTCAAAGAGGAATAACTGGTTTCTTTGCTAGCATAGGTAGAATGACGAATAGGTTCATCCTTAGACCATTCAATAGAATCCGAAGAGCAATAGGTTCTATCGGTAGAGTAATGAATGGTGCAGCTGCCCAAACTGGTAGGATAGGTCAATTCTTTAGTAGAATAGGTGACGGATTTAGAACGGTCGGTAGACTCTTTAGTGGGTTTGCCAGAACATTTAATGTTGTATTCAGAGCATTCGCAGTAGTTGGTCGTGTAATTGCACTTCCTATCACAATAATCACTGGTCTTATCGGTGGTATCAAAGGTATGTTCGCAGACTTCACCAAGTCCAGAGAAGAAGGTGATGGTCTACTCAAGAGTGTCACTAAAGGTTTCTTTGGATTTATTAAGGGTGCGGTCAACGGTATCATCATGATGCCTTTAGATCTATTGAAGAGTGGTATTGGTTGGATTGCTGGTAAACTAGGATTCAAGAACTTTGAGAACCTATTGGCTGGATTCAGTTTCTCAGGACTGTTCAGTGGATTGGTAGACGGAATTGCCAATGGAGTCTTCGGATTTTTCGGGGGTTTAGTCCAGATCTACAAGGATGCGTTCAAAGGGGCAATAGAAGGATTTAAAGATGGCGGTATATTTGGCGCAATCTCTGGTTTCTTTGGTTCTATCGCAACAAGTATTAAGAATGTGTTCCTCGGTTTGATTGAGAAAGTATTCGGAATGTTTGAGGGTGGGGACGATATGTTCGCTGCACTTGGCGAAGGTATTGCGAATATCAAACAAAGTATCAAAGACTTTTTCATTGGGTTGTTACCAAAACAAGGTTCGTTCATGTCTAAGTTTGTACCCGATTCTGTTTATGAATGGGCGGGTCAACCAGCAGTATCCGAACCAGAGGGTTCAGAACTACCGACCGAAGAACCACAACAACTAGAAAGTACACCAGAACTTAAAAAGGCGCAGATGAACGCAATTAAGACAGGCGACACAACTGAGTTAGAGAAGAAGAAAGAAGAACAACGTATGTCTGGGGAAGAGAAACTAAAGGCAGAAATTGATCAACTCAAAGCGAGACTTGAATCAGGAGATACTACCTTTACATGGACTGATGCGGATATTGAAAAGGCTCGAGCTGAGGGTCGTGAATCAGCAGCAGCGTGGATGGAATATGATAATACAGAAGAAGGTCAGGAAGACCAAATGGAAGAGATGCGAGAATCTCTCCGTATAAGAGAAATGCAACTTGCGGAATTTAAAGAAAAACAAGCGCAAGAGAAAGCGGACGTTGAAAAATACGGAGATCTCGATACCGCTAAACTAGCGAAGATGGACGAAGCTAGACGTGAGAAATTGTTAACAAGATCTAGAGATTTGATGATGAGACACAGTAGAGGTGAAGAGGTAGATCTCGCAAACAAAGAAAATGCAGAAAGAGCATTAGCTGCAGAAGAGAGAAGACAACAAGCAATGATTGTCGCACCATCTACACAAGTAGTCAACAACAACTCTTCTTCAGGGATTGTTATGAGTCAAAACATGCCGGCAGTAGATCCCCTAGATCAATCCTACGGAGTCGGATAAAAAAAAGGGGAACCGAAGTTCCCCCTTTACCACCTCTTTTAATTAAACACTAGTCTGCTTGTGCCATTTTGGCAAAGTAAGATAGTGTGTCGTCCTCATCATCAGATGATGCAGACTCAATCGCAGGCTCTGGAGCCGATACGATTTCTGGTTCCGATGCACTAGTAGCAGGAGCCGCTTCCGCAGATTGCGATAACGCCTCATTCTTCATAGTAGCACCTTCACCTACCGAATGACCCAACACAAGTTGTAGACGTGAATTCAGTTCGTCATATGACTTGTATTGTTTCGGATCAACAAACTCCGCAAGGTCGTGGAGTTGATTGTAAGTCGCCTCTAGTTTAACTTCATCAGCATCAAACAATGCAGACTGTGATTTAAACTCAGATTTGTCATAGTTACGATATCCCGCCACATTGCGAATCTTCAACTGGAAATCTGCACCAGTCCAAAAGTCGAATGGGTTTACTGGTTCTTCGCCAGGGAATTGTGGTTGCATAACGTCCATCAACTTATCAAAGATCTTCTTACCATACTCGTACAAGAATACTTTACCCTCGTTCGATGGGTTAGAAGGATCAGACACTACAAGAATGTTTGATACGTAATGGAGTCTACGCTTTTGTTTACGAGCAGTTTCTTTATCATCCTCGTTACCAGAGTTCCACAGACGTGAGTTCAACTCACCGACTGGATCTTTCTGTCCGATTGATGTCAAAGACTTTTCGATGTACCATTGACCAGTTGGGCCTTTAAACCCATGATCCCAGTAACGTTCCCAAGGTAGTTCCTGTCCTTCCATTGCTGGAAGAAAACGAATGACAGCATAACCGTTACCAGCGTCATCGACAGTTGGTTTCCATTTGCGTTCGTCATCGTATTTGTTTTTGGTTTTCTGGCCACCAGATACTTCTTGTGCAGCTGAAACCAGTTTAGAGATATCGGTTCTACCCGACTTTAGATTTGAAAAAGACATATTGTTTTCCTTTATATTTACAGAGTATTTACAGTTTATCCAAATGTTGCTCATAATGTAAGACAGTATTATAACACATATAGTATTCATGTGTCAAGCATTATTTATAATTTTGGGTAATCTAACCACGCAACCGCAACAATGCGAGTTCCCTTTTCTACAGGTGAAGCTTCATGCCAAAGATTAGATCTAAATATTACGGTATCGCCGACTTCCTGTCTGGGAATACTATATTTGTTTTTTGGGTCATCCCCATATATCCTTAAACCTTCGCCAACAAAATCATCAGATAATCTAAGAACCGTAGTAGTAGACCAATACCTGCGAAAGCTATCATCGCTAGATTCATCGAGATGAATTTTAAATTTATCACCTTCCTCATACAACAATAAGTCCAGTTGACTAACCTTACAACCCATACCTACCCAGTCTTCTAATTGTTCACAAAATTCTGGATACAATCTATAATGAGACTGAAACGTTTTACTAGTACGAACATCGCTATATGGGTTATTACCAGTTACTTTAGACTGGTTGGAACCCCAGATTCTAGAAAGACATTCTTCAGCCATCTCCTCTAAGATATCAGAATCTATAACCTTACCTACTTTATACATCCAAAGTATTTACCTTAGGCAAAAAGTTGAGATCCATCGCTTCCTTCTCAAGATTCTCAGTAATAGAAGGCGAGAGATATTTCTTGATATCTTCGATCTCTATATTGTTTTGTTCACACAACCAAACAATTGCATCAAGGTAGGACATTCCATTCATCCGTACTGCCGTCTCCACCATCTTCGAAAACTTCTTCTTGTTCAGGAAGTTCTCTTTTGTAGGTTCTTCTTGGTTCGTTGTTACCATACCATTCATTCCTCAGTTCTTGAGTCCACACCTGTGCTATATCTGGGTAGTACGTACCGATAGATCGTTTTGGTGTGCCGTCTGGATAGTATGCCATAGTTAAACAAATAGTTTTCATTGTACCCTCACGATTACGTCCATAACGACTGTCTTGATATATCCCACTAGACAGGTATGACTTCAAGTTTTTCAAATAGACATCAAGGATCTGATATTCATGACGTTCGTCCTTATCTTTCGATAAACGATTTCGTTTCTTGGAACTAACTTCGGAGGTAAGTTCTTTTACCCACCCCCGAACCTTCTTCCAATGGATAGGACTGTCTTCGTCCATCTCCAACAAATCTGGATGAACAGATGCAGATCCATCGTGTCCTCTTTTTTCACGAGCGATTCGCAAACGCTCCGCAGCTGCAAGTCGCTGTTCTTCGGTCATTGGTTTGCGTTTCTTTTTCATATCTTTACTCGATTGGCATAAAAGTTAAAAGAGAGTCCATACGGAATGATCGCCATTCTTTGATCACTAAGTCGAATACTCGAACAGTCTCATTACCACCTACAGACTGATCAACACTCTTACCGCTCTTAGGAACGTTCTCTTCGGGAATTAAATCGAAATCAAGAGTTGCTTTCATCTCACGTACACCACCATCTTTTACTTTGGTGAACGATAGATCAACCATACCATCTTGAAGCATTTCGACCACTTCATCTTTACTATATTCTACTACCATTATATATCTCCAGTTTATTTATCTTTAGGTTTTTCATTAAACTTACCTTCATGTAGATCATTCAACCATTCATCAGTTTGATCAACATAACAAATAGCGCTCTCTAAAATGTTTAATTGTTTCTCATGAGTTTCACACTGTTCTTTAGTAAGTAGTTCATCAGCACTTTTAACATCTTTATTTTTCATATACCAATTCAAGTGGTTGACATAGAGTCCATGCAATACATCAGAACAAATAGCTTCATATATAATTTGATCATCAACTTCTGGAAAAGAAGTTGGATCAAGATTTTTAAAAGCATGTAAACCAGAAGATTTATTTTGTTTAACATCTTCTTCGGTTACTATTGGTTCGCCTTTACTGTCACCCTTGGTTGCTTTAGATTTTGCCATTTTAAATTTCCCCTATGCGAGTATTTTCAAGTACGTCACCAAAGTGTGCCTTCGCATAGTCTTCTGCATCACTCCAGTGTATTTCGGACATGTCATCGAACTTCTCGACAGATGCCACTAATCTATCAACTTTCTTCTCATGCAACTTTGCGCTTTGGATTTTCTCCGCAGCTGCTTTGATCATCGCATAACGTTGAACTTTATTTATTGCCATTCTAAATCTCCAATTCATCAAATGGGAAACAATCAAGAAATAGATCACGTTCTAGTTTATACGCCTCTATCTCCCACGGTTGATCTTTATATTTAAACTCAGATGCGTTGTTACCTTTCCATGCGAAACCACCTTCACACGTCAACTCTCCACGTAGGAACTGTCGAGCATGAACCATCTCATGTGCAAGTGCCTGCATCTGTCTCATAAAACTTTTATCTTTGGTTCCGATACTTACAAACACTTCAGTGTCATCACCAATACAAAGTCCGTCAGCCTCATCATCAAGTACAGACTTGAACTTGACATTGACTAGTCGAGCAGTAAATCGATGGATCTTCAAAGCGACCATCAGATTATTCACATACTGATCAACGATTTTTTTCTTTGCGTGACGACCTTCAATAAAATACATGTACTATCCTCATTAACAGAATGTCATTATAGAACATCTGTCAACATTTGTCAAGCGTTATCTGCCAATATCTTCAACATTTTTTCTACTGATTACTTGATACGCACCTTTGTTATATGCAGGGGCGATAGTATAACCAGAAGATATATCGATACGTTCTTCTCTAGAAAGTGTTTCATTAGATTTACTTTGTACAGTATCAGAGGCGCTCGGATAGTCCTGTGTGTCTCGCCTGAATGATGCCTCAGGTGTGTACGGTTTGAACTCAGACTTATGGGTCTTAGACTTGCCCCATGCGTTATACGACTTCTTACGCCCGTTCGGGTAGTGTCTCATACTGCCGTGAATCATCTAGATATTCTCCAGTCTTCTTGGACTCTTTCTTCTTGTCCGTGTGAGTATCAGGTTTGTGGTACTTATCCATATTTCTTTTAACAGGGTTCTTACGATACTGTGTTTTGTTTTTCATTAGTGACAATGACCATTCAAGTGATAACCGACCAATGCTCCTAAAGCAAAGATCATCCAATCCATAACGAAATGGAAAGAGAAGGCCAAAAGCAGAATCTCTTTCCAATGTTTGGAACAAACTTCCCTATATTTTTTAAACATCCGATGTATCGATCATGATTATATCATACTCACCCGAAGATGTCAACCTTTCCATCTCGGACAAGGCAACACGCAAATCTTCATGAACGGAAATCACATTACTATCAGCATCGACTAACCTAATCATCTAGTTTGTTACCATAGTAATCGTGAGTACCAGCTTCGTGATTCTTACGTCTTTCTTTAGCTTCGTGAACTGCAGCTATGGAACCCATAACTCCAAAGAAAACCAACCAACAAGCAATAAAAACAACTATAAACTCTACCATTACGCAACCTCCTTATGTGATACGTGGTATTCTGAACGATCGCCTTTCGGCATCATGACGAACGACTCCTTACTACCCTCTCTGAGGGGTAACTCCCTCTCAGCAACAAAGTTGCCATAGAAGTTACGAGTGATGAAGTATGGAGACTCCCACGACTCCCACGGAGTCTCGTCACGGTCTACAATAGACCAGTCAAGAATAAACTCTTGATAAGACTCGTTACTATCCTCAATCAGAGGACGAAGGGCCTCGACAAGATCCTTCGCATCATCTTGCGAGTGATCGAAGTCAAGAACGTAGGTGTTACCACCTTTGTTCTTCCAACGTTGTGGACATTCACCCTGTCCGTCCCAATCATGGGCGCCATAGTTTTCACGACACTGGGTCTCGATTACTAAACGAAGTCTTGCCATATCAAATCTCTCTCTATCATCAATTAAGTAACTATTATATGCCATTGGGCAACAATTGTCAAGCGTTTATTTTAATAAACTTTCTACGTGACTTAGACCATTGCTTCTTAGGTTTCTTGAACATGATCTCTTCAGTAGTGTTCCGTTTGATGTAACCAGCCAGTTGTCCAGCTGAGTTAACAATGTATGTGTGATTGGGAATGTTATGGTCACCCCAATCGGTGACCTCTTGTAAGTATTCCATTATGATCTCTTCTTACGTGGTTTGAAACCAAGGGTTTCCATTGCACCAACTGGAGTATCTTTTTCACTCAGTTCTTTGTACTGTTCAACAGTAGCATTCTTCACTAGGAAGTTAACCCACGACTTCCAAGGTTTTGAACCGTACTTGAATCGTGCAATGAACGTGCGTTCTGGCATACCGTGCCAAGATGGGTGACAGTTCGGAGACACTTGCTCCATAGTACGTGAACCTTCGAACGCACCTTGATACATCAGGTACATACCGTCCCAACTGAACTTCTCTTTATCAAATCTAGTCATAATCTTCTCTCTTCTCATTATCAATACAAGTATTATACATGATGAAACATGTTTTGTCAACACTTATTTTCATATAAATAAAGGGGTAATTTAGATAAAAGGTATAAATAACACTATGAGTAACGAACTATTCGATTTTGGGTTTACCCTAGTAGATGAGAACGAACTGGAGGTTGTGCAACAGGCGCAAGCAACAGTCACGTCTGCATCATCGTCCGTAGAAGAAACCCAAGCAAAACTAGACAATTTGTATAACGCAATTCAACCATTGTTAAACAATCTAAAGATGAACCCAGAGAAAGAATACATTCTGTGGCCTAATCGTACCGAGAAGATTGAACAATTTGAAGATCACATTCAAGGTATCTACAAAGGTTAATTCATGCCAACAGAACACATAATAGTCAAGAATCGTATAACATCTAATGAAATTAAAGAGATTGATCCTGATCTACTTGAATTTACGTACCTCTATCTGAATGGCAGAATTATCCGTCAGAGTGCCAGAACTGGTTATGATGTAACGTTCAAGGATGAGAGTGCAGAATGTAATCTTGTAAATGAGATGATAGATCTGTGTCCTGACTATTGTAATTTTTTATTGTCTCGTAGATACAAAAATATTTTGTTTATTACGCACATGGACATCCATGAAACAAAATGGTATAAAGACGGTCGCCCAAAACAAGATATTTCAGATGAAACACTAAAGTTTGGACACCCCCCCTCTAAAATTCCAAATAAAAATTATCCTGACTTGGATAAGATTATACACTTCATTCCAGTTTTTATGGAACACTGGGATTTTGAAACTTTTTATAAAGTTGACCGACCAATGCAACCAAGATATTCTGGGACATTACATGAAATTTATGACAGGTTTGATGTTAAAAGTGCATCATCTAGTTGTCAATATGAACACGGCTCAAAAGATTGGAATTTAAGAAACCCCGAAGATTCTAAATATGATGCTGTGGTTTTTCTAAACATACCATCAAAAGATAACAAATCTTTTTCATTAGAAAACATTAAACCTGTATTTGATAACTACGTCAGTAGTAACTGTGAGTTTGTTGACATCTGGGACGGTGATAAGACTGGAAGATTTGAAGGCGATAAAAAATTATCTATTAAAGGCAATGTGTCTGAGGCAATAGTTTTAAAACATGTGAGTGAAAATAAAGAATTGAGTGATCTGGATAATTTTTTAAATAATCACATTAGTGTCTACAAATAACTAACCCCAAGTAATATTTTTAGGAACGTATGAGGATATCTTTGCTTTGATATCCTTTTCCATTTTGGCGACTGGTGTTGGTGGTTTACCAGATCGTTTTGCGTAGAAGTACTGTGCATCTTTCAAGAACGAACCACCCTTTCCAGATACTTTAAGATCAGCATCGACACCGACCTTGTTGAATGCGAATACGATATCCCCATCCATATATCTCTTCAGAGTCTTACCCATGTTAACGATGTCCGCCATAGTCTGTGATGCACCACGGTGAGTGTTAACTAGGATCTCTGCTGGTACTGTACGACTACGAGTAAGGTTCTGTGCCTTAGCGACTTCGATATCGTTCACTACCCATACGATGTGAATGTTCTTCTTGTCATAACCTACGTCAGTCAACATACGAGTTAGATTGTTTAACTTCTGTAGATCTTTCAGAGTTGTATCAAAAACAAGATTGGGTTTACGATCAGGGGCGGCCGCAAGAACACCACGCATCAATACTTTCTTTTGACGAGAGTCCAGAGAAAGAACATTGGCAATGATGTCGTGTAACTTACCAACGTTCTCTGGATTCTTTAGATCGGATGCGATTTTTTCGATATCCATCCCAGTCTCCGCCTTGACTCGTTTGCGAATCAGTTTAGACTTTGAGGCGGCAGTCTTGAGTTCGTCAACATCTAAGACTTTACCCTCAAGACCAACTAGGTTAGATAGGACGAATCCTTTACCTGAACCAGCACCCCCTGCCATGATAACAACGTTACCAAATTTAGGGTAGGCTTTACCTCCGAACGTAATGAGTTTCTCTAATAGAATCTCACTATACTGTTGGAGTTCTTGTTCTTCGGATAAGTGCTGGCTGAATGTTTTCATATAAGTTATTTATACAAAAAAACATCCCAAGGCAAAGAGTAATAATAAAATAATTACATTTGGACGAAAGTCCCAAACTGCAACGAAATCGTCTGCGGTGTATCTGATAAACTCAATTATATTTTCTTGTAATTTATTCCAAAGATCTTTCACTTCACATTTCCTTTTTTGATTTAACTATAACTTCAACGTTTTCTGGTAATTTTATCTTTGCTTTATCATGACTATGATACAAGTAGAACTTAACATTAGAGTATTCTTTAAACAACTCAGGCCATATAGGTCTCCAATTGTTTGCGATTCTGAATGTGTTGTTCTTAGATCGATCACTTTCAAGAATTAAATCTGTCGCACTTCTAAGATTCAAATCAAAGATAGAATCAAACCCATAGATGTGAACTTCAGTCGCTTTCATCTTACCACAAGCATAGTCAACTGCCATGTGACCACAACTGAAGTTCGTTGCATTGATTGCATACTCAGGGACTCTTTGCCAGAATCCCCGAATGTTCTGCGAGTATTTTAGGTAAAAGTTCGGTTGCATCTCCATCCACTTACGAGGACGAGTACCTAGAACCCAATCATACATGTCAAGTCTAAACTGACCTTCGGTCAATGCAGCCATCATCTTGAAGTCAACCATGCAAGATGCATGTACTTCGTTAGACGGTATCTCAAATGGTGGCATGTTACAAATTAGTAACTTACCATCAGTTCCTCTTTTATAGAGAAAACTGTGATCACCATTACCTAAAACATTTACTCTCATTTATTTTCCGAACCAATCATCAATCAAGTTTTTACCATAGTACATTATACCAATCCAGATCGAGAAAAGCAAGCCGTCAAAGTAAGATAATTCATTCCAAATAGATAAAGGTTCCATTATCGTTTACCACCGAAGTATTCTTTAGCGTGACCTTCATTGATCAACATTTGATTTACATTATAAGTACCGTGTTCTTTGTCTACCACGATCTCACCAAGGATACGACCATACTTACCTTTCGCATCATATGTTTTAGTTACAAGAGTAATTACCGATCCAGCGGGCGCCATCTCGTTGACGTACGCTTTCGCTGCGAGTCCTCTCGCCTTTTCTTCAAGGTCTCTGGTACGAGATTCTGGAGTATTGACCCCATATAACCGAACACGTTGTTTAGTAAGGACAACATCAAAACCAAGATCAATGTTAACATCCACAGTGTCACCATCCACCCAGCGATCAACCGTTGCTTTATATTCATACATTCTTTATCTTCCTCTTTATAGTTTCTTTTCCCTTCTGCCCAGTATGATGAATCACACACGGTCTTTTAGAAGCGATGTTATCTATGTAGTCTAATCGTAACGTATTGTATTTGTTTGGTATACTACGTATGATAGACATTCTTTTTATTTCGTCTCCACCAATCATGGCATAGAGTGTTTCTTGATCTCCTCGTATTGGTCTAAACGTACACTCTCTATCCCAATCTTTAAGTATGTTTGGACTACCTTCAAAGACAACCACACCACTATTGTGCCAGATACCCATATCACCACGTCTATTAGTCCACGGTCTGTCTTCGACCATACCTAATTTATTTGGTTCTGTCCAGTTGAATACTGTTTCGATATCAGGACACACAACTTCACAATCGGTATCTAACCAACATACTTTATCGTAACCCATCTTAGATGCTTCCAACATTGCAGCTGGTTTCTTGAACCAGTTCTCTGCCTTGGAGTTCAGATCGAAGTAATGTACATCATCGACATGTTGAAGAGAGTCCAACATGTCTTGAGACATACCAAAGTTAGCAACCAACAAAGTCGTGTCTGTGTGTTGACGTAGATTAGTAATAAACCAAGGTAGTTGCCACTCAGTCTTGTCATCACAACCTGTGAGGAATGTTTTAGATATCAATGACTTCTACCTTTTGGTGTTTTGCCTTTGTCCCAAGTTCTGCCTGAATAGTAGTAAACGATTCGTCTACTTTAGTTGTCCAAGGATAGTACTCTTGTAACCAAGGGAAATAATCTAGATTTAAAAATAAGTCTGTTGTTCTGGGAAATCCGTTCTTTGCTTCGTTCACAAGTTTCTTCGCACCTTTAGGTGTAACCATGTACGCATGTGCGCCAGGGAAGTAACGTTTACTTGTGAGAGGATTTACACCAAACATACTCGGTGTATTGAATTTACCGTAAGACGGATGACCAATGTTCATTACATACTTGAAAGGAACTGTAGGAACCTTGTCGTGTAGTACTGCATCGTGTTCGAATATTACGAACGTCTCGTTCATCTGAATACACTTCTTCCACAAACTGTAGTGAGAGAAGAATGCAGCTGCACAATTCATTGTACGACTATACTTCTCGTCAATGTCTCGGAAGTTTAATCCTTCGTTCTCAAAGAGTCTCATCGGATTATCTTTGGGGGTGATCGCATCGAACATACGTATGGCACACCCGACTTTTTTACCAGACTCGATACACTTCTCTGCGGACTCAACAGATCTGGGATTATCTTTAATTGTTATGACAAATGATTTCATGATGTAGTACTTGATTCCACTCCTTGGACTCTAGTGTAGTAAGGATATACGACACGAAGAGACAAAAAGTTAGCAGTACATAAGAATGCATCATTGGGCCACATACCGACTTCTTTAATCTTATTCAAGAACTCTTTTGCCATGTGTGGTTCTACCCAGTATGCGGAACCTCCTGCCATACCTTGTGCGATATTCGGTTCATCTAGTTCATTGACAAGAGGAACAAATTTGACAGAATCACTCTTAGAAACTTCTTTATGAAAGAGTTGCGCTCTCCGTGTTGCGCCACGAGGATCACATAGACCAACACAACTTAGACCCTTACGCATACCAGTAAACTTACGTGTGACTAATGCATCACTCTCAAAGATAACTGCGGCCTGATCATTCATGATAATCTGTTCCCACGCTCTCATATGAGACACCGCACAAGCAATAACCTTTAACTGGTTCTGCGCTCGGTAAACGTGTTTGTAGATCCCTGTCTGAAGATCAATACCTTCTTCGTCAGGAGTCACAGGCCAGTTCCATCTCCAGTCTCTATGATCAAAACAGATCATATCCTTTAGATCTTGTTCCATCGTCTCTGGTGTAGATGCACGGAGTATCTCTGGTTTCAATTCACTTTCAGTGTCCTTGATACTCTTCAACAGACGTTTGACCGCATCCTGTTGTTGACCATCAACATTAATAATATAAGAATCACTCACCGTTTAATATACCATTGGTTATTTGCGAATTTATGTAGTTTGAGGTTGCGTTCCTTCACGAACTGATCAACTGCACTCACTACGCCTGGTTTATTTGGATAGTCGTCCCCAAACATGGTTCCACCTTTTTTTATGATGTCCCAACAATGCACTAAATCATTGTAACACCCTTCATGATTATGTAGACCATCGACATATACCCAATCGAAATCCGTCTTGGTATTCCAATCAAAGAACTCTTGTGATGTCATTCTTTTAACCGTGATGCCTTTTTGTTTTCTAAACCGTTTACATACAAATGCATGTACATCGTCATAGTATGGTTCAAAATCTTCTATTTTATCTGCGCCTACAAGATCTTTATATCTTTCAAATAATCGATTGGGATCTTCGTTACCTTTTATCGACCAAGGATCGACAGCAATGATTGTTTCTGCGTTCTTTATAAACTTTTCGGTCGTATCACCTCTCCACACGCCTAACTCAACACCGTGACTTCCCTTTGGTATTTTTTTGGCGGTTTCGGTACTACCTTTATTAAATCCATACATCATAACTTATGACTCAAATTTGGGTTAATTTTTTGGAATTTTATTGGACTTGGATATATGTATTGCATTGGTATCACACGATTATTGAAGGTAAAGTCCCCTTGTTCTATCCCATACTTCTCCACTTTATCCAACAACATCTTAGCGCCCTTAACTGTCAATATATAACCACTTAATCCAGGCGTGATACTCTGACCTTTCCAGTCATTCTCTTTATTGTATCGCAAAGGATAGTTCGAAGGAAAATCTTGAATCCCTAACCCATGACTATGACTTTTATACCAATCAACTAAGTGCGGATAATTGGCTAGAACATTTGGTTTTTTAAATGCCCCATCTATGTTTAGAAAACAAAAATACTCAACCCCAGTGTCTTTTGGTGGAGGCGATGTGACCACAACATCATGTTCTAAGAAAATCATAGATTCATTTTTCTCTATAACATCCTGTGCGAACTTGAGATTATTGAATAAACAAGACTTTTTGGTTCGATACTTTCTCTTCTCTTCTGGGTTCTTATGATTCTTCATACTCGCCAGTCTACCATTAGGAAGATCTTTCCAAGGAAACTCATCTTCATCTAAAGTATTAGGAGTTACCCCCTCCACGACTTCGTAGTCCCATTCATACTTAACTAACGAGTCTACGGTCTTCCGCATACACGCTTCAGAAAGTTCGTGACCTTTGACGTAGATGACTCTTGCTTTCATTATGCAATCAACTTGACATGTTCTACATCAACAACCGCACACTTTAAACCATCTAACTCAACCGCCATTGCCTTTGACCAGTCTAGATAGATCTTATCCTTTGGTGCCAACGCAGCTGCAATGACTTCCTCACCATCACCTGTTGCGATAACTATTGCTGGTTTAGTTCCAGTCGCAATATCACCCGACAAGATAATACCACCAGAGGTAGTCTCGTCTGCTTTGTGTTCACTCACTAATACATTATTACCTAATACTCTCATACCATCCTCTAATTTTTATCTGTGTAACGAACGTAGTAAACCATACTATGATCATATGCGCCGTCAAACGGCATACCTTTACAGAACGCTTTCCATCGTCCTCTCCATCCATCTTTGACTCTTTGCCAGTATGTCATCTTACGGATATTACCGTAGTAGTTGATATACACAAGTTCTCCATGATGTTTGTAACCCATCAGTACCAACGGAACACTAGTCACGATGTCATTGTTATTTACACATCTCGTATGTGGTACTTTTAGGTTCTTAACAAAAGAACATGTTCCCACACGTGGACTACCGAATGTATACAGATGTTTTGTCTGTGATAATCGTGAAGCGCAGATTGTTGCCATTGCACCACCTAACGAATGTCCACAGATATACAGATCTAACTTACTGTACTTGTTGACGTATTGTAACACATCTTCCCACACCTTGTCAAGCTCTGTTTTAAATCCAGAGTGTACCCAACCGTCAGTCTCACTCCGTGATGGCCATGCCTTCAGATCAGCAAGAATGTCGGATATCTCTGATGGTTCAGTACCACGGAAACAGACCGCCATACTCTCCTTGTTGCGTACCAGATGAACTTGTGCGCCATCTATGTCAACGAGTTTGTGTGACGTGAATCCGAGTTTCTTAAACCCTTTCTTTGCTTCTTTACTATCAAGATACGCAAGTTGCGCCATCTTTGCTGATTTACCGATGTTCATTATTTTTCCTCTTTTCTTTATAGTTCCTATATAATCCCGCTCCGTTCTCATACGATCTACTTTTAACGTCATATGGTTTAACTAAAACTTGATGCCATCCAAACTCTGAAGGTAGAAGTTGTTTATCTTTATGTAGTCTATAAACTAACTGTGGATCGAAATGATTTTTATGGTGAATTATTAATTGATCAGATATAATTTCTTCTTTTTGATTTTCACGGATCTGATGTAATTTTTTAAAAAAATGTGGGTAAGATCTGTTAGTTGGTGCGCCAAACCCAATAGGGCCCGTAGTACATAACTTTAAAAAATGATTAAAATCTACACCTTCTTGGACACATATATCCCATCGTGTCCGAATAAAACGGTCATACCCTTTATTTAATTTTTGAACTTTCTCATAAAGGTCAGCATAACCTAATATTTGTTTTGTGCTTGAAAAATGTTTTTGTAGTTTTTTCCGATGATCGTCACTCACCTGTATTTTTCCACTACCATCATCTTTACGATAACCAGCATCATAATCTATGAACTGTTGACGCCAGCTCTTATACTTAATATTTGAAGGTGGATCAGGATCTAACATCGCATTATAGTGAATAATCGGTTCGGGGCATGATTCAACATTCAAATAATCAGGAACTAGATATTTATATTCGTCCCAAGTGTGAAGATAAAGATCTATATCTGGAAACGCTTCTAATAGTTCATTAAGAACAACGTGGATCTTGACACACTGTGGTCGGTAAACGCCATTAATCAATATTGCGGTTTTCATGACCCTTCCTTTGCATTTTTATAAATTCTCTTTGTCCAAGATTTTGAAATATTCCCGCTCCGCCAAAATACATTTTAGGGTTATTTTTATATGCTTTAATCATAACTTGATACCATCCCCATTCAACAGGCAGAAGTTGTTTATCTTTATGTAGTCTATAAACTAACTGTGGATCAAAATGATCTTCATGATGAATTATTAATTGATCAACAAAAAATTCGTGAAAATGTTTATCTTTTGTAAGATCCCTTAGAGATTTAAAAAAATGTGGGTAAGATCTGTTAGCTGGTACGGCAAACCCAATAGGGCCCATCTCACACCGCCTTAGAAAAGTAGTAAAATCTGCACTTTCTTGAATACATACATCCCATCGTGTCCGAATAAAACGATCGTATCCTTTATTTAATTTTCTCACTTTCTCATAAAGGTCAGCATAACCTAATATTTGTTTTGTACCAGAATATCGATACTTCGCAAAATTTTTCAATCTTCTTGTTGAAATATTTACTTTTCCACTACCATCATCTTTACGATAACCATCTTCGTAATACTTTATCTGTTGACGCCAATGATTATACCTTTCATTAGAGATATCTACATCAGGGTCTACCATTGCATCATAATCAATAATTGGTTCGGGACATGATTTAACATTCAAATAACGAGGGACAAGATGTTTATGTTCGTCCCAAGTGTGAAAATACACATCAATGTCTGGAAATTTTTCTAGTATTTGGTTAAGGACAAAATGAATCTTCACATATTCTGGCCGATAGACGCCATTAATCAATATTGCGGTTTTCATTTTTTCTTTGACTCCAAAATATACCGTTCGATTGTTGCTCCTCCATAATAACAAAGATGGTTGTCTCCATATGGTTCACTCAACACTTGATACCAACCAATCCCACCTATCTGCAACTTACGATTTTTGTGCAATTTCCAAACAAGGTTACTGTTCCAAAGTTTTCTTGGGTGAATGATAAGTTGATCCTGTAATCTAAACGCCCAATCTAAAGTCTGTTCGTTACTAACTGTAGGATTATTTGTTGTTATTTCTACCAACCCATCAAATGAAAAGTTACCATGACGTTTCTTAACCTTGTCTCTGTTTCTAACAGCAGATCCATCAAATCCTATCGCCCTATTTTCGTCAAAGGATTTCTTTACAAGTTTTGACCAGTCGATTTTTTCAGAAACTACGGTATCCCATCTAGCCCTAATTATAATATCATAATCTGACGTAACTCTTCTGATCAGTTGATCATGGTATAATATCTGTACTGTTTGTTTTGCAGTTAATTCTCGAAATCTAGTTGTAAAGGATCCTTTTCCACTAAGCCAGTTTTTTGATCTTTCACGTGATTCATGAATTGGATACGGATCGACATCAATTGCTGGATGATAGTGCATTTTTGGAACAAAGTCTTCTGGTTCATGATCAACATCAACACCATATTTTTTAGCGTTCCAAGCAGAGGTGTATATGTCAGCGTCAGGAAAACATCGTCTTAATCTATCTTTATTGTCGTTCCAGTTACCTCGAATTTCACCACTTATGAGTAATGCTACTTTCATCTATTGTTTCACGAATCTTTCAACATGTGCGCCACCATAGTAACACACATGACTTTCTTCGTATGGTTCACTGAGTATTTGATACCAACCATACTCTGCGCTTTTCAACTGTTTGTTGTTGTGTAGATCCCAAACTCTTTTAGAATCCCACAACTTTCTTGGATGAATTATTAATGGATCCATTAGATAGTATGCCCAATCATTAGTTATCTCAACTGGGTCAAAGTGTTTAGCAGCTGGTTTATCAACTGGAGGATAGTACCTAGGCAACTCTTTTAATCTGTTAATGCCATGTTTCCAACGAGTGTCTCTAGTTCCAAACCCGATAGCAACATTCTCTTCATATGATTTCTTTATCAAACTTGTCCAGTCGATCGATGGGTCTAAAGAAATATAAGTGTCAAACCTCATACGAACACACATGTCGTACTCGTCACTAATTTCATTCAAGAGTTTATCGTAACCCAAAATCTGCATTGTTCTATACTGAGCTTGTTTTTTTGAAGTCGGGTTTGATCCATTGGCCATGGTTTGTTTATATTGTACATCTTTCCATTTAGGAAAAGGTTCAGTATCTAAAACTGGATGATAATTTATAGACGGCTGATCATGCACAAAGTCTACAATGTCATCATTGCCTTCGCCTGACCAAGTAGAGGTAAATACATCAGCATCAGGAAATCTGCCATGCACTCTTTTTATATTTCTTTTCCATTCTCCTCTGACTTGACCGTTTACTAATATCGCAGTCTTCATTTTTAACCTTTGAAATTTTCTAAGAAGTATGTTAGATCTTCGGGTGTACCTAGACCCCACATCTTAGATGCATTGTGAGTATAAATTCTTTTCTCACCCTCTATCGCTTGATTGAATACTGGACAAACATAGAACTCATTATTTACTCGGACATCTCTTTCGATCATCTGTTCTGCATAGTGAACAAAATCCTTACCGTTCTTCCAGTAATAATAACCAACAGTCGCAAGGTTACTGATAGGATTCTTCTCTGCCACCTCAGTAACACAACCAGACTCGTCTATTTTAGCGAAAGACCATTTTGGGTGTGTCGCCTCAAAGGTGACGATACCACCGTCAGCATCTTTCTCGTTCATCGCATACATGAACTCCATGACATCCCACTCAACATACTGATCAGAGTTTGCGAAGAACAACGGATTATCATTGTCGATATACTCTTTCGCAAGAAGTGCGGTACATGCAGCTCCTTCAGTTATACCATCAACCTCAACAATCTTACAGTCAGGCGCAATTAGATTCAACATGGTGTCAAGGTTATATTGTTCACGATGTTCTTTCTGTACAACAAAGATATAGTTCGCATCAAAACCAAGATTCTCCACAACAGTTTGGATCATTGGTTTTCCGTTGACATCGATCAACGGTTTAGGAAAAGTGTAACCCGCCTCTGCGAATCTACTTCCAGCGCCTGCCATAGGGATAAGAACATTGAGTTTCTCGTTCTTCCACTTTTTCATAATAGGTTTACCTTCTATTTTTGGAATGATATTATCTATAGTTGTTTTATATGGGTTATCCACACGAATATAGTTTGCTCGTGATCTCTGTGCGGATAACAATCCTGGCGGACTGTCTTCTACAATTATGGTCTCTTCAGGTAACGTTCCCATCATTGACATCGCTTTCCAGTAGATCTCAGGATGTGGTTTACTATTCTTTACGTCCTCATTAGAAAGAATCACCGAACAGTGTTTTATGAGTTTAGCTTGTGCAAGTGACGTAACTACTGTTCGCCTAATAGAATTAGAACACACACCGATCTTGTAACCTTGATCCTCTAGTTCTTGGAACAGATCACAAATATGTTCTATAGGTTCTTGATTTGATAATAAGTCTCTTGTTATCTCTTGTTTCTTCTCACTAATCTCCGAGTGAAGTGTTGGGTCTAGTCCTTTTCTTTTGGTCAACATCTCCAACTTCTGTAGAGTCTTTAGACCATCATATGTCGCTAGATGTTCTTCTTCCGTGATTGCGTACTCAGGGCCTAATGCCTTATTCAACGCAACGAAGTGTATATTCTTCGCATCAATCAGAACACCATCTAAATCGAAAAGGACTAACTTAATCACTATAGATCCCAACTTATGGAAGGACGTGTATCGCCCTTACCGTTCCAATGTATCGAACATCCACACTCTTCAATGATGGGAATGATCGCCTTTAAATTCTTTACGCCTTCTTTGTCACCGTTAAAACAGAAAGTCGATTCGTTCTGCATCTCTGGTGGGAAACAAACAAACGAACCCTCTTTAATTAATCCTTCAGGTTCATTCTCTAGAACAGATTCCACACCATACTTCTTGGCGACTTCTAACATGGCACCTTTTTGACCATCTTCTTCTGCCCACTGAGCTTCTTCTAACTCCTCAAAGAAATCATCTTCTCCTTCTTCAAGTAACTCAGACTGCATAAACTCTTCGTGTACATCATACTCACAATCCTGTGAATGATTGAACAGTACCTTGGCGAGATCAACGTCTTTGTATTCTATCTTGTTACCGTCTTTGTCTTCACGAATCAGGTATCCATCTTTGTCGTACTGCGGATCAAAGTAATCAGGTACATCCATCCACGCACATGATTGACAACAGTAGTGCGCCCATCCCACGTACCATCCTTCTTCTTTAAGTCTTGCTTGTAACTTTCTAAAACCGTTCATAATATATTCCTCTCGTAGTTAATGTGTATTATAACACACTGGCGATTATTTGTCAATCGCTTTCATTAGTTCCCCTACGTTCTCACCGTTGTTAGGTAACTTACTCTTGAGAAAGAAATGAACAAAGTGACATTCTTTGATGTTGTTGACTGCACTGAACAGTCCGTTCCACTTACCACTCAAATGCTTGGTAGGGACTTTATATTTCTTCAGAAAGAAGTTCAGTAGTGTCTGGTCAGTACTCCACTTCCAGTTACCCATACCATCAACAAACTCTTTGAACTCTGACCGTTGGATAAACTGTTTACCTGTCTGACCTTTCAGGAATGGTTTGAACTTCTCGACATTGATCACAATCATACCCATGTTGAAGTATTCGAACCCTAGTTGATTTGGTTTAAAATCTAGTTTCTCAGAATGCAGATTGTTGTACTGCATCGAACTGTAGTTTCTGATCTTCTGGGCATAGGTGGGGGTGACATCCATCTCACGTTCAGCAACAGCTCCATACGCACAGTTACAATCAAAGTCTTCTAGAATATTTGGTGCATCTTCACGGATGTAGATATCCGCATCAACAATCAATAGACGATCATAACCGTCCATCATGTCGAACGCATTCTCTTTCTCGTAGATGGGTAGGTAACCGCCATACTTCATGTATGACTCTGTACTGCGATTGGAAAAGAACGGATCAGGACGAATCATCATCTTGGGGGTGGTTTGGACGTGGTGGTCGAAACCATACTTCTCACAATACTGTTTAACACTCTCTATACAATGGTTGTATAACTTAGAGGGTTTACTCACCGATACTTGATATACTAATGTTTTCATAATATTTAAATTCCCAAACGCCTACAATATTTTATAAATTTTTCATCTGATATAATATTTCTTTTAATAGCCACTAACAAATCAACATTCTTATGTTGTCTTTTGTTACAGAAAATTTGATGCCAACCAAACTCACATGGGTACAACTTTTTTTCTTCATACATTTTAGAAACATCAATGTCTTCCATATCACTTTTTTTGAAAATGATCATCATATCCGATAAAAAATTATTCCAAATAGGATGATTCGTGCGACCTCCTTCACTTAAAGTGTCCTCGCCAATTACACAGTAGAAAGGACTATCTATATAATGTTTATAGATGTCTCTTTTCTTTTTAACTCTTTTACACCACTCATCCCAGTTTTTTCTTGCGTCTATTCCCCTAAAACTAACACTGAGTTTACTGTTGCTTGATCTTCTAGTAGGGGAAGATAACCCTATAACACTATCATCTGCCAACGCATACAGTTCTTTTAACGGAAGATTGTCATTAAAATATATGTCCCATCGAGTTTTAACGTAATAGTCGTAATCTTTGGGAATACGTTTCCATTGTTCCCAAAACGACAGTTGTTGATTACAAGCAGAAGTGTGAGAATGGACTTTTTGTTTTTTACCACTTTGTTCGAATCTGATCAGTCCAAGCCAGTATTTTTCGTCTATTTCCTCATTTACCAAACTATATGGATTGTAAGAACATTTTGGTGGTGGTTTTACAAACTCAACTTTTATTTTGTCGCCGACCGCTTCGTAAACAAGTTTTCTTTGTTCTGGTGTGTCCCATGTCTGCCAGTATATGTCACAACCTTGAAATTTCATCCGTAATCTTTGTACCGAGTCCTTAATTTGATCTGTGCTGATGTACTTTGGAATCATCCCATTTACCATTACAGCAACTTTTTTTGCAACTCGAAATTTTTCATGATGTACTGTGGCGTATACCGCATTTTCTTTTTTAGAAACATCTAAAACATACTTAGAGTTTGACCATCTCTCATTGTCATAAAATAAACTATGACGGTCTTTTCTGATATGATTTAATTTATAAACCATAGACCCAATTGCAAAACATAATCTATTTTGTAAGGAAGGATCTTTCCATATCAAATGTAACAAAATTCTCGTCAAATATCCATCAATATTTTTTAATTTACTAACCTCACCATTTTCACTGATTCTAATTGGGTCAGATAAACTAAAGTTTTCGATGACAGATAATATCTTGTTTATTATATAGGGAGTGTAATAACTACAATGAACCGTTGCTTCTCCAAACTGATAGAACTCAAACAATTGCATGTCAGGCAATTCGTTAGTGATCACCATGTCATGATCCACCACTATATGTGGGCAATTTCTCTTGGAAATAAGTTTCCAAACCTCTACGTGAGAATAGTAAACTGATTTTGCGGTATCTGATATAACTCTATTATAAAACTTACCGTCCGATCCTTTCAACGGTTTGTAACGTTCACTCGGTTCTGTAAGTTTCAGTCCAAGATCTATAGCCTGTTTAGATATATACTCTAATTTGTGTGGCAATAGTTCATTACCAAAATCCAAATAATTATACTTTTCCAAATCATTTGGTGTTATTGCATCAAAAAACTCAGTTACGTAACCAAACTTTTCCCAAGAATCTCTGGTTATCTTTGAAAGTTTATCGGATTTTGGATCGTTCTTGTCACGTATAATGATTACTGGTAAAGTCATATGTTTTCAACATGTTCCCACAAAGCAAAGATACCATCAATATTAACATAGTCTCTTTTTTGACAAAGTATTTCATGCCACTCATCTTTATTAATTGGTTGATCTGTACTCACACCATCCATATCACTTTTTTTAAAAATTATACAATCATCACACACTATTCCTTCACTAACCATACTATCAATAACGCAGTAGTGACCACTATTAATTATTTTGCGTGTTGTTCGCTTGTCTCCCTTATTTGCTTGTAATCCTATTCCTACTACTCGATCTTTCGCTAACTTCATAATATCATTGTTTATTAAACTACTATCGCAAGCTCCAGAATAGAGATCCCATCTAGTCTTCACATAATAATCATAAAGTTTTGGGATTCTTTCCCACTGTTTTGCAAAACTAATACGTTGCGAAATATTAGAATTAATATTTACTGAGTCGGGAAGTGGAACGAACTTAACATTTGTGATATGATGAATCTGAAATTTTTTAACAATCTCTCTTTGTTCTGGTGTGTCCCATGTCTGCCAGTATATGTCACAATTTTTGAAATTAACTTTTATATTCCAAATAGTTTCCATTACGGCGGGCGTTTTCGTAGCCGAAAAATTAGGAATGTGACCATTAACCATGACTGCAATTTTATTCTTTACCTTTACATGATTGTGATGATCGATCAACCCTGGCATATTATTTCTTTGGACAATTATGTAAGGATTATCTAGGTTATAAGAATCTTCAAAATGTTTGACAAAATCATTCAAATGTATATTTTTTTTAGCAAACCTTTTCATGAAATTATCCGACATGACTGTTTTACTGAATAATTTTTTGTATTCAGCTAATATCATATAACGTAAGATCGTGGTTATCCAACCATCAGCATTCTGAAGTCCGTGGGCATAACCTACTACCTTTGAAAAATTTCTAGGTCTTGTCTTGATCCCCAAACTAAATCTTTTAACAAACCACAAAATCCTGTTAACCATCGATGGGTGCCAGTAAGCCCCTCTTAAAATGCAATGACTGATCTGAATATATTGATATAGTTTATAGTTTAAATCTTCAGGATTTTTTAATATCATACCATCATGTTCTACAATAAAATGTGGTTTTTTTCTTTCTTCCACTAACTTCAAAGCTTCAATGTGAGAATAGTAAACAGCCTTTTCAGTTTGACTTATTTTTCTACAATACCAATTTTCTTTATAATCTGATACTAAACCATTTTTTAAAGGAGCGTAACAATTGGTGGAATTTGATTTTCTTCTATATTGGGATCTGTTTGGTAATATCTCATCACCAAAATCTAAATAATTATATCGATCTGGGGAACGATCAATATCTTTGGGAGTTATGGCATCAAAAAATTCTGTCTTGTATCCGAATCTTTTCCAACTCCTAGCAGTTTGTTTAGCAATACTTTCTGAACTAGGAACCCCTTTATTACGTATAATAATTACTTTTGGTTTATCGGTAGTCATCTAGATCAAACTCAGTTCCGTGCATTTTCATTAAGTCTCGTTCGTGGTTAGTATACACTAAAACTTCAGGATCGTCAAGCAAAAAATCACATGATTTACAATAATCAGGATAATCCCCTGTGGTATGTTGATCACGTAACTCTGTGTACTCAGGCCCATCCCAGATCTCTTTGATAGTATTCTCGGACGTATGACCCAGTACTGCCTCTTCGTCTTGTCCCAGTACTTGACAACAAGGTGCAACCGCACCAGTCTTACCATCAAGTCCACCTGCCCGAATCACAACGTCAGGTGAGAATGGACGACCACATGTCTTGGTCTTACCTTTACGTGTATTCTGTTTTGGGTCATAGACACCAGACCAGTTGTGCATCTTCCAGATCTCGGTCTTCACCCCCAGATCATCTACCAACTTAACATACGACTCAAGTTCATTATCTACATTGTCATTGTCGGTAATTAGATGGTAGGTCGCCACAACACAATCAGAACCAGTCTCTTCTACATACTCTTGCATCTCACGTATGTTCTTGGTGATCAGGTCGAAGTTACCGCCTACGGTATTGTGCATCCATTCGTTATACTTCTCCTTGTTGTATCCAATAAAAGAGAAACGATAGAAGTCTAGACCAGCGTCTACACACTTCTTCATGAAGTCGCCTTCCATACGGAAACCGTTAGAGAACATGAAACACTTGGCGCCATACTTCTTAACGATCTTAATGTACTCAGGTAGGTTACGATTCAGTGTAGGTTCACCACTCCCCTCTAGATTGACAACACGTAATCCATGTTGAGCGCAATCACGAACATTGTCTTCAAACTCTAACAAGTTCATCTTGCGTAGGAAACGTTTGTCTCTACCACCAGTACGCACGTCCTGTGGACACATCGTACAAGAGTAGTTACACCCTCCATTGATTTCGATTACCGCTCTATCTATATTCATTTTTTCTTTTTCTTCCTTTTTGGAAGCTCTCTGTGATCTTTGTCTAAAAGTGTAGGGCCTTTCTTAGGTTTTCTCCAGAATGAAATCATGTGTGACAGAGATTTAAATTTACGGAAACCTTTCACCATTTTTTTATTTTGCATACTTAGTTTTTTTGTTTCACCTAAAAAATTCGCTAAATTCTTTTGGGTTTCAACAGTCTTCCAAATATTAGGATTTTTTCTATAAGAATGACTAAGTATCGCACATACACTATTAGGTGTATGATATTTAGTTATGGGCGATGATGAGACAATAGACATAGGAATACAAAGGTTTCTAGCTACGTAGTGCCACATACCATCGTAACTTAGACTTAGTCTACATGTTTGTAAGTGAAACATCGCTTCTCTTATTGGTGTTCTGTAAGTAAGTTCAACTACGTGTAATCCCGCTTGGCGGAGTTTAGTTATTATAACATCCCAATCACTATTTGTCAACTTTCTTTTCCAACTTCTTGCAATTTCAGCGTTATGTAAAGGTCTCCATATAACAACCTTATTATTAATATATTTTGTTTTAACTAACTTCAGATCAATATATTTCTTATTAGAAGTAAGATCGAGATCAAACGCCCATAAATTTGGTGGAGGTTTCGCATCATTGTGATAGAAATGATTCTCAAATTCATATCGGTTCTTATCTTTTATTTCGAGTAACTCTTTTTCATAATAAAAATCGCCCCGATGATTAAATTCATGAGAAATGGTCACTTGATCTCTGTGTAGATAGAATTTGTGGATGTATTGCATTCTATCCACGATAGTCTCTTCTTCTTCGAAGTGATGCAAGTAGTCAACATCGTGATCCCAATGCATTATAAGTTTTATTTTATATCCTGTATGCCACGCATAATGATGGGCGCAATTAAGCGCCATCATACAATCACCTAATCCAATGGTTCCACGCCATTTGACCGTCAGGGTTTTTTGTCCCATCTATTACTTTTTCTTACCGAAGTTTTGCGTACCAAAGAATGCAGCAACGATACCAGCAACAGCAACAAAGTATGTTGGAGCCATGTCACCTAGTGTTTTTTGTGCTTGATCTAGACCAATCAAAGATGCGGTCACTACTGCGAATGGATATAACAACAATCCACCTAGAGCAAACCACGTCATGTTGCGTTGTGCATCACGCATAGCATCTGCATCCTCTAGTTCTTTACGTTTGAACTCTAGATACAGTCTTTCTTCTTCTTCGCTTACCTTTCCGTCACCGTTTGAATCGGCAGGATGAAACATAGTTTCTTTCTTTTCTTCTTCGCTCATTTAAAATACCTTTACTTTATATTTTTGTTCCCACAACCTAGCATCATGTTCGTTATTCACCATAGGTCGTCCCCTAATGTTGAGACTAGTATTTAGTAACATCGGAACTCCTGTTCTTTCGTAGTACTCTTCAATCACTTTGCGAAATACAGACTGACAGTCTTTCTTCACTATCTGTACTCGTGCGGTTCCGTCTACATGCGTGACAGACTTGTAGTCGTGGAGTGCCTTAGATGTGTACTGCATGTATTCATTCATAGGCCCTTCAAAGTATTGATCTGCATACTCTTCTAAAATAGCAGGGGCGAATGGACGATACTTCTGTCTCTGTTTGATAGTGTTCACAGTATCCTTTACATCATAACGAACATCTGCGATTAGAGATCGGTTACCTAACGCACGAGGCCCAAACTCTGCCCTACCGTTCGCCAGACCGCATACTTTGTGTTCTAAGAGGTGATCGACTACTTCCTTGGGGTTTACTTCTCGATCAATATTATAACCAAGGTAAGGAGTCCATATGAGTTGATCTTTTCCTGTATGTTGACTCCATGAATGAGCTGCACATCCTAACGAAGAACCAGCATCTGTAGGCGATACTGCAATATGTACCTCATCGAATAGTTCAGGCAGTCTTGAATTGATAACAACATTCTGGGCGCATCCTCCAGAGTAGACGAGTTTACTACCGTGTTTACGTGCCTCTTTCATGATATCCATTATCGCATACTCAGCGAATGATTGGACACTGGCCGCAATAACAGCGTGTTCAACGCCAGATTCAACTAACTCGTCTAGGTATCGAGTCATGTACATACGATCTTCGTCAGGTTGTTCGATTCTACCATCTATGATTAATCCCGCTTCTACATTTGGATTAATGAGTGGAAAGTCGTCATACCATTTTTTGATATTATTGACAATAGTCTGATCGGGATCTGCATAGGAACTTAAACCCATAACGACATACTCGTCTTCAAGTGGTCTAAGACCCAATGCTTTAGTACAATCCGTATACACCAATCCCACGGATTTAGGGTAGTGATATTCTCGTATGACTTTGAAGTTGTTGTCTAGAATAAGAGCGCATTGATGTTCACCGATGCCATCAATAGATACCATGACCGTGGACTCTCGGTCTTTCCAAGGACGAGTATAGAATGCGCCTGCACAATGTGAGACGTGGTGGGAGTAATATTTATCAGTAGGTGGTTGAAGAGGTGATTCTCTTCCCGACTCTTCATAGAAAGAAAGGTGGTCGGTGTCTTTTTTGTATTCCCATAAGGAAGAAGGTATTATAGGATCGTTCTTCCGTCCACTAAACCTTTCTGCATGTGATGCAAACTCTACCACACCATCTTCATTGATGATCGATAAAGCTGCATCATGATAACCATGAGAATATCCTGTAAATCGCTTAGGCACTTAGCCCTCCAAATAGTTGTAGACCTCCTTCCAGTCTTTCATTAGAGGGAAATCTTTGTTGTCCATGTTATAGGCATGTTCTATTAGTATACTATCTAGACCTAATTTATCACCGACTTCTGCGTTCTCAACCTTGTCTTCAATCCAGACGAAGTTGCTGTCACGGTAAGGTTCTAACGCCTCGTCCTTGTCAGCACCAGTGTCAAGACAAACAACTTTCTCAAACGCAGTCTCACCGAACAACTTCGCAAGGTTTTGTTCTCTCAACTTGGCGGCATGAGGGTCAAGACTTAGACTAGTGATCGCATGAAACACGTAACCATGTTCTTCATGCAGTTTGCGAACGTAGTGTATCGCATCACGCAACGGTGGTAGGAAACCGATCGAAGCGCTCTCATTAAAGTGACGAACCATCTTCTTACTTTCGGCTCGTTCCATATCAAATATTTTATCAACATTGTAGACATCAGGGTCTTTTACATCGTAACCCTTTTGTTCCATCCAAACTTTAAAGGCGTAACCCCAGTTCAAAAGGACACCGTCTACATCGGTCAAGATTATTCTTTCGTGGTCATTTCTCATTTATTCTCCTTAGTTAACATATGTATTATATGTCATTGGGCATAAAAAGTCAAGCGTTTTTACCAACCTTCTTGAAATATTGGAAACTTATCATCATAAAAGAAATCAACCATAGTTGTTTTTTGAGAACCGCCAGTATAGTGCAAAAACTTACTGTGACCAGTGCTGATAGCAGTTTCGTGAGTAAGTTCACCTCTATAATGTATTGGCGTATCGTTCCAACTTTGATCTATAGATTCAATATCGAAATTATGTTTTGTTAACTGTGAGGATATGAATGGTTGATCGTTTGTGATAGACATAGTATGAACTTTTGTGTCTTTTCCTAACATTTTAGGATAACACCAAGGTTGCCAATCGTCAAATACTTTTCTAGCTTTTAGTCTCGCTTCTTTAGTCCAGACAACGACTCCAGTATTCATAATTGTAAGTTTAGAATCGAACTTCTTACCAACACCCAAACTCGGTACAATAGGACAATCATGCATTTCAAATTTTTCGAGATAATCGGACAGTATTTTTTCGTCATAGTCCCACGCATTATAACCACCTTTGCTTACTCGAATATCACTCTCTAGTACACCGTAGACTTCCGCATCGGATACATCGAAGATATTTTCTTTGGTGTTTACGACAATGTCCGCATCAGCAAACAAAACCTTGTCGAACTGGTCAAAGTAAGGATCGTATACGACTCTAAGACATTCGAATAGAGTAGAAAGGGCGCAACCATGTCCTTCAGTAAATACCCTTTCATCCGAGAACATATACTCGCAACCAATCTCTTCAGCATAAATTTCGAATGATTCACGTGATATTGAGGCTACTTCTTGATATAAACTAGAACGATTTCTACCATCTACATCTCCACGTTTATCTACTTGGTCATTTACTACCATGTACTGAAATATTATATTCTTGCTCATTATATGCTCTCTGATCACTCTCAACAGATTTTATTCTGTGTATCTTACCCTGTTTAGAGGATTGTTTATGTTTGTTTCGCTTCTTGTTTTTGGGATCGTGACGTGTATACTTTGCCATGACTACTATTCCGTTATCAGACCAACTTTATATGCGGTCTTACCATTCTCTTTAAGGGCGGTTAACACAGACTTACGGTTCGAATCGGGGTCTACGTAGGACACATGTACCCAACCACTGTCAGGAATACCTACAGTATAGAACTCAAGAATCAGTTGGTCGAAACTTAGATTCTCACGAATCCACTCTGCGACTTCTGCATTGGGTACGCCTGGCACTTCGATATCGACTGCCTCGCCCTTACAGTGTTGACTTCTAGATGATCCACCGACTGCCTTGTTTAACTCAGCGCCACGGTAACCAGAGTTGATTACAGTTGGGCCGAAGTGTTCACGAACAGGTTGAACAACATAGTCGAACAACATCTGTGCAGCTTCTAGATGTTCTTCGTTAGGATTGTTATCCAGACCCAGACGGAGTGCCGTTTGTGATTTGGTAAATTCTGCTAACGTAAAGTTTTTTGATAGTCTCATTAGTTTATCTCTAACATTTCTTTGGTCATTATATAGTCACGCACGAAGTCAGATCTAACAATGTCTGCCCATGTAAACGTAACTACGCTAAACTTAGTCATATGTTCAATGATCTTCAGGAACTTACCGAACCCATTCTTATCCGACTCTTTGGTAAAGTCTGACTGGAGATAGTCTCCACAGAAAATGATTCTACAGTTCTGTCCAATCCTAGTGATAACAGAATCCAGTTCGTGGAATGTGAGGTTCTGCATCTCATCCACAATGATTACTGCATCATTGAACGTTGTCCCTCTTATATAGGACGTAGATAAGAACTCAACGGCATCTTGTTCAACTAACTTGTCATATGCCTTTGTGTCTTGAAATAGTTCGGTACAGATCGCACGGTATGGGCCACTATATGGTTCCATCTTTTCTTCCATTGAACCAGGCAAGAATCCAATCTCACGTGTGGGTACAATGGATCGTGTGATCACGACCTTTTCTAATTGATTGCCTTTATCCAGAACTTGTTCTAACCCCAGATAAAAGGCAGAGAATGTTTTACCTGTACCAGCTGAACCTGTCAGTACAAGATGGTTGTCTTCGTTCCACGCCTTGTAAACTTTCTCTTGGTTTTCGGTTAGTGGTTCGAATGTATGTAGGTCATCTATTCTCAGTTTGAGAGGGGAGGTTTTATCTTTTCTCATGTCTTGATGGTAGCGTCCTTACCAGAACCTTTCTTCATTCTATTCAGATGGTCGTTCCATTCTGATCCCGCCATGGCATGAGCAGACTTGCCGCCCGAAATAAGTTCGGGTGCATGAATGATGTTTTTTAGATGTGGGTTTTCTTCACGGAACGTATCCAGTTCGGATATCTTCATGAATTTATCGAACACTTCGCCAGTGTTCTCGTCTTTAAAAGTATATGTAGGCATAATATTCCATTCTTAATTAAGTAACGAAGTGGGGAACAAGTCCCCACTACGAGATACTTGATCACCTTCCTTATCGAGTAGAGGTACAATCCTCAATTGTTTGATTTAAGAAATTCTCTTTCACCATCAAGCGGTGTGCTTTTCCATCTAGACCCTTTTTCTGCAGCCTTCGAATCTGGTGAGTGAGTTCTCTCTGGTCTTTCTTTAATCTTTCGATTTGGTTTCTCGACATAATACTCCTTATGATTATTATTATAGGAACTTAACTGGTTATTAATTTAGGAAATGCCTCCTGTACAAGTTTCTTGGTTAAAAATTTCACAGGAGATTTTTTCTCCACCATTGACAATACGAGTTCCGCATCTGCTGGATGAATTGATTCCAACATCTCGACAAACTTTCGTTCTCTTTTCCATGCGGGCGTAGAATCCGCCACCGCACCTTTCACAAAGTAACCGAAGTCTCGGTGTTTTTTGTGCAGAGATGATGGGACAGATTCAGGTAAATTTGGGGTGTAAGGTGGACGACCTTTAGGTAGGTTAAATTCCAAAGCATCATCGAATGTGCCTCGGAGTATGTCCAATAGTGCATTTACATCAGAGTACTTCAACAGTACCTCTTTTCTTTTTGCTTTGTTAGTTGCTTTTTCAAACTCTTCGAGTATCTCGAAAACTTCTCGTTTATACATAGTTTACTTCTCATTCACAGTTATTTATAAAATGGGTGACTTTTAGTCTTCATAACAATATATAGTAATCTTCGCAAACTAAAGTCACCCTCGTTAAACTTACTTAGACGATTTCTTAACGCCTGAAGTTGCTTTAACTTGTTTGGTGTATGTTACACCTCTGTAAGTTAGTTCGTAACTCATCGCATTTCTCCTATTCGGATTATACGATTCTTTTAACGCATGAACCAATGCGGATCATTAAAGCAGATCAATCTTGTAATTATTTATACAGATTCGATGTCCACGGCACCAATAATGTATGACCGAGCATCAACTTCTTCGAATCCTTTTTTACCGAGGAACTCGTCAGGCCAGTCTTCAGAATCGTACAGTTCATCGAGAAACTCCTCTTCCTCGTCTGCGCCCATACCTTCAGTTTCGTAGTCGATACCGCAACCGTCATAGGATTCTTCGAACTCGATATCCTCGAACGATTGGAACTCAAAGATCTCATCGTCATCCGCATAGGATGCACTCTCTAACCACTCAACTTCTTCTTCATTCTGTGGACGAATGATATACGAACCATTCCGCATTGTCTCAGATACAGTTACAGAGACATAGTCCCCATCGTCAAAAGATCCCTTAGCGAACACCAACTCTTCGATGAACGATTTTTTACTTGAGGCGAATACTCGGTACTCGCCCCCTACTTCGATACTCATAATTAAGCCGCCTGTTTTAGGTCATCACGAATCGCCTTGACTTCAGCGATTCTGTTAGAAAGATCTTTGGTCTCAACGTTACAAACGTAAGGTTTGTCGTAAGAACCAACGTTGATGTCAATGTAATGCGAACGGTGGAAGTAATCGGTCATGATATCATCTTCGTTGAAGAAGTCATCACCTTCCATCGCAGATTTTAGTTCAGTCAGGAACGAAACAATCTCAGGATATTTCTTGTAAGTATCTTCAATCCAATACTCATTGACATTGACGTAATCGTCTAACTGAATGTAGTAGTTAGGATTGTGATACAACTCACGTTCGATACTATCTAGTCTCGCTTCATTGGAAGCACTCACGATATCTAGATCACTAGACTTGATATTAACAACAAGGGTTGAATGGTGACGAACAGCGATAGACGCTTTAGCATTGTACTTTTTAAGGACTGCTTTGATCGCAGGGGTTAATGCTTTTTTCTTCTCTTGTGATACATAAGCCATAATTTTCTTCTCTCTCTCAATCAATTAGGTAACTATTATCTCATGCTGGGCATGTTTTGTCAAGCGTTTTCTTCAATTAATTACAAGTTTTTTGCAGAGAATCTTGGATACAATCGGAACGGTGCCTGATGATCTAGAGTCTCTGAAAAGATCATTGGTTCTGGAAGCGCACGTTCATCTAACGCATTGAAGAACAACGCCATGTCAACGTCTTCTTCTAACCAGATATACTCTTCGTTGAAGAACGAGTACTCCGAGATCTTGTCGGTGAAATTTAGGTTCTCAGCCAAACGGACTGGAACTTTCAGGTAACTGTGTGACGGATCAGAAACATACGTCACGGCATTTTGGGGATTAGTTGCAAAACTCATTTTGACACCTCACTTAGCAATTTCATAATATGGTAATCTTTCAAAAGTAAATCACGAACACGTTCACGGTCAAGCGAATCACCGTCACCCCACTCAAAGAAGTTCTTGGGACTAGTAACTATTTTGATGTAATCTTGGATAGCGGTCTCTACTTTCGCAACACTAACATCTTCGATGGGATAGATTCCATCGTAAGCGTAAAAAGATAGGACATAGTTGCGGAAGGAAACTAACTGTGGGTTAGATCGCAGGGCAATAACATTAGTAAATGGGGTCATAATTTCTCTCTCAGTTCTCATAATCAATACAAGTATTATACGTCACTGGGCAGAGAATGTCAAGCGTTTTTATGAAATAATTACAACTTTTTTACATTCTTCGAATCTGCGTTGACTGGTCTTGATGCCATAGAAGTCATCATGATTATCGACACTGATTGCCAACCAGAACAAGATGACAAATCTACCTATCACTCAAACCAACTAGGGACTTCACGGTTCGTCCACTTCGCCATGTACTTCTTTTCTTGAATGTAGTACTGACGGTATGCTTGAACAGGATCGTCCTTCTTACACGAATCTGGCATCGCCTGTGCGAACTTTGTGAGGGGTTCTACTTGGTCGATGTTCTTGGGCGAGAACCACAACTGACTACTCAGTTTCTCTTCGGTCATGTGAATCTTGCCGTAACGTCTAGTGTACTCTTTGCACAATTCTTGGAAGTGTTTGTACAACCAACGGTAGTTGCCGTTAGACTTACGTGTCCATATATTGGACGGATGGTTTACGTGGGACGCTTTGTACAAGAGTCGTTCTTCGGCCGCACCGTTCAGTTTCCATCGTTTGATCTTACGACCGTTCTTAGTCTTGTCATAGTACTCAGTGCCATCCAATACACGATGTGCGGTAGACATCAATTGGGCGTACTCTACGATCATTTTTACGACATGTTTGTCACACATCATCTGTGCTGCTTTCACTGGATCATTATCTAGGTGGAATATATTCATTTTAAATCACTGTATACCAATCGTCTAAATTCATCAATTACAAAGGCATGGTTCGCCTGATATGTGAAGTGTTTCAACTCCTTATCAAATACATCATCGCCTTTGGGGTTGGTTCCCTCGTAGGAATGTTTTACAAATCCTTCGGTGTCATCAACCTCTGTACATGTCAAAACATATCCGTCATGGATATCGATAATCTCCCATCGTTGAAGACGTGAGAGATATTGTTCTCTTGACACTTTCTTTTTTGCCATTAATAGTTCCCTTCTCGGATTGCTTGCATTACTTCGAACACTTGACTAGGATCAAATCCTTGAGTCTGTAACGATGCCTGTAGTCCAGACCAATCTGGATGTCGTGGCATGTGAATGAACTGGTGCGCCAAGTTTGCGACTAATTGTGGTGATATCTCAAACATTATCAATACCTCGTTTATTTATACTCCAAAGTCCCCATCCCATGATCAACACACCAATCAGTAGTTTGACAAGAAGGGGTAAGAATGGTTGGGGTTCTCCCATCCCAGTCATGATGTCATCGTGTCCGATGGCACTGAACAGAATAAAGAAACCTATTGCGACTCTAAACATATCTAAACCTCGTATGGATATAAGTGATATTTATAAAAACTTTGATCTTCTGCCCACTCTCGAGCATCTTCTTCGGTAACGAATGATTGTTTCCACATCTCTTGTTCTTTAGTCTCAGATTCAATCACAACATACCATATTACATCTTTCACGTTTTACTCTCCAAATAATCTCTAGTAGATATCAATTCTTCTAACACTTCAGGATACTTCATAGCCATAGAACGAAGCATGGAATCGTAATATCCCTCACGGTAGGCATAGGAATCGTTTTGTTTCTCAAGGAGGTCACGAACGTCATTCATAATATCATTAACAGTCATAGGATTCTCTCTCATCAATTAAGTAAACATTATAGTACATTGGGCAGGAAATGTCAAGCGGAAAGTTCAATCTCTTCCGCTATCTCATCAAACAGTTTATAGTACATATCAACAGTATCACGTACTGGATTGAGGCGCATGTAAGTATCAGCGTCAACAAAGTTCCAGTTGATATCGTTATTAGGGAAACGATTCTCTGGATCAGCAACCGCTTCAAGCATGTAGGATTGGATAACACGTTTTAAGTCTTGCATAATATATCTCTCTATTAAAGTAATTTACAAATGAAGTTTGGATTGTTCCAGAACTCATTAACGTCAGAGTAAAGGACAACAGTCTCTTCGTTCTCATACAAGTCACGTAGAGCAAAGACAAATTTGGATAAAGAAGAAACAGACTCATCACGAGCCTCATTCAAACGGACATAAGTGTTTTCAATTGCAGACATCGGTAACGTATTTCGCATAATTTCTCTCTCAGTTCTCATAATCAATACAAGTATTATACGGTACTGGGCAAAGAAAGTCAAGCGTTTTTTTAAATTATTTTACGATCTATTGTGCCAAGGTTCTGCTTTTCGGGTGGGTTCTTTCTTCAGGTCAGCAGGTAGGTGTTTACCGTGGATCTTACACCCGATAAACGCATTGTAGTAGTCATCACGCAATAGAACATCGTGATCGAATTGATACTTGGTTTCGAAATAGGAACACTCACCTTTGGTACGACACAATCTAAGTATCTTACGGCTAAAGGATGCTTCTCCTCGTTCCATTAGTAGTTTGACTTCTGCCGATGATCCGTAATACTTCATCCAGTCAGATTGGACTCTTGTTCGTTTACGTCTCTTTCTTGCTTTTGTAACAGGCAGAACTTTGGGTTTCCAGAAGAACTTCTTACCGATGTACTTCATACCAGTAGTTTCTTCGGTCAATAGGTAAACGAATCCTTGATAGTCTTCTAAAAAGGATTCGTCTGGTGTAAATTCTTTGTCTTCATAATACCAAGTCATACAGGTATATATTATTCTTGTAAGTCTTCAGCCTCAACTGGTGACCCACACATAGGACAGAATTGCGGAGTCTCTCCAGACTCCGTTTCTTCCGATACCACAGTTATACAATCACATACTCCGCAGACTAATTCAAACATCGTCAGTCCTTTTAAAAAACATATTGAATTCTTTATTTTTGTTTGTGTTTGACATACTCGTTATCTGGAATTTATTTTCTTCTAAAAATGTTTTACAGTCTTCTATCAAATTATCACAATTCTTATACAAGTCCATTTCAGGAGTAACCACTTCAATCACTCCGCCTTCTAGTAACTCGATTTTTTCACCGAAACTTTTCAGGACATTTAGATCCGTACCTTGGGCGTCACAATGTAACCATTTTATTTTACCATCAAAGTTTATTGAGTCTAGATACGTATCTATTCTGATAGTCTTAACCTCATAAGTATTTCTCACATTAAAACCACCTGATCGACTCAATTCTAGAAGACTACTACCACCATAGTTAGAAGAAACATCAGGATTATTGTTACCTGCTATCTGATTAAATTTTCTTTTACCGTTAACAAGGTCGATTGCACAGTTTGATATATTTATCATTTCATTGTTTTTATAACGATTGGTCACATAGTCATAGAGTTCAGGTACAGGTTCAAAACCATGTACTCCAACACCATACTTTCTAGAAAGTTTTCCTGTATCTTGACCTCTGTTACAACCAACTTCAATAACGATATCGGTCATTATGCGACCTCGGTCTCAAACATTTCGTCCCAACCCCATTCGCCTTCCATTCCGTTTACAGAATATTCGGTTACTCGTTTCTCAAAGAAGTTGTCATGAGATGCGCCATTCAGTACCCAGTCCAACCAAGGTAGTGGATTGTCCTTAACACCGAACTTAGGTTTCATACCCAGTTGCAACAAACGTCTGTCTGCAATGTGACGGATGTACTGTTTCACATCTGTCTCCGATAGACCTTCGATGTCTCCAGACTTATATGCAAGTTTGATGAATCGATCTTCTAACTTGACAGCGTTCCTCGCCATCTCGTAGATCTTTGACTTCAACTCATCGTTTACGATACGAGGATGCTCTTCACAGAACTCACGGAACAACTTAGAGTTGCCCTGTACGTGCATGGTCTCGTCTCGGATTGACCACTCAACGATTGTACCCATACCTTTCATCTTACCGAAACGTTGGAAGTTCAACAACATTACAAATGATGCGAATAGAGACATACCTTCATTGAATACAGATTGTGCAAGTACAAGTGCAAGTCCAGTATGAGAATGAATGTCGCCCTCTTTCATGAAGTCGATCTTGTCAGCCATCTCCTTGTACTCAAGGAATGCATGGTGTTCTTCGTCAGGTAAACCCAGAGTGTCGTTCAACAATGCATAGGCACGTTGGTGTACACCTTCTCGGTTTGCGAACGATGATAACATGTTACGGATCTCGTTGTTCTTGAACTTAGGGATCAGTAACTCGTGGTAGTTCTCCCCTACCTGTACGTCCGACTGCGTGAACAATCGTAGTACTTGAGTGATGAACTCTTTCTCTTGTTCAGAGAGTTTTGTTCTCCAGTCTTGGATATCTTCTGAGAGTTCTGCCTCGTCTTCTACCCAATGGATCTCTTCGTGTTTCTTTGTCAGTTCTACTGCCCACGGAAACTTGAATGGTTTGTAAGTTTTGCTAAATTCTAGTAATGCCATTTATTCCTCTAATTTTCTCTTGATGTACGGCGCCAATGTCTTGGCAATTAATTTATTACCCTCGTCTGTTGGATGTAAACACCATGTGAGGGTCTCTTGGTGTTTGTCTTTACGAAAATCTTCTTTGTATCGTCTTAGTTTAATTATGTTTATATTATCTAATCGATCTTTGTTCAACCAATTGTTAGAGAGTATATCTAACATGGTGTTGTTTGGCAAATGGGGTTCTATCCAATTTTCTTTTGCTCTTCCAAATTGAAAATCGATATTACTTATAATCGGTCTGCCGTTATCTTGATTAAATAACTGTTTATGTAAAAACCAATCATTTGTGACACTACTTGTCATCAGGTATGGTATAGATTTATCTTCACATAACATTCTACATGATTGCATGGATTGTTCAAACCACATTCTACCTAATGCTGGATTTCTATACCTACGTTCTGGGTCATCTTGGTTTGCACTCCAAGCACTTGTTATGTATTGCCATGTATTAAAGTTCTGACCGTCCTTATGTATTGGGTTAACAATTGTTCCTCTATTACACTCTGTCCAAACAAATAACACTAGAAAATCTGATCGGTCTTTCCGAGCCCACCTAAAAAAAGAATTAGCTATACTTTGGTTACTTGCGCCACCTTTTCCGTAGTTGTGAACTTCGACACCGAGTTCTTTCTCTAACCAGTAACAGATATTATAATCAGTAATTTCGATGTCCGTTTGAGAAATTCTTCTAGCTCCCTCCACGAAACTATCGCCAAAGACAGCTATCTTTTTCATAAATTAATTTTTATCCCAGTCAACTTTCTGGAACCACTCCTTAAACAAATACTCAGCATATAATCGATGAGCATCTTCGCCTGGATGTCCTTGAGGACATTCAATGAGATCGCTTTTACGTTCAAACGTTTTGATATCTTCCCCAATATTAGTCATCCCTATTCTATGATGATGAGGAAGACTTCTCATGGTTTTTTTCAAATACATTTTAAATTGGTCATACCTTTCATCATTTTCAGCTAGACAACTGACAACATATTTCCAGTTGATGGGATGAAAAATACTTTGGACTAATTTTATACCTCTTGACTCAGCTATCAATTTCATAGCGACCATACAACTAAGACCACGCATAAGTGATGATTTTTTATAACCTTCACGTTCATACATTTTAGTAACATCGCCTCTAAGAGGTGGTTTCAAACTGTATATCCTCTCTTTTGAAACTTGAGACATACAATCTTGTCGTGTCAATCTAAATTTCTTTTCTTCTTCGGGTGACAATGGTTCCGCAAATTCTTCTCTTCCCCAATATGACCAAAGTATTACCATATGAGTGACTTCATCACCTTTAGGTGAATTCAAGTAATCTACAATGTCTCTAAATATTTTTTGATTCCCATTGCCTGGAATTGCCAGATTTTTATAAGGAACATCTAAATGATCAGCAAGTTTTGCGACAACTGTCTTTTCGTGGTGACTGTTATCTATGAATCCTTCTAGTTCA